CTTCCGGGACGCCCCGTGATTTCACTTTTTAATGACATCTAAGGCACTGACCCTCAATGTAGATTGGGGGAACCCATACACATTCAACAGTCTACGCAGCGAGATATGGCAGACGCCTGGCGCTACGAAGAGCACTACGCCGACACGGACACTTACCACGACTGCGTGGAAGACCTCGACCTGGCAACGCTGCGCGACGTCATCAAGGACCTCGACGGCGCCGTGGACCAAGTCCGGTCACGGTGCGACGGACTCATGTGTTCGCGACTCGCTGAGGAATTCACCGAGTATCCGCAGTGTCCACCGCCGTCTCCTCTGCCGTCGCCACCATCTTCGCCACCCCCAGAGTTCGAGTTGGTGTCTTACGACCCGTGGGACAACACGCACCTCTGGGTAGTCCTACCGGCGGCGGTTTTCGCAGCGGCAGTGGTGTTCGACGACATGACCCCCGTGGTGCTCTTCGAGGACTTCGAGGCGCGGCGCAACGCGGGCAAGGCAGCGGCAAAGGCGGCGCGCAAGGCAGCGAAGAAACGTTTGATGTAAGTTTGACGGCAGCGCTCCTTAGGGAGCGCATAAGACCAGTGGGGGAACCCATATACATTCAACTAGCGACCATGGACACGCTCTCGAGTGCCTTGCTCCAGAAGATCGTCGACAAGCTCAAGATGGACCCCGAGACGCTTTGCGCCGTTGCGAAGGTGTCTAAGGGCTTCAACGATTGTGTCGACCCCAGCGAGATATGGTACTGCACCTACCATCCGTTCTGCCACAAGTGCTGCTTGTGCCACAACGGTCCGGTGAGTTGGTGCAAGTAAAAGTTTCACGGCATCCACCCTTCGGGGTGGTGTAAGTCCACGCTCAGTGCGATTTCTCGATTGCATAAAATTACAATGTCTAAGGCACGGTCCCCTGGCTTTGATTGGGGGAACCCATACACATTCAAACAGCGACACATCGACCGATGGCCTTCTGCTCTGGCGACACGATTATGCCGGGACTTCACTATTCCATGGACACCGCTGCTGCTGCCTTCGCCGCCACAATGATGCGCGTGAAGCGCTTGCGACGGCAGCGTGCTGTCGGAAATTGGAACTCTGTGCTCGCCAAGATGGAGCACAAGGAGAAGTTCAAGACCGTTCTCGGGGACATCCACCAGTGTGGATTTGAGGCCGGAGTCACGATGCGTCAGCAACTTTCCGACTTTCTTGCGTGGTACGACGATTGGGCATACTGTTGCCCAAGGACTCAAGAGGAGCAAGACATCGAGTCGTTGTTGTACGGCACGATGGTCGGCTACGACAATGTGTACCTGCGCGACTGGAACGAAGCTCTTGCGAGGCCTTACGCCAAGTGGAAGCCTCCCGTGTTGCACCCATTCTGCCACAAGTGCGCATTGTACCACGGTCGCGTCACCTGGTGCAACTAAACCCAAAACCAAAAACAGCATGACGGCAGCGCTCCTTAGGGAGCGCATAAGTCCTATTCGAGATACCTTTGGAGATGAACTGCTACTACGAAGTATACCAACTCGAACCGAAGCGCGTACACATTCCTTACTGCGTGCCCGGCAAGAGGACCGAATCCGATGCAGCCGAGTACATGTCGTCTCTGTGTGAAATCGGGTGGGCGCTCAACAAGCGAGTCATGTTCGGTGTTGTCAAGTTCACTGAAGACCAACGCGTTGAGTACCTCGGTCGTGAAGCTTGGTGGAATCCTGTGTCACAGAATTGCTTACACCCAGCAATTCTTCAGGAGCTTCGCGAAACCTTCCTTGTGGATTCGTACAAGACCGATGAATCCGACACTGTAAGCGACGAGCTGCTCGATGCTATTCTGAGCTTCATCCCAGAGTACACCCCTGCACAGCTAGTGGGTACTATTGAAGCGCTCAAGGAGAACTTCGAGGCCGACCGGCGAGCGTTCGAACAGGCATGGTATGCGAGGGATGACATTGATGCATTGGCAGATGCATTGGGAAAGGGTGTCACTTTTTAAAAACACAAAAAAAACAGCATGACGGCAGCGCTCCTTAGGGAGCGTGTAAGTCCACGCTGAAATTTTATCCTTAATTGCTAAATTTAATTAAGCCTAAGGCACAGACTGATGCTTTAGATTGAGGAAACCAAAGTATTGAAATGCTGTTTCAAGATGCTCTGTTCATGATCTTTATCACTTTCTTTATTTCCATGCCAGCACTGTTGGTGGCCACAATCGACATTTTACTTGGACCACCTGTGTTGCTGACAACTCTCTACCTGTTTTCATACGGTTTATTCAGACTTCATGAAGACGATGCTCGCCACTACTTGGAGCACTACGAGTAAATCTTCGATTGACGCGGCAGCACCCCTCGGGGTGCATAAGACCACGTGAGGAAACCCATACAATATGGACAAGCTCTCGGACGATCTGCTACGAGCGATTTTCCAAGAACTGGACGCAGTGACGCTTTTGACGTTGTCTCGGGTGTCTAAGGAATTTCAGTTTGCCGCCGATTCCGATTCCGCGTGGAAATACGTGCACGGTTTCACGAGGACAAAGTCTATGACCTTAATCACTGAGTCCAAGCGCCGCATTCGCGAATTAGGCGACCTGCTCTGGGTAGCGAGGCGAGCCGAGCTGAAAGCTGGCGAAATCTTCTTCAGAGCGCCGTCCAGCGACTGGGCGGTCTCAGAACAGAAACGTCTTGATTTGACGAATGCTCACCGGCTATGGAAAGACACAACGGGAAGCCTCGACAAAGCAACGAGAGACCTTAGTGTAGCACTTCAGATGTTGCGAGTTCCGCGTGCTATGCGCCTTGATGCCGCACGCACAAGGAATGAGTATTACGCGGAGTTGAAGAAGGCTCAGCGCATGAAGCTCGATGTCTCGGCTACAGACGCAGCAAGGTCCCGTCTCACGAAAATAAACCAGGATGTAGCCTTGTTGGTCGACGAGAAGGCACTTGGTACTCAAATGACTTTCTGGTGGGTAGCGACTTGCTGTGCTCGCTCTATTTGGGCAAACCCCGATGAACCACTTATTATGACAGACTGAATTAAGACGCGGCAGCACCCTTCGGGGTGCATAAGTCCACGCGACTATTTTACACGATGGAAAATCGCTTCTACAACCTTCCGGAAGACATCCAGCTCAAAATTTTTTTACACGCCCGTGCCATGTTACTTGCTCAGGTTCACATTGAGTTATGGACCAATAGGTACGACCTGTGGTCTTGCAATGGGCTTATAGCGTTCGTGGACATCCGTAGAGAATCTGCTGATTTCTGTAAAGAAGTAGATTCAGACGATTCTTACAGCGTCTGTGATGGCGAGTGTTGCGTCAAGGATGAGAGCATCTGGTGGAGTTCCAGATAGAATTTTAATGGCAGCTCCCCTCGGGGTGTAATAAGTCCACAACATTTTGATTCTTAATTGCTTAAATTAACGATGACTAAGAATAGTTATACTTATTTGAATGATATTCCAATTTTCAGACTTCGATTATGGTCGCCGACGCTCTTCTTATCACTGTGCTGCTTTCCGTTCCTGCTACCCTGACTTGTATTTCCGTACATTTTTACTACTTGTTGGGACTTAACAAGAAGGAGGAAATACATGTACGCGCGTGGTGCAACGACTAAATCTTATTTTACGCGGCAGCGCCCTTCGGGGTGCATAAGTCCACGCGGGGAAAACCTTACAAATATGGATACTCTTCCTCAAGATCTTCTTCTCAAGACATTCAAGGAACTCGACCCGATTAGTCTCTGTAGACTGGCTCAGGTGTCTAAGGCATTTCGAGTTCCTGCCGAATCAGACGAAGTTTGGCTGGTCGCTCACGGTTGGCAAAAGACATTTTCCAGAACGCTCGAGCTGTGGCTCTCGACTCGCGTGGATCACGAAACGCGATATCTCAATGAGTTGGATACCGGAGTCGGTAGTCTTACCGCCCATGTTTCTTTAAGATGTGCGGAAGTCGTTGAAGCACGCGACTCGATGTCTCGGGCACTCGATAGACTTACCACACAATTCTCGAACGTCTCGCCTCGCGCTTTACAAGGCAATATCTACACAGAGCCCCGGTTAACTACGCACTGGGGAATAGAGCGCAAAAGATTCGACCGAGCTCTGCGGAATCGCAGATCTGCTCAAGATGCACTCGATGCCATGATGGAGCAGTTTAGAAAAGCCGAGCGTTTAGCGATTGCTACTCGTCTTGAACTGCATCTACTAAAGCATTCGCTGAGTACACCGTTAGCCCTTCGTACGTGGCTTGCCACGGAGATTCAGTGGCGAGGTGCTCATATTAGGTGGACATATCAAGACACTCCTGAAAATTCTTCGGAGGCTTATAGATTAGAAAGCGTACTTTATTTCGCACTAAGACTGGAATAAAGTAAGTTTTATGGCAACACCCTTCGGGGTGGCGTAAGTCCATTTATCGATTTATTGATTTATTATTTTATTATATTTACTATTTAATAAATGGATAGATTTTACTATACAGTGTACGACCCTAATAGTAAAGCACTAGCTCTAAGAGAATTTGAAGATAATCTAATCAGTAATTTTCTTACAAAATCGAGAACAATGACTAATATAAATGATATGCATGTTTTATTCGATTCTGTATGGTACGCTATAGACGAATTATCAGAATATTCTTCATCGGATCACGTTGAACGTTTACAAAAACACGTAGCCAATAAATGGATAGAGAGACTCATACAATTATATACACCTCAAGAATACTATCAACTTATAACAATTAGATTATCCAACCCAGCCGCAGTAAGACGGGACCTACAACGCGCGTTAAATAATCGTTCCGGTCCTCTTCGGTCTTTGGAGGTTGCTGGTCTAGAACATTTATTAAATCTTATCCAGATTCAAGCAAATATGCCTGCTAGAAACCCTGTTACACCCGACGAGGAAGCAATGTTTGGAAAATGTTGGGAGGGTTATAAGAAAATAGGAATGAAAAACAAGTCTGGAAGACGAGTTCCAAATTGCGTAAGAAAATAAAACGAAGACTCGTGAAAACTCTTCGGATGTAGCGTTTATCGATTTATTATATTTACTATAAGTAAAATGGACAGGGATACAATATATAATCCTAATAGTCAAGCGCTAGCTCTAAGAGCATTCGAAGATAGTCTAATTTTCGAGTTTGTTACAAACTTGAGAACTATGAATCGCGGTGCTATACAAGATTTATTCGAGTCTGTATGGTACGCTATAGACACATTATCAGGATATTCACCTTCCGACCGTGTTGAACGTTTGCAAAAACATGTAGCCAATAAATACGTAGAGAGAATCATACAATTATCTACACCCCAAAATTATTTTAACCTTGTAACAGCTAGATTATCCAATCCGGAAAGACTAAGACAAGACCTTCTACGCGCTTTAAATCAATCTTCCAGTCCTATTCGATCTTTTGAGGTTAGTTTTCTCGAATATTTATTAAATATTATACAGATTCGAGAGAATATGCCTGCCAAAAATCCTTTTATGTCTAGAGACGAGGAAGCAATGTTTGGAACTTGTTGGGAGGGTTATAAGAAGATGGGAATGAAAAACAAGTCTGGAAGACGAGTTCCAAATTGCGTAAGAAAATAAATTATTGCTAAAATTTATTATGTCTAAGATTTAATTTTTATAGTTTAATGACGGTAATCCACCAATGGACTCTCTCTCTATCGATTTGCTTCGCGCGATTTTTCAGGAACTCGACGCCGTGATGCTTTGCAGACTTGCCAAGGTGTCTAAGGACTTCCGTGTCGCCGCCGACGAAGACTGCGTCTGGAACGCCGCACACGGCTTCACCAAGGGGAAGTCCTTAGAAATCCTTTTGGAGCTCGGTACTCTCTCGGGTTCAAAGGACGACGAGTGTATGGCTGCTGCTTTTGTTGCGAGCAACTCCGAATATGAAGGAAGCAGCGAGGATGATACCGACGATGCAATCAGCCGTCGAGACCGCGCTTATGAAGCCTGGGACAAACTTCAGCAAGAGCGACACGTTGTCCAGCGGATGCACGCTATAGCATATCGCATGCTGCGCGTACCCAAAAAACTTCGAGTAGTTGCTGCCGATGCTCTAGTTCACTATTACAAAGTGACACAATGCATCGATTTCATACTCAAGGGAGTCCCACAGTGCAGCGACGACGACGCATTCGCATCTGCTTACCGCGACCTCAACCTCAAGCGAACCGAGGCAGAGCATGCTCTCATCGTTGCCGACGTCAACGTAAGGAATTGGGAGAATTCCTTCTCCAAATGCGGATGTGTAAGCTACTCCTCGACTTACACGCCCGCCTTCTGCTGCACACAGCAACCGTGGGGAACATCTCCGCCTCTCGAGAATCTCGAGCAGTCTTGGATGTACGAGTAAATTTTTACGGCAGCACCCCTCGGGGTGTAGTAAGTCCGTTTTTTTTAATAAAAGCCCTTAGATTGCTAAAATATACAAACCTTAAGACTCAATGCTAAATTTTAAGATGAGATAATCAAAGATGTTCAGCAACCGTGACGTCAAGCGTGTTCGCGATGAGCTTCTCCGTGATGCTCCTTATGCTGAGACATACGAAGACTACGAAGACCCGCCTATGGCTCCGCCGATTCCAAAGCGCCAGTCAGGCACGACTGGATCTCCGTTGCGCCCAAGGTCTCCGGACGGCGTGTCGTTGCTTCCGCGCCTCGACCAACCTCCTTTTCGGGAAGACCTGAGCATCGTCTGTAACTGGCACGCAGATACTGAGCGTCCCGATCCAGACGCTCTGAACTGGACTACTCAGGCCGAGCACGCGGAAATCGTGCGGTCGTATTACGAGGCTCAGGCTAAGAATCCGAACGTAGTGCTTCCTGTGCCAATCACGCGGCAGAATGGAGAACTGCGTCCATGTACTGCGCCGTACCCAGTAGCTCAGCAGACTCCGGTGGTTCAGCAAGTGCCCATGACTACTCGCTGGAGCGACGACGCGATGTGAGATTGAATTCATTTTTTGAAAACCCCTAAAAATACCATGGCATGAACCGGCAGCACCCTTCGGGGTGTATAAGTCCACGCCGGAAATTGTTAATTAATTGCTAAAATTAATTATATCTAAGACAATCATTGTTACTTTAGATTGAAGAAAGCCTATAGATTCACAAAGCCATGATGCACTCCTTTGGATACATTTGGAACCGCGCCATGACCATCGCTCCCGTCGATGATACAAGCGTCATTTCATTTAAGCCTCTCTCCGAAGATGAAAGCGAACGTGCTTACCTCGCACAACAAGAGCTTGAGCGCAAGGCTTACGAAGCAAGGCTTATTCGCGAGTTCGAGGAAAACAAGCTCATAATCGCACAACTCGAAAAGCAGCTCGTTGAGTTGATCGGGGGTACACCGACTGGAACTCCTTACAAGTCAAAGGAGGAAAAGCGTGATGCGAGGATTGCTAGGCGGGCTACTCGTGGGGGGCTACAATACCTAGAGAAGCGCTTTGTCGGGTTTGTGTAAGTGTAAGTGTGCGGCGGTTCTATGGTTAAAACTCCAAAAAAACAGCATGGCGGAAGCACCCTTCGGGGTGCCAAAGCACCCTTGAAAATCATGGACTCCCTCCCAGAGGATCTACTCCGAAACGTTGTCAAGACTCTCAATCCATATACGCTGTGTCGCCTTTCGTGTGTGTCAAAGAGTCTCCGAGCAGTAGCGGACGACGATGAAGTCTGGACCAATCAGACCGATATGTACACCAAGGACGACACGTGCGACATTGTCGCTCGGGCAGAACGTGCTCTTATTCATTCCGCGTGTATGTGGAGCGAGGTCGTCGAGAAACTGATGAGCGCTAGGAAGCACCTTATTGATGAAGCAGAGAAGCGAACAGTGTGTTCAATACAGAACACTGTGCACGGCTCTCTTCCGCTTTACTCCGGTCCGTGGGGACGAGGCTATCCTGTAAGAGAGCGTGCCATAGAGAGTTGGATGACCTCCCCATTTCTAAGGGAAGAAAGGCTACATCTCGAACTTTTTGAGTCGGAGATTTTCGTGCGTAAAGGAACTTTTGACACCGATACATTCCGACTTCGCAACGTTCACAAATTTCTAAGGAAATAGAACATTTACGGCAGTACTCCTTAGGGAGTACATAAGTCCAGTGAAAATTGAAAATGAGCTGCGTAAAAGATTGTTATCAAGCCAAAGGCTCTGGGTTCCCATTTTTTCTTATCTTTTTCCTAGTTGGTCTATGGTACATCAGATATATTGCGTTGCGAACCACTAGATAAACTTTTTCACGGCAGCGCTCCTTCGGGAGCGCATAAGTCCGGCGAAAATGATCGCGACATACGCCTTACTCGTTCTTACGTGCGCAACCCCATTTATCCTGTGGTGTATACACGTTCGACCCGTCTACCTAGACTAAAATATTTTACCGCGACGCTCCTTCGGGAGCTCATCGCACTCTTGAAAATCATGGCGTCCCGCATTGCTCAGCTCCGCGAGAAGATCGAATTTCTCGAGCAAGAAATCGTTCGCATTTCCCTGGAGGAAGAAGAGGCTGCCAATCGCGCAAGAGAAGAAGCTGAAGCACTTGCCAAGGCTGTGCGTATATCTGGGGAACCTTGCAAGAAGAGCATTTCTCTTATCGACGCCCTTGATGCTGCAATCGATATCGGAGAAGAGTACATTTTTGCCACTGCTTGTGTCAAAAGGTCCGAAGAAAAGCTTGCCGAATACGAAGGGTTTGCTACCATGGGTGCATATGAAGCCCGCGAAAGATTGGAAGAGAACCGGGTAACAGCGGTAGATTTGCAAAGAAAATTTTTCCCAAGTGTGCACACTGTTCTTGTTGCTATGCGCGAGTCTGAGACTGAACGCGATCAGTACCTTGAAAAGCTCGGTCTCGAAGTGGCGCGTATCAAAAAAGTCATAGGGTGTTAATTGACACCGTGACGTTGTGACAGTATGGAATGATGTAAATACCAAAAAAATAGCATGAACCGGCAACATCCTTCGGGGTGTATAAGTCCGCGTGAGAACTATGGACCTACTTCCAGACGATTTGAAGTCTAAGATTTTTCAAGAGTTAGACGCTGTACATCTCTGTAGACTATCGGTCGTGTCAAAATCTACAAGAATTCTCGCTGATGCCCCCGAATCGTGGAAGATTGTGTATGGAGATCTAAAGCATGAAGCTAAGGAGATTCATCTCAAAAATTCTGAGAATTTACGCGACGCTGCTTATCAGCTTGAAAAATGCGTAGCCGAGCTCGCTATCGCCACTGCTCGCGCATTCGATGCTTCTAAGGAACTGGAGAGAATTGGTGCGAGTACATTGATTAGATACGAAGACATAGACTCTTGTAAGTGGAACACCTACAGTATGGCAGTTTCGGATCTCAATTTTGCTGAAAATTTTCTCGAAGAAGCAGAGGCAAATCTTGAAAGCGCGGAATTGGAGCATTGGAGATTAAACGGAATAGTTAAAGCAGACTCTTATAACACCCGAGTTCCATTGAGATTGAGAAGAATTGCTGAAGGTGCGTTACTGGAGTGGAAAACTCATTGTTCTAAGATGTCTAGTGTGTCCCATGTGCGTGTGTGGGCAGATTCTTGTACATCTAAGACTACGTGCGAAGTGGAAAGGCAATTGTGGTGGACTGCTAGATATGCCTTTCGTGCTATCAATAAATGGGAAGGAAAGGTAACTTCAGCCGATATACTAACGGGCGTCGTTTCAAAATAAATCTTGATGTAAATGTAAATGTAAATGTAAATGTAAATGTAAATTTAAAAAAAATAGGCACTCCTTCGGGAGTACATAGCCTAATTGAGGAGCTTGATTATGAAATTCGTTATCGCTATCGCTATCGTTGTCCTGTTGTTGCACGTGTCCCATGCTATGGCATACGGAAAAGTTTTTCCTACACGTCTTCCGTTGAATACATTGAATCCAATATCCGGTACACAGCGTTTGATTGTGAAAAACGTTTCAGACATTTCAGAATTTTCTGAACTCGTTCGAGAAGAAGACGACACGCGAAGACTACTAGAACTTCGCGAGGGAATTGCGATATCGAAGGCTAAGGAAAGATATACCCGTATCACTTTTAGGTGTATGTGCGGAACTACATATGCTAGCGTTTTTGGTTCTAAATAAATAATTAAATAAAAAAAATTTAACGGCATCATCCTTCGGGGTGTATAAGACCATTTTAATTTAGAAAAATTAAAATATTTTTATAGTATAAATGATTTATAATTTAAATGCTAGCGGTTCTTATTTTGTCACCCCGGGTATCAAAATGTTTAGTGTAGATGCCGGGCTCGAGAATATCCTTACACCGGGTACATCTGCAATGATCGAATCGGGGCCTTATTGGATGTCTGGTATGATAGTCGGTTATAAAAAAGGACAATTAGCAGTCGATGTAGAAATGACAAACACTATGAAAAAGGATGCTTATTCTGAAACATGGAATATTATCGTAGACTCTGCCTATATAAATCCGGCGTCTGAAGAGATAATTGCTGGTAACTATGAAATTCCTACACAATCTGTAAATTTACCTGGGTATAAATACGATATCACTCCTAAACCAGTAGAAACTCCTCCCGAAAATCCATATATTAAGCCAGAAAAACCTCGCTTAGACTCTGATTGGCCAACAGAGGTTTATACACCACCAGCTGAAGCTTATACTCCACCAACGGAAGCTTATACACCACCAACAGATGTTTATACACCACCAGCGGCAGCGGCATCATTCTCCGAACCTTTTTATGTTAGATATAAGATTTCGATATTAGTTTTATTAGTAGCTTTAATTATTGGAATAATTTTATTTTTCGTTCTTAAAAACAAAGGTTCAGAACCTTCTGTTAAGAATTTTATAGCGGCATTTGGTAGCATTTGGTAAATAAATGAATAGATGCGTATATTTTTATAATTTTAACTTATTTGTGTATTTAAAATTATAAAATTATGGAGAGTTGTATAGAGAATTATATGAAAAATTATGATACATTTAATAAACATTTGATATATAATTTTGGTATAGATATTTGTCAGGGTGGTGGTATAGGCGATTTAACATCTTTTTTTACTCACTTTCTAAAAATATGTATAAATAATAGTATAAAATTACATTATTTAGTTAAAAATACCTTTACAGAAAAATATTTAAAATTAAAATACGATAAAATGTATATTACAAAAACAGATATTACTTCAATAGATATCATGGGTACAATATCCGATATTAAAGAAATTTCTGAAATATTACCAGGGGAATATTATTATGTTCAAGTAGATATTTTATATCCTTACTTTACAATGGACCGAAGTGGGACACATCGTGGACAGCGGGGCGCGGCTGGAATACCATTTCAATTAAAAGAACTGTTTTATTTTACACCAGAAGTTATTATTAATGTACCAGAAATATTTAAAACAATCGATGAATATATATCTATTCATATTCGCTTAGGCGATGACATGATGGTTGGAAAGGAATTAAAATATGATTATGATACAAGAATATATAATTATAATAAACTTAGTAATTTCATTATTAGAAATTCAAGTAAAACTATTTTTCTAGCGTGTGATAACATTACTTTTAGAAATGATATAAAGGCGAAGTTTTCTAATATTATTACATCCGATTACGACATTAGTCACACATCCTGGGTGAATACCACAGAATTACAAACTTTAAATACATTAAGTGAATTTTATTTGCTATCGAATTCAAGAGAAATATATATAGCGTCATACAGCGGATTTTCTATAATGGCCTCTAGATTCAAAAATATACCAATTTATGATATAGACGATTTAGACGATTTAGACGATTTAGACGATTTAGACGATTTAGAATAAAAATTTTATCTTGTTTAATATTAATGGTCATGTTTTATATCGATAAAATTGAACAGGTGGTATTTGCCGTTATCGTTATTTATATAATTTCTATAATATACAATGACAGCAGAATTATGGGCACTAGTGCTATATTCGCACTTATCGTACCAGAACTTGATCAAGCCATATTAAACGGGAGTGTTTTATTAAGTATTGTATTATTAGCTGCGACTTTACTTACTATAGAATATTAATCATTAATCGTTAATTATAAAAAGTGTAAGCTATCTGATTTGCTCTCGGATTATTGGGACCGAATGGACCACTTAAAAACTGAGGTGAGCGATCAAATAACGGATTAATCACGTTGTCGGGATCTGGGGCCCTACGAGCTAATAAACGCGCAAATGTATCTTCACGCATTCTTCTTGTAGCTTCAATATGAGATTTGCCAAACGATTTATAAATTTCTATTATATTATAAATCAAAATAAATGTCGCTACATACAATAATAAAAATAAAACACTTGAGATTAAAAATTTTGAATAATTTTCATTTTTAGTTTCTTCTCTAAAGGTTGTAAAGTAATAAATTATCATTATAGATGTCGATAATGCTGATGTTATAAATATTGTACTCATTATTATTTATTTGTAATATTATAATTATAAATACAATTATAAATACAATTATAAATACAATTATAAATACAATTATAAATACAATTATAAATACAGATATAATATTACAAAAGAATGTCTCATGCGGTTGTTGTTGTTCATTAAATTCCGTGTGATATAATATATATGAATTTTATTTCTATCGGTGGTTGGTGCGGAACAAAAATTTCCCTCAAAGATTTAGGTTTATTCAATGAAAAATCATTACCATTCGATGATGTAAGATCTTCTATAGAAGGAATTATAGATTGTATAGAAAATAATTTTGAAAATTTTTTACCGAAAGAAATTAAACGGGATGATAGAATCATAAATTACCGCTGTTTTACAGGTGAGTACTTTGGATTTTATCATCACGATTTATTAGATAAAAGTGTTATTGAAAGTTTAGAAAGAAAAATTAAAAGGTTTGACGAAAAAATTAAAAAAAATAATTGTATATTTTTAAGAACCATAATAAGACAAAACGCCGATGACGAAATAAAATATTATAAAAAATTACAAGATGTAATCGATAAAAAATATCCAGATATTTCTTATATTATTTGTTTCTTAATTCCTAATCAATCAATTACACAATATTACAAACATTTAGACAATCGAACATTTTTATTTACACTTAATGATAAATCGTTAATAAACGCCAATTTAAAACACGAATATGAACCTATTTATGATTTTATTATAAACAGAGACTTATTTAACGATATACCAATTTCAAACGATATAGTAATAAACGATGATTTATCTACAAGATTATGGCACGTTGATGGTTATCCAGTTGTTAATTTGGTTGAAAATAATTTAAATTTAAATTTAAACGTCTAAAATCTGTATAAAAAAGAATTACATAATATAAATACATTATGAACATAGTATTTTTATTTTCTGGTCAGTCGAGAACTTCTCCTTTCTCTCTTAATCCGAATGAAAAAAGTCAAAGCATATTAAATAGTTATAACAACTTTATTTTTACTGAAAAATTTAAAAATCTTTATAAATATAAAATTTATATCACTTCAGACGACTTAAATTTAGATGCTACAAACAGGTATTTTGGAGATGATAATATAGGTAATATTCATTTATTGAACCGGTGCTATTATAAAAAACGAGTAGGCATAGAATGTAAAAATATAGAAGAGTATATGTATAATTACAATAATAATCAAGACTGGTATCAAAATTATCAAAAACATGACATTAGTATAGAGCAACATTATAAAATGTTAGACTGTTACAACTTATTTATTCGTGATTATAACAGCGACATAAATATAAAAAATTGCGATTTTGTATTTCGCTTGAGGCTTGACACGTTATTTGAGAAAGATGTATGCGATATTCTAGACGTTTTCAAAGAAAATCCGAATCTCGAATTGGCGATGTGTTGGGATTGGGGTATTATTGGTAACCCAACTATAATGAATATAGTTTGTACCGGTCTAGATCACAATTACGGCAAATTTGGATATGACATAGATATTTCATACATACCCCAATATTTTCATGAGGTATACAGCTGGGACAGGTTTAGATGGAAATATGCTACAGAACGTCAATTATTTGAGATGATATTTACTTATTTTTATAAAAAAGGTATTGTAATTAACGATGATACACGTATTTTAACATCTCTACATTTTGTTAACATAGTTAAATAATTTTAAAATTGTACAAAATTGTATTAAATTTATTTTTTTTTTATTTTGCTAATGTTAATAATAAATGGGATATATTGCTTCGCCGATGTTAGATATCAACTATATGCTCGGAAATTTAATCGGTCGCGGAATTGTTATTAGTTTATTTGCGTACGTTCTTTGGTATGTCTACAATAACATGAATATGACACAAACAGCATATATACCCGAAGAACGAAGATTTGGTAGATCTAATGGATATTCTAGACACGCTAGACAGGCTAGATATGGTAGAATCAGGCGCTAAACTTAATTAATTGCTTAAAAAAATAATATGTAAAAAATTATTATACAAATAATGTAAATGTGAATATTTAAATATTTACATTTACATTTACAAATGTTCTCCTTAGGGAGTTCATAAAGTACTTGACGAAATTTTATTTGCTGCGATGACGGGATATGGAACTGAGTACGGATCTTTGTACTCAATGGAAGACTATGGAACGGCGCCAGTAGTTATTAGCAGGGTTAGAACTTACACCGATGTAATTCAAGAGCAAATCGCGGAGTATGTTGCGGACGTGGAAGCCGAAGCTGAAGAGGAAACTCAGTCCACTGTTCAGGCTCCTGACGAATCTATGCCACAGACACCACCAACCCTTGCTTTATCGGATGCCTCTGGTGTATCTCTTCCACCTCCTGGATATATCCCACGGACCTTCGGAAGCCCCTCTGACACCGCGTGGCTACTACTTCGTCAGAATCAAGAAATTTGCGCACAGAATGGAGTTTGCCCACGCGAAATAGAAAACCTCGTTCGTAACTCACTTGTGATGCAGTCCATGAATCCGACATTGTCAAAAACTGATATTGTCGGCTGTTTGTGTCCGGATGGCAAGTGTAAGCCACTTCCGCCAATGGGTGCCTCTAGTATCAAAGTTGTGGTAGACTGCCTCGAATGCGAAGACGACTGCTCGATTTGTCTCTGTCCAATGGAAGATGAGATTGGATGTATTACGTCCTGTCGGCACATTTTTCACCGTTCGTGCTTCTTCAAGATTCCGGCAGACTCGTGGGGAAACTGGAAGAGATGTCCATTGTGTAGAACACGTCTAAGCGGAACTTCCTACAATATAATAAGTGACAGGTTTAATGTATGGAGTAACTGCAACTGCTGCGAGCATCATAAACGCCGTCGCCCTTCAAAATTTTGCGCAGGCGCTCCAGATGTGGAACACTTTGGCAAATGTAGCGATCCGCGTGCTAGGGTAGTATTCGAACTGTTGTTTAGACTAAGAGAATGTACTCCGACATGCCATTGCTCGTGCCGCTCAGAGATGCGGAGATTGTGCCGCCTTAATATTTACAAGTATTAAATTTAAATGAATAAAACTTCAAAAAAACCATGCCCATGCCCATGTTTGTGTTTTGAGACGCTCCTTTAGGAGCGCATAGCATGCGTGAATCTGTTATGTCTGAATGCGATTATTACATGCTTGTACAGGCCGGTATTATTAGTTCTCCTCATCCCACATCTAGAGATAGACCCGAAAACAAGGCAAGAATATTACAATTGTTAGGTTTATTTACAAAAAAAGAACTAATTACTATTGTAAAGTGTGAACACATGAATAAAACGTTATTAGACATCAGTAGTAAAAAACTTAGAATGCGCGTAGAAGAGTTTCATAGCAGTCTTCTAAATTTATACGAAAGTTTTGCTTCAGAGGCAAGTCTCAGGGTGCGGGAAGAGAAATTCAAAATTTTTCTTACAAAAACGGATTAAAATTTTCAATAAAAAAATAAAAGTTCCCTCGGGAACGCATAACACTTATGGAAATGTCTACGTACTATCCAGGCGAATACAACAATCTTAATTATAATATAAATAACGACCGTGATTATGTAAACATACCCACGTCTAGTTTGTTCGACCATCTACAATCGTTTGTAGAAGATGAGCGTTGCGAGGGTGTGCTTTTGAATATACCTAACGGCGTAGGTTGTGCTTGTGAATCGAGTTGGTGTTTTATAAGTCGAAGGGAAATCCATAAGTGTAAGAAGAGTATGGGCTGTAATCCAGACGACATTACTAAGATACCAAAAGAATGTATGCCTTGTGAAGACATGTGTGCTATCTGTCTAGATATATTAGACACTGCTTGTGTCATAACCAAATGTAAACACAAATTTCATGAAAAATGTATCTCAAAATATTTTTATACGGCAAAGAGAGAACGGTTTGGACAAGTAGCATGCCCATTGTGTCGCGCAAATGTTTGGCCTGCTACATTTATGGCCCTACGTGAAATATTTGAAAAATACAAGAATTGTAACTGTTGTTCTAGGCATAAAATAAATCGTCCAAAAACTCTTGCGCCACTTAATACAGGGTACGTCGAATGGTGTTTCAATAGAAAAAGATGGAAAAATAACAATTTTATCAGGGAATTTAATTGTAAGTGTCCGTGTCGTCACATACTTCGATGGAATTGTTGCCGCCGTCTTCAAGTAAATTAATTGCTTAAAAAATTTAACCTTAGAAAATTGAAATGAATTAAAATTGAAACAGCTGTTCCCTCGGGAATTCATAGCTGAATTGAGTCAATACGAAACGGAAACGAAACGATGTCAGTTGCCTCAGAGGCATCTGTTACCACCGAGGCATCTGCTACCACCGAGGCATCTGCTACCACTGATACCGAGACTGAGATTGTCGCGATTCTCGAGCCAAATCTCTGCTCGATTTACGCAAGCCCGCAGCAATTGTCCCTCTTCTGCCATCGCAAGATTCCCGATGAGCTTTATACCTGTAAGATTTGGGATCATGCTCGCGAGCGTCTTGTAACAAAGTGGCGCAGTATCTTTTCCAAGAACTTCAAGGACCGGTGGTTGTGGATCGACGTCGTCTATGACTCGATGCGCAACGGTTGGTACAAAGTTTTTGTACACATGTGGTGCGAAACTAATCGTTCGCTCTACATGCGCGCAAAAATCCTAGCCGGTGAAACTTTTGAGCCTATCAACTGGGAGATTTCCAAGGATACTGCTCCGGGATCTGCCATAGAGGTGTACAAGACGGGTGCCAATTTTACATATTCGAAGTCGGAACGCCCCAAGACATTCTATATGCACACTCAGTACCGCTGCGCGGTGTGTGTGGGTATTCCGACTACATGCATGTGCTGCGAAGTAGATTACTTTTTGTGCCCCAACGGAGGAGTTGTACCAGGATCGTATTAAATCAATAAAACTCAAAAAAATGCCATGTCCATGTTTTGTGTTTTGAGTCGCTCCTTCGGGAGCGCATAGCATGCTCCAAACATTGATGTTGTCTTCCTCGAACGGGATCGTTATTACACCTATTGCTAAAAAAGCTAAAAAAAATGGCCCGTGTTCACTTACAGACTACAATGAACAACTAGAACGTTCTGCTATAGGATCGGATGTTTTTTGGGACGATTCAAGATCAAACAAATGTAAATCTGGAGATCTTTTCGTATTCAGATTCGACTCAAAACACGTAGTGTTTCATATTGTTGAAAGTGTTAGCGATTCCTCAAATAGATTAGAGTCTTGGAGTAAAAACGTAGGTCAGACTGATAGAAACGTTTTAAAACTTTCTAAAAAGTCTGTTACAGTAGCATGGGAAGAGTGGGGCAAGTTTAATTATTGTGGTGGTAGACAAGGTACTACATATATGGATGTGGTTAAAAACCGGGCACTTAAATCGGAGATTCTCAATTTCGCCAACGAAAAATTTAATCTTTAATAAGTATTAAAGGCATCTTCCCTTGGGAAGAGTAAGACCTATTATGAGAATGAGCGTTTTAAATAAGGTACGTAGCAAGAAAAATTCAAAAAAAAATGAAGAGTATGACATACTTAAAATTATCAATTTTATTAACGAAAAATGTTCCATAGGTATAACGATTTTACAATCTTTCGAGATGTGTTTTGTAGGTTTTAAGATTTTACAGGCAACGAGCTCGGGTGGAAGAAGAAGAGATCATTACGATTTCAATATAACAGTAGAGGATATAAATACAAAACTTCATCATTCCTGGACTGTCGAACATAAGGGTACTCAAAAAAAAGCGACACATGGCGATCCTCCGTGGAAGGGCGGGGTTCAATTTTATAACGGTGGCATGGAAAAATTTACAATTACAGAGGAATATGCCAAATTTTGGTATGATACATTCATATCTTCGAATAGATTTAGAGAAGAATTTGACATTTCTAAAGATATTCCAACGCCTGATTATGTAACTTGGAGAAATAACGACGCTAAAGTACAAGGAAATCCAAAAACCGACTTTGGAGTTGCTCTTAAAAAAAATGTAAGGAATAAACTTGGTCATAATAAATCGTTGATTGTTCATAGAAATGAATTTGTTCCGATGTTCATAAATTTAATAAAAACAACAAATTCGGGGATTTTGGAAACTCTGAAAGTTGAAATTCTAGAAATTGCTAAAAAAACATTGGAGCAGAAAGACGCGTGGTTAGAAATTAATGGAAATGTCGATTCAGATAGTGATAGTGATATACCCTTTACATTTAAGTGGACTAAAAAACTCACTATTTCACAAATAACTTCCATTTCTATCGACGAAGAAACAAAGTCTGATTTTACCGGAAAGGTAGAATCAGACTTGGGTTATCCAATAAAATTTATAATTAGATGGGGAAAAGGAGCTGGATTTAGCAATCTACGGATGGATTTGAAATAAATTTACATTTACATTTTACATTTACATTTACATTTTACATTTCGTTAGCGAATTAACTACATGTGTTATTATAGGCGGAGGAACGGCATTTCCTATCTGAGTAATTATTTGACTTTTATTTCCAATCCACGGATGTTCCTTCGGGAATCCTTGAATTTGTCCTAATTCACGTATAGTTAAGCATCTAATCCAATAAGTATCCGTGTTTACATTATAAAGTCCAACAAATAGACGTGGACACAGACTATATGTGCTAATAATAGTTTTTGAAGGAAGTAGTGGGTCTAGAATTTGTCCGTGATACGCGCTTTTTCTTACGCCAAAACTTATTAATCCACCTTCAATTATTGTATTTTTATTTTCATCACTTTGTTCAGTCTTCGGTAAATTCTTAATACCATTTACTAAGCGAACTAGATTAGGATGTGGAATACCTGACTGTATAGTTTCTTCGGTTTTAATCCAATAATGCGGAGACAAATTATCTGGAATATTTTTTTTAGGAAATACCATTGCGCATTCTAAGTGACTTTCCAGAATAGACATTAGATTTTCAGAATTAATTTTATTTTCAGAATTAATTTCATTTTCTGGAAACTTTAAAACTCCGTCTTCTTTCGGAGATCCAATTATAATTAAACGTTTTCTTTCTTGTGGAACTCCGTAGTCTGTTGCTTTAAGAATTTTATAAACTATATTATACCCAATTCTATCGAATATATCTCGGATTATATCAATTACGGGTCTTTCATTTGAAGTTACTGGATCTTTTCCAGTTCTAGAAAGCAAACCTGGAACATTTTCTCCAATTAACCACTTCGGCCTTGTTATATTTACTACTCTAGCAAATTCGTAAACAAGTTCATTTCTTGGATCTTGTGAATTTTTCTTTCCAGCGTTAGAAAATCCTTGACATGGAAATCCAGCAAATACTATATCCAGTTTATTTCTATAAATTAGTAAAGCTTCGTCTGGTAGATTTTTAAGGTCACAATCGTTATTTTTTTTGTTAATTATATGAACAGAATCTGGAAACGCTGAAATGTGAGTTTTAATGGCTGATTTATCTTTTTCTGAAAAAGCAATCACGTTATATCCTGAATTTTTCATTCCTAGAGTATCTCCACCGGCTCCGCTAAACAAACTAATAGCAGTTGGGGTATCATTTATTTTTATGTAGTCTTCATAATAAATTTCATGATTGTTCTGATTAATTATCATTTTAATTATAGTTTCCTTATTCTTTGAGCTATATCCTGTAATATTTTTTTCTTTACAAATCGTTATTAAATCATTTCTCGTTTTTTTAGAATATTCGGGTGTATCCATATTTATTATATATATTTAATGTATTTAAGTAATTTTAATATAATTTATTTAACCTTACAATTATTTAATTGTAACATATAATAAAGATTTAAAGATATATATTACTACATTAGTACGTCTTATATTTAATGAAAATCATTTTGGTAATGTTAAATAATTTACAGGTGTATATATTTGATAATATATATCAATTAAAAAAATATTCCAACAACGACATAACGATTATAACAGACAGAAAATTTAATAATTTATTTAATAATTTATCAGTTGATATAATTAATATTGAAGATCTTATACCAGAATATACAACTTTTCAATATTTAGACAATTATAGAAATGGATTTTGGGAATTAACAACATATAGATTTACAGCGATTTATGAATATATAAAACAATATAACACTATAAATATAGTTCATATAGAAAATGATGTATTAATTTATAAAAATGTAGATTCAATAAATTTTCATAACACTAATAAACTATTATTAACAATGGATTCCGAAAATAGATGTATACCTGGGCTAATGTTTATTCCCAACAGTATAATATTAAAAAAATGTATAGATATATTCAATCCAAATTTAAATGACATGCAAAATTTTGGATTGTGTTATTATAACTTAACAGAGTATGTTGATACCTTGCCGATATTTATAGAAAATAACGAAAATAGTATTACAAAAATGGTAACAAAAAATTTTGATCGTTATAAATGTATATTCGATGCGGCAGCAATAGGACAATATTTAGGTGGAGTTGATCCAAAAAATATCCCCGGTGACACGAGGGGTTTTGTAAACGAAACGTGTGTAATAGATTATTCAAAGTATAAATTTATTTGGAAAGATGAAAATAATAAAAAAATTCCATATATAGTTATTAATACTAACGAATATCCTATAATAAATTTACATATACACTGTAAGGATTTAAAACAATTTACTTCATGATTGTAGAGTAAATATTATACAATATTAAATTTTTCATTACGATGGTTATCAATTTATAGTATATATAAAACCTGATATTGATGCATTATTTTTGTTGCATTCATTTTTTCTAATTCTTTACATACCAATGACCCCTTACCTGCCATATTTTCATCAAACTGTAATTTAAGTTTTTTATAAAAATTAGAATATATTCCGTTATCTAACCATTCTGGACTAATAGGTGTATCGTCAATCAAAATTATACATCCTTTAGCTAATAAATGTTTGACACAATTAAATTCTTTTAAATGATGTTCTGCTGAATTAAGTGGATTTAAAAAATCTACATCATATGAATCTAAATATAAAAAATCTATTTTTTCAGTAATAGTTGGTAAATAATCTAACGAATCACTATGAAAAACTGTTGTCTTATCTGATGTTAGATAATTTGCATCAATTACAGCATTTTTATTTAAATCAACTGATAATACTTTACCACCAAAAATATTAACAAATTTATCCCATAATAAAGTAGATTGTGTTCCGTGCGCGGCAACACCGGTTTCTACAATAGTATAACTATCTTTATTTTGTTTAACTAATTCTAATAATGCTCTATACATTGTATGATAACAAATATGAGTATAAAAAACTCCATCTAATCCTCCTGAAATTAATGTATTATCGCTATAATTAGCAAGTGATTCATGAGATGTTTTAATAGGTTGTTTATTAAAAAATTTATTGAATAAATCATCTAAATTTTTCTTATCCATTATTATTATTATTCTACAAAATATTTATTCGACGGATAAAACGATTTAAAAATTTATTTAAAAGATAAATTAATAATAGTATAACATGACTAAAAAGAAACATCCCAAATTTTATCCAACTGTGAGTGTGTGTACTCCAACATTTAATCGTAGACCGTTTATTAATGTTATGTTTGAGTGTTTTAAAAATCAAACTTATCCAAAAGAAAAAATAGAATGGATTATAATAGATGACGGAACTGATAAAATTAAAGATCTCGTAGAAAATTCTGGAATATCTCAAATAAAATATTATGAACTAGACGCAAAAATTACTCTCGGTGCTAAGAGAAATTTGATGCACGAAAAAACATCTGGTGACATTATAGTTTATATGGACGACGACGATTATTACCCCCCGGAGAGAATTCAACACGCTGTAGATAAACTTCTAGAAAATCCCGATATCTTAATTGCTGGAAGTAGTGAAATGTATATATACTTTAAACACATATCCAAAATGTATCAGTGTGGTCCTTATAATCCTGATCACGCTACTGCTGCTACATTTGCTTTTAAAAAAGAGCTTTTAAAAATTACTAAATATAACGAAATCAAATCTCTTGGAGAAGAAAAAGAATTTTTGAAAGACTATACTATTCCGATGGTACAGATGGATCCTTTTAAAACAATTTTGGTATTTTCTCATATACACAATACATATGACAAAAAAGAACTTCTTAAAAATCCAAATGAATATTTTAAAGAATCCGATGTAAGTATCGAACATTTTATAAAATATTCTAAAGAAGCTAATATTAAAAAATTTTTTATATACGATATCGAAAAATTACTCGAAGAATATATTCCAGGAAGTCCTATTTCGAAACCGGACGTTTTGAAACAAATTCGTGAAAATAAAATTTCAAATATTAATGAAGCACTTAAAAGACATCATTCAAATTTTATTAAATGTCTAAATGAATTAGAGAATATTATTTCTATTAAACCAATCACTGAGATTGAATGCCTTAAAAAATTTAATATAGACTTAATTATTAAAATTAAAAATTTAAATGAAATAATAAGCCAAAAAGACGCTGAAATCAAAACATTTAAAGAACGCGAATGGGATCTTTTAGAATAAAATTGCTTTAAATTTATTATATTAAACATTTGTTGAAATTGTATATTGAAATTGTATATTGAAATTGTAAAAATGAAAGATTTAAATTATAGTATGTCTCCACACGAGTGTGTGCTAATTAATGAAACATGGGAAAACGCACTAGACATTTTGAATACGTGTAAATGCTGCGAAAGACATAAAATAGATAGGCCAACAAAAGATAAAAAGTGGTACGACAGGGGTTTACCTAACAGGAATTTAAACAGAAATCAGGTTTGGTATCAGAAAGATTGGCGAATGTATATAAAATATTGTATGCCATGTAATTGCACGTGTAGATATCTCGCAAGAGAAATTACTAGAGTATTTAGAAAATATAAAAACGAGAGGTGTCCGGTTAGAGAAGAACTTTATTCTAAATTTGGGAAAATAATTGACAACGCTACAGAGTGTCCTATTTGTTTAAACAATATCGATAAATTATGTGTAACTACTTTGAATTTTTGTGGACATACTTTTTGTAAAAAGTGTATAACTAAATGGTTTGGAAATAAACAGCTAATTGAATGTCCTATTTGTAGAGTCACGTGTTGGTCTGATACATTACATACTGGTACATGGAATCAGAGATGTAAAGTTTATTCATGAGTATACTTTACGTTTAATTTTCATTATAAATTTACATAGTTATAATGTAATATAACTTTCCATGAAAATATTTTACGGAATTTCTGCTTCTATGTGTATAAACGTTACAGATGTGTGTCTTTTAAGAAAAACTCAAAAAAATACGGTGTTTATTCCGTCATGCGATCATAAAAGGGCACTAATTTTTACAGATCCGTATAGTGGAATACTTAAAAAAATATTTATAATCCATGATGATACTCTTAAGGAATTTGATGATTTTCATGAAATAACAATTAATCTACAAGATAATACCGTAAAAACAATTAATATTAAAGACATAGACTCTAAGCTTAGTATTATACATTCTAAAATTCATCTAAGTTACGGAAGTTTATTAGATGAATTACCTGAACAAAAAATGGTAATTAGATGTTTATCTGGAAACGAGAAGGTATTAGAAATTGGTTCAAACATTGGGAGAAATTCCTTAGTTATTGCAAGTATATTACAAAATCAAAATAATTTTGTAACTTTAGAATCTGATAGATCTATATCAGAGAAATTAATATATAACAGGGATATAAATAACTGTAATTTTCACGTTGAAAATTCTGCTTTATCAGCTAGAAAACTCATTCAGCAGGGGTGGAATACAATTCCTTCAGATATTTTATTAGACGGTTATAAACCTGTTAACATTATAACTTTTAAAGAGTTAAAAAATAAATACGAAATTGAATTCGATACATTAGTATTGGACTGCGAAGGAGCTTTTTATTATATTCTCATGGATATGCCTGAAATATTAAATAATATTAACACAATTATTATGGAAAATGATTACACCGATATATTGCATAAATATTACGTAGATGAAATTTTAATATCTAATAATTTTTATAGATATTACGTAGAATCTGGTGGATGGGAGCCATGCTTTTCAAATTTTTACGAAATTTGGAAGAAAAATTAAAAATTAATAAAATAAATGTATAATATATAAATATAAATGTATAGACGATATACCGGGTTTAGTTTTGGATCCAGAGATTTAGCAAAATTAATTCCGGAATACACTTTAAGAATACATCGATTAGTCGTTAGAGAATTCGATAATCGTGCTAAGCAAATGGAAAACGTAGAAATAGTAACAAAGGTTATCAGGTTTAGATATCTAGAAAATAAACAGGCGTTTCAAATAAGGAGAGACCCCGAATCTACCGAAAAATTTATGATATATTTACATTCAATATTAAAAAATGTTTTACTTTTGTATGGATATACAGATAGATTTCAAAATATTCAATTAAAAAATGTACGTATTACTATTCCAACGGGAAATGAAGTTGCTCAATTGACCGAAAAAATAATTGTTTATCCTCGTAGTTTTACTGGTAATTCGCCTGAAAATAATCGAGAACTCATAAAAGGGATGTTTATGTCAACATTTAATTGTTTTAACAGTGTAACAATTAATTACGGTATGAGTATTTTACTGAAAAAGATAAAATATCTAAAATATAACAACCGAATTTTTGAAAACTTAATTGCAAAACTAATTGAGAATTATGGTAAAAAACACCAAGATGAAGTTTTGGATATGTTTAGGAGGTATACATTGAGTTTAGATCCAGAATCTCTTCGAAGACCATACGAACCAGAAATTCATATGGGGCGTAGAACTTTAATGGACGACAATGTAATACGTGAAATTAGTTTTTATAAAGCTTACTGGCAAGACTACCATATGTACGCAGTTTTGATGTTATATTTAGAAAATTTTAATATACATTCAGATCCAAATGGACTTTCAATTTTAGACGATTTTATAGATTTTATAGCAGGTATGGCTTCGGTTGGGTGTTTAGACGAAGCTGCTTTTGATGTATTTTTATGGGTGGTATGTAATTTAATTAAAATACCAGAAGGACCGTTGAGTTCTGACATTACAGCAATGAACGTTGTCGAACAGATACTTACAGAGGTTTCTAGTATCAGGGTTTAAATCGATATTTTTTTTTGAGTTTTATCGTAGATTACGAGATATTTTAATGTGTCTCCATTTATTATAGGTCTTATTCTGGCTGCTCCAGACTCGGCCTTGGTTCCCCAGCCTAGATCGCTTTCTTTTTTCGTTTCTTCTTCGTTTAAGACTTTAACTAGCGTACCTCTCACCTTTATATACCTCCCAGATATTTTGTTCTTAGTACCGTCCTCATTGTAAATATTGAATGCAGAGTTCCCGTATTCAATATTTAGATTTTCATCACACCATTTCTTAGCGCAAGTTGTGTCTTCAAACGGTCCGGAGATGTCATATGGTTTTTCAGGCTTTTCATGTTCTGGTAGGTCGATTGGGATAAGATTTTCTATATGTGCATAATTTAACAAAGTAACTGTAGTCTGAGTTATTTTTCCACGAGAGTTCTTTTTAAATCCGAATGTCTGATATGGATTGTCACCCAGAGGATCGAGGTAAGCTTTTTCATATTCTTTTACTGCATCAATCGACGTTCTATACGGCCCAGTTTTATGTCCAGATGCTATGATTTCTCTCCAGTATCCAGTCATGCGTCCAGGTAGACCTTGAATTTGTACGTTGTTGTCTACTGTTTTTGTGTAAAGTTCGTGAGTGGCACCAATTCTCAGTTTCCACTTATTTGGAATCAGGTTTGCGCGTCTGTAAAATCCCTTGACGCAGATAACGATGTGGTTAGTAAGTGGTTCTTCAAATATTTTTTTGAGTTCAGATGTACCAAGACGTTCGAACGCGTCGTGGCGCATAAATTTAATGTCTTTTCTAATACACGCGTTTTGAATATTTTCAGCGTATTTATCGGTGGTTCTAGATATATGGACTCGGAAGTCATTTCCGTAAGTTAAAATGTCTTCGTCTATCCATTTTTCTGCCTGAACCCGGTTGTTCATCGGGTAAAACTCTTGAATGATGCCCCTATCTAAGAAGTCTCCATGGCCGATATAGGAACTCGGAATAGACATTGTAATGGATTCGTGAAGGCTTCCCCAGCGGTAAAGTTCATGAAGTTCGCGAATCATTGTAGCGCTGATGAAGATGAAACGAATATTGTTTTCCGTCATGAATTTGACGTCGAGCACCCCGGAATCTTTAAGGGTTTGGTGAAGAATCTGATTTTCTTTATCACCAGAGTCGATTTCGTCGATAATAATAAGAGAGTTCTTAAGATTTTTGAGATTTGCTTTAGGAAGTTGTCCGTGATGAAATATTTTATCTTTGTAACACGTCGGGCATTTTTCGATCATTCCTTTTTCCCACTCGCAGTTGCTCATTCCAGTTATAATTCTTACGTTCTCCGGATCAGTAAATAAATTGCCATTTTCCATGCCCATATCAACTGCCACACAAATCATAAGACCATCTGCCCCGACCTTGGTTCTTTTTTGTACACTTACTACACGCTTGCCGTTTTTAAATTCAGCGATAATTTTTTGAGAATCCTCTTTTTGGTTTTCATATATGTATTCAGAAGTAGCGGTTGAATCTCCTTTTAAAAACTTTCTATGATTAGTGGTTTTTGCAGCAATAAAATGTGCCCATACTTCCTCTCTTACAGAATCGTTAGAATCATCTTGCGCGTCCATATGTATCCCAGTGTCCTCAATACGTTTCTGTGTTCCCGAGGGAACTTTTTTTATTATTTGGGTTTATCTATTTTTTTTACACCAGGTTTCCACTATATATATTTCTTCTAATAATTTTTTTTGTTTTTTTGGACTCAATTTTAATTTCAATTTATTTGTATCGATTTTTTTGTTAGACGCATACCCCGATTCGTCGATTCTCAAGATTTTTAGTTTCACACATTTCATTTTGTATTTGTCTGTTTTTGGTGTTCCCAAAGGAACTTTTGATTTAATTTAATTTAATTTAATTTAATTTAATTTAATTTAATTTAATTTAATTTAATTTAATTTAATTTAATTGTAATTGTTGATATCAGTATTTTCGTAAATGGTCTCATAAATAAAATTGAAATTTGTCGTCGCATCAAAAGAATTGTAACGAGTGGTCGTGATTCTATTCTGAGTCTTGTCAAAATAAAATTTTATAGTTACATCGAGTTCTGGTATCCTGATGTCTGAAATGGAATTACATACTATTGTAATCATTCTCATCACAATTGGACTGAGCGTCACATCTATGTACTGCTTTGTAGACAAATTGTAATCGATGGTTCGAAGTGCCAATAGTCTGGCCATCCTAGCTTTTCCAATGAGCTGTATATTAGTTATATCGTTTACTATTTTATCGATTAATCTAGATAATTTCCTATCGTAATAACGCCACTTGATAATGTATAAATTCCTGATATATCTTTCCGTGTCTTGCATGTACATATAATTTGCTATTCTAGAGTAAGCAAGGATTGTTTTGTATACAGTATTCAATTGGATACATGCGGTGCTTTTAGAAAATGTATCCAAATGTAAAAAGAGCTGTCTCACTAATTCAATTTTTCTGTGATACATGTCCTGTACTCTTTCTTGAATAGTTTTTTTGGCGTCGGTCTGTACAACAGACCAAATTTTTTCAGTTAATTCTTCCGGAAGGCGATAGCACGCCTTAATCGTCAGAAAAAGCTTGAGGTTCATCGCTTTAGAAGATTTGATATACTATATCATAATTTTTAATTATGTCTTTTTTAGACATATTATTTTTAAGCAATAAATACATTTTATTTAACGAATTCGTGATTTAATTCGTTAAATAAAATGTTTATATTATTACAAATTAAATGTCATCTTTTGAAGACGTAATGTTCTATGTATATGGTTCTTTTTATACTATTGTGGTTATAGCAATAGTTTACATCATCACTAAAAAATTTTTGAGTAATACATTCGACAAACGAGAACTAGCAGAAATTAATGTAGAAAATTTACCTCTGGATCATCGTAAAGTGTTGTCTAAATTAGAATTTTTAGAAAAGAAAATTATCAGACTAACTGATAAACTTAATACTTTACAGACCACTTCTAATATATCCAAGGAACAATTAGATTACGCAACTTCGAATCTCAATGGTTTAGCACTTGCTGCTTAATCATCTGTCATAGATAGTTCGTTTACATTTCTCGGTAAATTTAAATTAACCGATCCTGAATCATTTGGAGTAGTTACATGTATTTCGTCGTCGTCTAAATCTACATCTCTTTCTGAAATATTAAATGGGATATCAATTGGAATTAATTTATCATCTATTTTTTTTAATAAAGCTTCACTAGACTCTATTAATTTAGTGTAAGTATTGTAAGACTTTTCTAAATAATCTTTTGCCGGAATAGGTCTATTTTTGGATTTTAAAGCTAGGGTTTTATGTATATCTATACTCAATAAATAATAATCTCTTTGTGAAATCATATCATTTTCCATTTTTTTTTGAACTCCTAGAAAAAGTTCAATCGATCCAATTATTCCACATGTAAGAGCAATAAGAGACGTTGTAAGTGATATTGTTCCCTGATCTGCATATGGTTGTAAACCAACTGAGATAATTGAATTTGCTCCATTTAATACTATAACGGGTAGTCTATACCACATAATGCGATACTTGTTTGCAAAGTATCTCTCTTTATGTCTTTTACACAATCGTAAAGAATTAAGTCGAATGCTATGTAATATATCGTCTATATCTTTAGTCCATGTAGAAATTTGTGCCATTTAATAAAAGTGAAATATATTAATTTTTTAATATTGGTTAATTTTTTTATTGGTTAATTTGTTTTATTTTTTTATTGGTTAATTATTAAATGTCTGAAACAGTTAATAATTATTCAATTAATGATTATTCCAAACAATTAATGGACAGAATTTATAATCTAGAAGCTAACATCGTTACTCTTCAAAAAGCAATTGATAATCGTCAATTCAACCAGTCTATACAATCCTCTCAGATAAATCTTATTAAAGTTAGAAACAGTATTATATTGAATCCTAAAACTGGTAATCCCGACGCTACCACAGGTACAAGACGTATAACTACATAATCTAAATAATCTTCTATGTAATATTTAGCGATACATATACCTCCCGAAAGCTGCGACTGTTTCTAATGGAGGTATACTTGAACTTTGAACATTGCTCGTACCCGAATTTGAAGATTTACGCATAAAGAAATATAACGATATTCCTAATATCAACATAATTACTGCTATTAATATATATGTGTACATTGGTTTCCAATCTTTAAATATATCTGTTTTAGCTTGAACGTCTGTTTTACGCCCCGGTTCAAATGGTTTATTTGTATTTGTATTTGTATTTGTATTTGTACTCGATCCAGAACCAGAGCCCGAACCCGAACCTGATCCAGAGCCAGAGCCAGATCCGGAGCCCGAACCTGAACCAGACCCTGAACCTCCAGGTAGTTTAGTTGAAAGACCTAATGACTGACTAATAGAATTTAATTCATGTACCTGAGAATTACACTCTGCTGATATCGCATTACCTGTAACATTTCCATAATTTGCCACTATTATCTGATTACAATTTATTGTTGTACCAGTCTGGCAAGTAGGAAGCGTCTCAGGCGCTGTCGTAAGATAAGAATGTGCCGCAGCGGCACTTGTAAATTGTGAACCGTGTGCGGATATATCTAACCTTGCTAAGTCCGCTACAAATGATTTTTTTGCTATTTGTGATACAAATTGGTTATCTTCGGCAAATTTTCGTAAAGTACCTCCGGTATTAAATGGACAAGCCCAACTGTGGTAGTTACCCGGTTTTTCATATTGTTCAATAAAAAATTTTACAAAAAGATCTCTTTTTTCGCTTTCTTTCCAAAAATTTTCTTTATACCATGAACTTGTTATAGATGCTTTAAAAGTAGAATTTAATACCGATGTAATTGGGTCTATAAATACGGAACAAAATGGATCTGAGTAAATGTCAGGCTTAAGAAGTCTTGCGTCATATTGTGTCGGGGCCTTTTTACCTTTTACTATAAACGCGTTACAATATTTAATTAATGCATCGTGAATTTCAGTGTCTGGTATAGGATATCCATCTATGTCTACGGTTCCATTTAATATAGATAGTCTATAATATTCTTTAAAATTCTCTCTATGTACAGGATTATAAAGCAAATAAAACAGTTTATCTGTATCACTGAACCATAGAATATATCTGAGGTCTTGACTAAATATTTTTTTAGAATCCCAGCTTAGTATATTTCCATCATAATATGCTTCGCTATTATCTTTAGCAACATCGCCAATTTTACTAGTAAAATTTGAACGATTTGGATATGTCTTACCATTTACAATTACAGTTCCACTTGAACTAAACTTAACCCCGGGGAATTTACTATTTTCTGAATTTAATCCGGATGTAATTTCATCTGTTTCAGCTTGAGTATATTTTTGAAGTACTAGTAAAGTAATACTTTCTTCAGATTTATTAGTTCTGGAACGTACTCCAGGTATAAAACCGATCATTGAATCTCGATGCGTTGGGATGGCAATCCATTTGTTTCCCCATACGTTATTTGAATTTGTATAATCAGAATTCGGGGCACCGGATGTATTTTTAATAAATACTTTTAGAGCTAAATCAGAATTTAAAAGCGAATTTATAGAATTTTCTATTGTCGTCATATGTGACTATATTTATAATATTAAAACAAAATAATTTTATATTTTACATTTTACATTTTACATTTTTTAAAATATAACATGTAGACAAAATTCTAATGCTTCGTCGAATTTTATAGTAGCAAATTCGTTACTTGTATCTTCAACGTAATTATTTGGCATGTGGTATATTTTGCATTCTTCTATCAATTTATTATTAACAATCGGAATTAAAGTATTTTTATACCATTTTGTAAGCGGATTATGTAATCCAAAAGCGCTTTTTTCCCTGATACAGTTTGAATAATATTCAATGTTGTTTATATCATAAAATTCGCTATTAACAAATTTATTAAATTCATCTTTATTATATATCCAAAAACCACAATATGGTTGTTTGTCGTTTACACAATAAACTTTATTATTTAAATTAATAATTGTATCTAATTTCTTACCAGGTAAATCTGTTATATATTCACATTCACATTTACATTTACATTCACATTCACATTTACTTTCACATTCACATTTACTTTTAACTTCAATTCTAAAAAATCCGAGATTGTATTTATTTTTTATTAATTCTTCGCTGTATTTCAACCAGTATTCAATGGCTTTACAGGGTACTAAAATATCGTCTTCTATATACATAAAAATATCGTATTCAGGTGACTGTTTTTTTAATAAATCTCGACATTTCCACGTCAAATAATAAGGATTGATACCAGACAGATCGTGATAAATTATTACTATCTTTCCATTTGTATAATCGTCAAAGTGATTAATAGTTAAATCTATATTATTTGTATGAATAAAAATATCAGTTATATATTTATATTTATTTGTTTCAGCTATGATATTATTGATATATATAAATCGATCCAATGAAAAATAAAAAGAAATATGTTTTGTGATTTTCATTTTCATATTATAACATTCTATGAATATTTTATTCTTTTTAAAACGTTTATTTATTTTAAAAAAATTAAAATATTTTATTCTATTAATACACTAATATTATGTCGAATTCTCAAAAGCCACCTGGATGTGAAAATATAGACGGAGATCAACTAGCCTCTTTGAAAGCTCTAACATCAGACGATATGAAAACTTTAATAAACTCTCATGCTGGAGATAAATGTAAAAATGAATTAAATAATTCGTTACAAACTGCCGTTGACAGAGGTAGTACTACTGCCACTTGGATAGAACAACATGCAGGCGGTAGTATGGGGTGGGGCGGCGGTTCTGCGAATGTTGGTGGGAGTGCTGGTCGTAATACAACAAATAATGATAGAATCGATGAAAATAATCAGACCAGTGCGATTACCGAAGGATGTCGTCAAACACTTTATAATATGAACGATTCTAATACACTATATAGTCAATTAGCTTGTAATATAAAAACCTCAACCAATGCTGTAACATCCAAAATTAAAATGGGGGCTTCAATTAGTATAATTGTAGGTCCAACCGAGGAGATGACTGCTGCACATGAGAGAAATATTGCGGGTATCAATGCAACAATACTTGCATTGATATCAAAGAATCCGGTGTCTTCCCTAGATGTAAAACTTGGAGAACAACTGAGACAAGACAAACAGGCTGCGTATGAAAATTTTAGATTCGATGTTAAGAATTCAAGATTTAGCATCACGAATAATAATATACAAAATCTTATAAACACTAGCAATCAAGTAATAGACGATGATACTAGCATAAAAGAGGCAATTACCAAAAAAGCAGTTGGAGAGGCGGTTTCCACTATAACACAAAAATATGAAATGGGTGCTGGAGCCGTTGCGGATTTAGAATCTTATGCCGGTACAAAAATAAACGATACATCTTTAACAACGGCAATGGATATTATATCAGCTGCAAATGATACTAAAATAGAATCAGATCAACAGGGAAATCTCACACTAAGGATTAACGGTTCGTTAGACGGAATAAACGTAGATATAACTCAAGGTAATTTGACAGAATTGCGAAGTGAACTTATAATGAAAGCAGCTACAAATCTAGGTAGAGACATAGCAAATGACATAGTTCACGAGGCGATGACTAAAACTACTGCCCAACTTGAGGCATTGGGTCTAGCTAGTTACCAGAAAGCGATAGCAGATGGTTTGGCCGCGCAGGCAAAGGCTCTAGAGCAAGCAGGTATGTTTGGTGGTATGTTGGGCGGGATGTTTGGAAAGATAGCTATGATTGCTATACCGATAATTATTATTTTAGTGTTGTTCTCGATGTTTGGATTTAAGATAGCTCTTGTAGCTGGTCTTATTTTTGGAATATACCTGGCAATTGCTTATTTTGTTGGGTTGCCTCCATTCAGTAAAGAAAATTTTAGAGGTTACTATGTCGATTTAACGAGTGAAGAGAATTTTCAATCTTGGCTTAGCTATATCGTTGTACCAAGAAGAGAAGCTTATTTAACGGCGTTGCGCGATCGATTAAATGCTGAAAGAGATAGAGCGTTTGGTAATGAATATACATCTTACGATTATGGGCAGCAATTAAATTCTGCATTATCGTTTTTAGATTCCGTACCAGAAAGACTTCGAAATGTTAAACTATTGACTAAACTGGGTCCATCGGGTGTTTTTTCAGGTTCTCCTAAATGGTTTCAAACTACAGTATATAGGTTAGAATATCAGATCTGGGAAGATATGTTTAATGTTTATACAAGGCTTTCGCAGGTGAGAGATTCATCGGAACACACAGTGAAAATATCGAACAGTTCTATAGAAAAGGTTAGAATAGAAAAAGACGCGGTACAACGTATTTTGAATACATTAGATGCACAAATTCGCGAAAATGATTGGGATAGTAATATGTTCAATGTTACATTTAATCAGGTATTTGCTGATGTTGGAAATCAGCCAGAATCTTGGAGAAGCAATATGGAAGAATTTAATGCAATTGTGGAGGAAGATATACTAGATAGAACTAGAGCGGTTGAGTCAGTTTATCCAATGGTCGGTGGAATGGCTATGGATACTCAACAAGCTTATGGAACAGTTGGGCAAGGTTATCCAATGGCATATACAAGCTCACAGAGCATTAGTTTACCAAAGGCTATGGATACTCAAAGAGCGTATGGAACAGTTGGACAAGGTTATCCAATGGCCGACAGTCAGCAAACATTGAGTCTAGTTAGTTACGTGGACGCGACAGATGGTTTGGCAACACAGGCACAGGCACAGCCTCTACAAAAAGGTTACACAAACACGCATAAAAAATCGGGGCATCATAAAAAGGTAAGTAAAAAGTCTATGTATAATGATATAAAGGCTTTAAGCAATGTAGGTGGTGAAATGAGAGTTTCTAGGATGGTACAGAATGAATATTCGAGAAAGAATCGTTATTCAGTAAAACCACTTTACAACAAATCTCCAGAGTTCAGACCAAAATAAAATAAAATGTAAATGTAAATCGTAATGTGTAAATTATTTAAAGATTGTAGTTATATAACAATATGAGATGAAGGTAGTTACACGTAGTGGACAAACCGAAGATGTTAAATTCGATTTGATCACCGACAAAATTAAAAAGCTTTCCGAGTTTAACGAAATGTGGGGTAAGAAACTTGAAATTGATCCAGTATTCATTTCGCAAAATATCTGTACTCGAATTTATAATGGTATCAGCACTACAGAATTAGATGAATTCTCTGCTAATTTTGCGGCTACAATGTTCAAGAGTGATCCAGATTATTTAATTCTTGCTAGCAGGATTTCAGTAAATAATCATCATAAAAATACGTCTGATTCGTTTGTGGAATGTGTTAAAAAGTTGTACGAAGCAAATTTGGTGACATATGAATTTTATAATATAGTTATTTGTAATTCCGAAGAACTTGAAAAAATTGTAAATTCCGGACGGGATTATAATATTACTTTTTTTGGATTTAAGACTCTACAAAGTTCTTACTTGCTTAAATATAATTCTAAAGTATTGGAAAGACCTCAATATCTATTTATGCGAGTAGCAATTCAAATTCACGGAAATAACATCGACTTAGTCAAGCGTGTATACGATTCTATATCAAATAAATATTATACACATGCCACTCCCACTCTTTTTAATTCAGGAACGCTTTATCCTCAGCTTAGCTCGTGTTTTCTTCTTGGAACTGAAGATTCTGTTTCAGGGATTTATAAAACAGCATCTGATATGGCTCAAATTTCAAAATTCGCAGGCGGTATTGGAGGACATTTTAGTAATATTAGAGCAAAGGATTCTCATATAACCAAAACCAATGGAAAGAGCAATGGTCTAATGCCTCTTCTTAGAGTACTTAACAATATTTCAAGGCACATTAATCAGGGTGGGAAACGAAATGGATCATTTGCTATTTATATTGAACCCTGGCATCCGGATATTTATGATTTTTTGGATGCCAAAAAAAATAATGGAGCAGAAGAGATGAGGGCTAGAGATCTTTTTTATGGATTGTGGATTCCAGATCTTTTTATGAAACGTGTAGAAAAAGACGAAATGTGGTCGTTGATGTGTCCGAATGACTGTAAGGGTCTTTCTGATTCTTATGGAGAAGAATTTGAAAATTTATATTTGGAATATGAAATAAACGGAATTTATAGAAAACAAATCAGGGCAGTAGAACTATGGGAAAGAATTATTAATTCTCAAATTGAGACCGGATCTCCTTATATGCTCTATAAAGATTCTATCAACAAAAAATCAAACCAAAAACATTATGGAGTTATTAAGAGTAGCAACTTGTGTACAGAGATCGTTCAGTATTCAGATTCTAAAGAAACGGCGGTTTGTAATCTTGCGAGTTTGTGTTTGCCAAGTTATTTAGAAAATGGAGTTTTTAATTTTGAACTATTAGGAGAAAAAATTAAAGAACTTGTGGTTAATCTTAACAACATCATAGACATAAATGCGTATCCTACTCCAGAATCTAAACTTTCTAATATGAAGCACCGACCAATGGGTATTGGTGTTCAAGGTCTTGCTGATGTTTTTATGATTCTTAAACTGCCGTATGATTCCGTTGAGGCAAGAAATCTCAATCGAGATATATTCGAATGTATGTATTATAATGCTTTAGTCATGTCGTGCGAACTTTCTAAAATTCATGGATACTACGAAACTTTTCCTGGATCACCGGCAAGTCAGGGAATTTTACAATTCGACATGTGGGACATCAAGCCACAGAAATATTCAATTGCTGCGTGGGAAAAATTAAAAAATGAAATTAAAATTAATGGCCTTCGAAATAGTCTATTAATTGCCCCAATGCCAACTGCTTCAACCGCTCAAATTATGGGGAATAACGAATCTTTCGAACCTTATACATCTAATATTTATACACGAGCTGTTTTATCAGGAAATTATGTATTACTAAATAATCACTTGGTAAAAGAATTGCGTGCTAGAAACCTGTTTACTAAAGATATAATTGAAAAGATTATGTTGGAAAAAGGATCTGTTCAAAATCTAAATCTCCCAAAGGACATAAAGGACGTTTATAAAACCGCTTGGGAACTTCCTCAGAAATGCCTACTTAATATGGCAATCGATAGAGGATCTTTTATAGATCAGAGCCAAAGTTTGAATTTATTTGTAAATCCGCCTCAACAGAAAGTAATTCATTCAATTCATATGTATGGATGGAAAAATGGACTCAAAACCGGATCTTATTACATCAGGACAAAATCTGCTCTAGAAAATCAGAATTTTTCCACAGAAGTATCTAAAGAGAAAAATAATTCACAATTAGATTCTAAATCAAAAGAGTGTCTTATGTGTAGTGCTTAAAAAATAGGTATATCAAAGTTAAAATTATTAAACTTATCAAAATGTAAATATATGTATAAATTTTAGTATTATTTCCGGATACCAGCATTTCCATGTCTTTCATAAATTTTTCAAATTTTAATTCATCGATTTTGAGTTTTGTATTTACTTTATTATGAAAATTGTATCCCCATTTAATTAAAGAGGCTCTAGATTCGAGTCCTTCAATTAAATCGTCGATCGACATTTTTTGAGATTCTCTTGAACATTTGTTACATGGAAGAATTTTCATAAACGATTCGTAAAAAAGTTTATAGGTTTGTTTATCTAATTCATTTGGTTCGCTTGGATAACCAAATGTTGACAAATGAAATGTTTTCCAAAAAAAAGGACCCCATATTTTCGGATTAATATTTGTCTTACCGGAAAGTTCCATGTTATCAATTTAAAAGAAAAAAAAATATATAATTGTGCCGATTATGAATTATGAATTAGCAAACAAGTGGTCTCTTTATCTTCAATATAAAGATCTTGGAGATAATTACAGTACAAATTTAGAGAAATTAATAGATATCACGGACATTAAAACTTTTTGGCAAACGTTCAACAATGTTCCAAAGATATATGAAATATTTTCAGACGGCGTAAATACTAAAAAAATGAAAAGAAATAATGGAACACCTTGTGCATATTCTTTTTTCAAAAACGATATTTCACCGCGCTGGGAAGACGAAATGAATATCAATGGATTTGAATTTTCTTTTAGAAATAGCTTCGATTTCGAACTATTACAGAGTCAATGGATGTCAAGCATAATCGAACTTGTATCTGGATGTAACAAGGTATGCGATTTTATTAATGGAATTAGAGTAGTAGATAATACTCGAGACGGTAGCGTAATGTATAGAATGGAATTTTGGGTAAATAATGTAGTAAATAAAAAAGCAATTGATGAATTATTAAAATCCAAAGATTTTGATTTGGGTATGTACAAATTTATGTATAGAATACATAAGACTATGAAAGAATAATTAAATAATTTAATTATTTTTTTTTAAAAATATTTCGTATCATTAAAGAATGGATTTTGGACGCAAAGGCGATAATAAACGCGCAATGGACTTAATGTGGAAATCTGGTATGTCGCTCAAACAAGCATGGAAAGTTGTTAAGGGAAAAACGAAATCTAAATCAAGACCTACTAGAAGAAATTGTTTTGGAGCCCGCGACGGTATGTGCCCTCAAGGATACGAAATTAATCCAGGTACGGGTAGAATGCGTAAAATATGTGAATTTGGTCGTGATCCGGTTACCGGAAAATGTTTAAAAGGTCCCAGAGCGTTTAAAGCGGTACCTGATGGTTACGAGTACAATGCACAAACAGGGAAATATCGTAAGATATGTGAATATGGTAGAGACATGAAGACCGGACGATGCTTACCTATGCCTAGAGTAGCGGGTATTAAAGAAGGATACGAAATTAACCCAGAAACGGGAAGACTACGTAAAGTGTGCGTTTATGGAAGAAACATTAATGGTAGATGCTTCGGCAGACCAATGGACCAAACAATTCCTCCTCGTATGGGATATGAGTATGCACCTAATGGTAAATTGCGAAAAATTTGTTTATATGGTCGTGACCCAGTGTCTGGAAGATGTATGGGAAAACCACGACTTGGTCCAGTTGGAATTCCCGAAGGATATGAAGTTAATCCAGGTACCGGAAGATATCGCAAGATGTGTCTACCGGGATATTACAGAACCCCTAGAGGTAGATGTGTACCTATGAAACAAGCGCTACAATATGAAGATGCGATGGAATATCCAGAGAGTCCGTTGATTAGCGGAAACCCATTCGACGCAGACTATCTTGATACAGATCCGTTTCCTTCCAGATTTAATCCATTTGACGACGATCCTATAAGCTCAAGTACATCTGCATGTCCGCCTTCTAATCCGTTCTGTCCACAACCCGATGACGACGACTATGATCCGTTTAGTGTATTTTCATTCGGTAAAAAAAGAAGATCTAGAGCTCGTCCCAGGACTAGACGAAGCTGTTTTGGATCGTGTTCATCATGTGAAATGTATAATTAAATTAGATTAAATTAATGTGTAAATTAATGTGTAAATTAAATGTGATATTTAATTTTTTAATTCGATATAAAATTAAATATTATAATATAATATAATGGAACCGATATTGTCTGAAGAATCTAATAGATACGTTCTGTTGCCTATTGTCTGGACAGATGTATGGGCTGCTTACAAAAATCATATGAAAGCGTTTTGGACAGCCGAAGAAATTGATTTTCCAGCTGATATTTCTGACTGGGAAAAATTAAATACGGATGAAAAAAAATTTATTTCTAACGTTTTGTCTTTCTTCGCAGGATCTGACGGTATTATTTTTGAAAATTTATCTATTAATTTCATCGACGAAATTAAAGTTCCGGAGATTAGAGCTTTTTACGGGTTTCAAGCTGCCATGGAAACAGTTCATTCTGAGACTTACGCCCTTATGATAGATACTTATGTTTCAGACACTAAAGAAAAACTCAAAATTTTGAATGGAATAAAAGAACTTTCTGGTGTAAAGAAAAAGGCTGAATGGACTCAAAAGTGGCTAAATAAGGATATTCCATTTCAAGAAAGACTTGTTGCGTTTACAATTGTAGAAGGTCTATTTTTCGCAGGCTCTTTTTGTGCTATATTTTGGTTGAAATATGTAAAAGGTTTGATGACGAAGGCACTTGGAAAAAGTAATGAACTTATAGCGAGAGACGAGTCGCTACACACGGATTTCGGAGTTTTGTTATATTCACATATTCAAAATAGATTATCAACAGACGTAATGTACAATATGATGAAATCTGCCGTAGAAATTGAAAAAGAATTCATCTGTGATTCTCTTTCGTGTGATTTAATCGGAATAAATGCAAAGTCTATGGAAGAATATATCGAATTTCAAGCCGATAGACTCTTACAAAAATTTGGATATAATAAGATTTACAACGCAGTTTGTCCGTTTAGTTTTATGGACGCTATGTCTCTAGATGGTAAAAGTAATTTTTTCGAACAGCGTGTTACAGACTATAATAGACCTGAGCAAAATGCCGATAAAAAATTAGAATACATGGATGATTTTTAAATATTCTTTATCTTGTAGTGATTTTCGACTTAATTAAATTGCGATTTAAAATATGGTTTAAAAATTACTTAAATTAAATTACTGTAACGGAATGACTGAAATGATCTCAATCGATGAATATAGAGAACATTTTTTTTCTGAAAAAGAAGAATGGAATAATTTTTATAATCCTAAAAGATGCTCAATTGAAGCATTGACAAGAATAGAAATTAAAAATAGAGGAATTGGTCCTGAGAAAAAAGTTTATATGTGTTCTACAATAGAATCTGGACCATATTATGATCCAAATTCTCTACACGTACATATATGGAAAAATTCAAAATTAATTTCAAACTTTGATTCTGAACAAAATCCAACAAAACCGTGTATCGAATTTACAAATATTAAATCAGGTGTATTCTGTTGTATTTGCCACATTAAAAATAGAAATAGTACTTTTAAATGGAATCCAATATACGATGAACAGGAGGAACAGAAAGAGATTTATGTAAATAGAAACTCTTATTCAATAGACGATTGCATAGAGAATCCTAAAATTTTTCAAGTTATTAAAATTGAACCAGAAAAATTTTGTGAGCCATTAAATAGAGGCACCTTAAATTGGGTAAAATTAGTATCTAAAGTTAATTATACTTTAAAATTTACTAAGATTATGTATCCAATTTCTATTCATAAATCGTTGTATCTTTGGCCGTGGGATATGTCGTTTTATAAACAGATGAAACTTAAAATTCCAGATTATAAAAAATCTGTAATTTTTATTAAAAATGAAGACGATAAATTTAGAACTAACTATTCGTATATAAGTAAATAACGGATAATGGATAGTTACTCGTTAAAAATTTCAAAATAAAGTATTTTTAATTTCATAATGAGTGATTCTGATAGAATTAGTCAATTAGAGAAAGACATCAAAGAAATCAAGAGTAAAATTAGAAAAGATAAAAAAGAAAATCCGGATTATAAAAAAAAAGAGCCGAGTGAATATAACAAATTTATTAAAAAATATGTCGAAAATGCTAGAAAAAAAGACGGAGAAGAATATGATCATAAAAAAACGTTTAGTAAAGCGGCTGCGGAATGGGGAATATCTAAAAAAAATTCTGAAGATAAAAAAGATGCTTTAAAATTGATATAAAATTATATAGTAATATATAGTAATATATAAATGTACGCATTTTATACAGAGTGTTGCGACGTAGATATTTCCGATAAAAATCTAAACGTTTACGTCAAGATTTTAGAAGATAACGTTAGCTCTTTAGATTTAATTAATTTTAATGTGTTGATTTGTATGTTTTTACTTGCGTGTATTATTTCTTTTTTATGTAGAAGCGACAATAAATATAAAAAATATGTAGCTATTAACACAATAGAACCAAAATTGATAAAAACTTAATAAAACTGATAAATTGATAAATTGTAAGTATTACATCAAATTTCTTAATATAATCTTATACATGATTTTGAACTCCGACCCATGATCGTCGTCTCGCCATTGCACATGATTTAACGCTGTATGCGTTAACTCATGTGCTATAAGATTTTTTAAAGACTTAATAGTTTCCAGTTTTCCATTTTTTCGTAGAGTTAAAAAAATTATTCTATACTTTGCTCGTAAATTCTCATCTGGGCCAATATTTATTTCATTTGTAAAGTGTACCTTCTTAGGTTTATTTAAACCTTCAAATTTTATACTAAGCTGATCTTTTTCGAGCTGCATTTCCTGTAATATAAATGGTGTATTTATTAATAATTCTACTTCCGGGGTGATCATTTCATTTTCAAGTATGGAAGCGAAACAATCTAAAATTAATTTATTAATATTTGTTAATAATATAGCCGCTTTTACAGCATCTGGATATTTTAAAACTTTTAAGCCAAAAATTGTTATGTAATTTTTATTTTCATCAAAATCCCACAATTCATATCTTTGATTCATTATTAATATTATATTAATTATTATATAAAATAATATTTACACTTTTGTCTTTTTGAGGTATAGCTTTAATAATAGGTTTTTTGTAAGTAAATGTAGGTTTAAATGTAGATTTATTATTTTTTAAAGAAGGTTTGTAAGTTATAGTTCTTCCACGCATATTATTGTAATTTCGTTTTTTATTTGGAATCTTCACGTTTGTTTTCACATTTGTTTTGATTTGCATTTGAATAATTTGAATATACACTCTAAATGGTAATACTTTGGCAATTTTTGGTATTAAGCCCTTAGCTGTCGGTAATGTATTTATTATAAAAGGAAATTCTTTAACACGCTTATCCTGTCTTAAAATTTTTGCGTAAAATCTATCTACGATTATTATGTTAGTCATTATGTCACCCATTTTAAGCAATTTTAATAAAACTTTAAAACTCTTTGGAGAGTTTTTTAAAAGATAAACGGTTTTCATTCATATATTTTATATTTTATAATTATAATAATTTTTTTTTATAAAGTTAAAATATATAATAATATATTATAATTAATAATGTCTGGAGATCTAGATTTTCCAGATTATAAAGTAAATATTCACGAACCTTCTGAAAATGGAAACGAAGATGAATTAGATCCATATTTAGATGACGAAACATTTCATATAGTCCCAGATCGTGTTAGAAGTCTTGAAAACTATATAAATTTATTATCAGAATCTATATCTGTAGGATCTATTTCTCAATCTGAATTTGATAGTGAAATACTCAAAACGACGTATTATTTGGACAGTCTAACAAAAAAATATAACATAGTTACAGAGGCTAAGCAAAAAATTATAGAAGATGCTAGAATTTTGAGAAAAGAGGCCACCGAAGCATATAAAATAGGTGCTATCTCTGAAGAAAAATTTAACGAAATTTATACAAGTGCTATAAGAACTGAATATTCTATTTTGAAAAGTTCTGAAATTGAAGATAGAGATGATTCTATAGGTTTACGTGTAAATTCAATGGCTGATTTAACACTTGATGAAAAATTAGAAAAATTAGAAAAATTAGAAGATAAACAAATTAGAAATGTAGCTAAAAAACACAAGATACAGTTTCCAAAAGTACCACGAGGTAAAACCGAAACGGAAATTGATACGTATTATAAAAAAAAGACAACGGGCATTCTTCAAGAGGAAGACATAGAAATTGAAATGTATTTACAACAGCAGCTAGAAGCAAAAAAATTAGTTGACTATCATACTACATCTTTTGAAGTTTCAAAAATTTTTTATAATGCTACCACAGGTAAACCAGATTTCGATTTTAAGATCGTACAGTCAATTAGAGGTGATATCGAAAAAATAAAACGAGATGATATAAAACAGCAAATTTTAGATCCCCAGGAAAAGGCGTATGTTAATAGATTGAACGAGCTTAAATCTATGTTAAGAAAAATGTCTAGATCTCAGATGATTAAATGTGCCGATGTTCAACTTTATGATTTACTTACATTTATAGACAAATTACGCTCTTCAAAACAGTATGCGTTCAAATTTAAGTCTCGGCCAAGTGAATTAGATATTGAAGGTCAGATTTTAGCAGATAACGAATTTTATAAATTACCGGTAGAAAAACTTCTAATTGGATACGATTATAACAGACCAAATGTTTACACAATAGAAGATAAAAAAAGTTCTCAGGTTCTAAATTTCAATGAAATTGGTAACTTAGGATATTTAGCTTTAAAGGAAGGTAAAAATCCACTGAAATCAATTAGTTCAGAAGAAGACGAAGACACTAGCGGTGATGCTGATATCGACATCGACGATTATTCAACTGTTGTACCTTTTCAAGATGAACTGTATTTACAATTAAATTCGCAGTCTGGAAATTTTACAGACGTTATTGAGGTGTGGGAAATACATTTAGATTTTATAGACGGTTCTAAAAAAACTCTTAGATACACAACCTTTGAAGATTTTTTATTAGTCTTTAAACAATTATTAATCAATAAATGTAATGGCTTAAAAAAAAAAGAACAGGAAGACGTCTCTGATCTATTAACCAAACCTGGAAATATAAAATATCCACGACTTAAACCAAGAAATGCCCCATTTTTAATTGGTCAAAAAATAGAAACAAAATCTCCAGAAGAGCTTCGATACGAGTATTACACCAAAGTTGCTGATGCAGATGCAGATGCAGACGCCGATACAGATACAGATACAGATACATCAAGACGATTTGAAATAGAACTTAGTGACCCGATTCCGCTTAAAATGGCATCTAATCCAGAAGATAGCGCTAATATTAAAATTTTGTTAAACAAGATTATGCAAATCGATTATTACTTAATTTTTAAAATGGATAAACAAAAAAAATTATCTACTGCACAAATTTCATCGAGAGAATTACTACAAAAAGAATCTGAAATATATAAAATGAGAGAATTTGGTCTCGAAAAATTAATTAATTACATAAGTTTAACAGACCCCGGTGCTAGTGAAGTAATAAAAGACATAGAATCTGATATTTTTAGTTTTTCTAGTGAAAATTACGCATTTAACATTAAAAAAGTTATATTTATATTCGATAACTTCCCTGAAAAAATGGAAGACGTAATTTTAAGTAAAACAAACGGAAGCGGAACTGGACAATCATCTATTAAAGATTTATTGGTTTATGAAACCCCGTCTAGCTTAGAAGCTGAAAAAATAAGTATTAAAACAGATGATGATAAACAATCTAAAATAAATGAATTACTAGAATGGAAACCGAATACACAATTATATGATTCACATGAAGATGAACTTTTGGCTTCTAATCACGATTTTCTAAAATTTACAAGATTACATCCCGAGCTTAAAAATATCGAATTTAATCAGATAATGTCTGAATATTCAGAAAAAATTCAGTGGCAACGATCTATATTTAATTATAATAAACTTGACGTACCATCTGGAATGATAGAATTGAATTTTAGACTTAGATTTCTTTTACGTCAAAGGAATAGACTACCATCTAGAAGAATATTTAAACTTGCTACAATTTCTACAAGAGTTGATAAACAGGAAGACTTAGAAAGAACTTTTGGAGTTTGTAAATTAAAAGATTATAAAAAATTTTCATTTCACGCCGAAAGAATAATTTATTCACTTTCAAAAACACCAGAAGATTATATGTATTACAATTATATAATAAACGACAAATTTAAATTGATATGTAATAGTTTAATAGCTTTTCAAGAAAATGCTATGATTGACGAATTTGATATGATATCTATACTTATTAAATTTATAATTAATAATGGAGACTTTACTAAAAAAGACATCGAAAAACTAGTAAATTTTTCCAGAGAAATATCTGAAGATAATATAAAATTATATATATCTACATTAAAACAGGATGAACTAAGAGCTCACGATGCGTATAGATTATCAAAAATCGACGCAGGTGAACCAATAACACCTGGTCAAGTGTTATATTCTGATGCTAGTAAAATCGCTGAGAGCGAAGCCGAGTTAGCTATTCAGCTTGCATTAATATATGAAAGTAACAATAAATACGTTCCTCCAGTAGTTTACGATGTGCTACCAGATGAAATACGTCCCAAAAAATATTTTTTGATAAATGGACAGTATATATACGGTGGTTTTTTTCCCCCTTTCGTGAGATGGGATGAGAATTTAGTACCATCTGTAAATTATACACGCAACGATTTAGTACAATTATCCGGAATGCTTGCTATCCCAACTTTATCAAGTGATTCAAATTATCAAATTTACGAGAAAATTAGAAAAATTATAGACGATAAAGAATCATCTCCAAATGTAGATATAAATTTAATAAGAAATAGATTTAATGCTGAACTAACAACTCCGTACGAGTATCTCAAAATTCCGGTAAAAGCTATAATTTACACAATTAGACCTAGATATGGCGTTCCTTTACCCGGGGAAGTATATAATGTGATATTAGATAAAACAAATGTCTATGGAGTACCATTTAAATTTATAAATGGCGTTCCTGTATATAGTAGTAAATTAAAAGAATTAGTAGAAAATAAATTTGTTATAATCGAAGGGCCGAGTTTGTACGAAGAAACGTCTGAAACTAATTTTATGAAAAGTAATTATTACATATTAATAGAATATTCAGATTCTCGTGGATTAAAAATATTTTTTAAAGAAGGTGTTTCTAAAAAAAGAATAATACAAAAAAATCCAGGATATTCTGCTTGTGATAGATTTAACGATCAGGTTTCGTGTAACGATCCTAATTCTTACTCGTTGGAATTAAAGGGAAAAAGATATAAATGTATATGGAAAAAAACATGCGTAATTTTAGACGATTCAAAAATTTTTGAAGACTTTCCTAATTTTAACATCGATAAAGTGAGATTTCTAGAAACTTATAAACAAAGTTCTTGGAGTAGCGCCGTAGAAAAATCTTTAAAGTATATAGAAGATAAAATTGTATCAGAAAAGTTGTCACCGGGAGACATAGACACCTTAAAAAATAGTCAGAAACAGAAACTATATAATTATTACATTGAATTATATAATCACGATTTTCCAAAAGACGTGGGAGAAACTTCAACATCTATATCAGCATCTACATCATCATCTGAAGTTGTACATGATAAATCTTTATTAAGCGATTTTATTGGAGACATTTTAACCGGAGATTTTATTGGAGACATTTTAAAACCCGATATACCTAGACCTGAATACATTCAAACAATTCAGGAAGGATATGTTAAATTTACTATATACAAGCATAAAAAAACAGAAAGTGTAACAAGTGTAGATAATGTAGTTTTGAACGAGAATTATAACATTTATACGAACGGGACTTACGTAAATATCGTTCCAAATGTATTCATCAGTGGTGAAAACACGTACATATGTACAACCAGCGACGGAAGAACCTTAAAAGTTAATAAAACAGATATATACAAGGTAAATGGAAATACTCTAAAAGTAATACCTATATTCTGTATAGTTAAAAAAGAAGATTTTCCATTTTTAAGTGAAAGAGTTGGATATTATTGGATTCATAGAGAAAAACTTAAAATTAGACGTTACGATCAAAACGGGGAACCGGAGATACTTACTAGAGAACAAGATGTAATTCGATACGACGTACCTAGTAATTTTATAGAACCAACAGATAATTTACCCGACCTTCCTATAATTACTAGAGATAATATATTTGAAGCTATGTATAAAACGGCTTTCAATACCCTATCAAATTCGGTTGATCCTTTAATTTTTACTACTATTGAACAATTTAATGCTACAATAGAGGCAAAAAAATTCGCAGTAATTAACCGAATTAATTTAAAAGAGATAATTAAAATAGGTACTATTGGAATGGAAGACATTCGAAAAACACCTGGTATGAATTACGTTATTAACACAATTACACCCGAACAGATTCTTAAAATAATTACAGATGCTATAACCGATAAAGATATATCTGTTTTGTCTTCTTACTATTTAATGGGTGTAAAGGCTGAAATAAACAAGGATATTCTTACTGAGGCAAAGGAACTAATAGATTCTTATAAAAAAATTATTGTGGAAGATGTGCCTATCGACATCAAGCCTACATCTACATTAGATACAGGGAATGTTGTAAGTTATGTAATTAAAAGACCCGGTAAAGCTAGAGAAGAAGTTGAATAATAATTTCGTTTATTATTACGATTAAAATTGTTTTTTAATAATAATTTTAAATGCCGGTATCTATGATAGTTGTTTTTCACAAAGATTGTAAAGCATCTACAGATTTTATAGTTTTGGTATCAAAACTACAAGGTTATGAAATTGAATACATAGATCTTAAAACGGATAAATTTGAATCAGACATAATCATAGATGTAGTACCTTTGATAATAATCGATAATAAAGAATCCGGGATTTATAAAGGAAAAGATGCATTCACCAAAATAGACGACTTATTAAAAAATCCAGCTAAAAAACCGGTTGTAAATTCATTGAAATATGACCACGTATCAAATTTTATAGCAGAAGAAGCAAAAGGATCTAGTTCTAAAATCGACTTAGAATCTAGTCGAAAATCGCGTTAATAATTTGTATTTTAATTATTGCATCTACATTATATCAAATGGACAAACACCAAATGCCTGATTTTTCTCAAATAATGAAAATTGCGCAGCAAGTTGCTAGTAAAATAGATCCACCTTCTGAACTTAAAAGTGGTAGAGTTTTAACCGAGGATGAAATGAATAAAGCTATATCATCTTTGGCAAAATCAGTTACTCAGGCTGTTACACCAGAAATGTTTCAATCGATGGCGCATCCAGATAAAAAAAAGAAAGGCCATTCAGCTTTACCATTAAAAAATTCTAAAGAGTCTTCAAAAATTTCTTTTGTAGATGAACCAATACCAGAAGAATCTGTTTCAACTGAAGATACTACCCCAGGAGAGGAATCTGTAACCACTGAAATGTCCGATAAAAAGAAAAAAAATAAAAAGACTAGGGTTGTTGAAATTGACTCGGATTGTTCAGAAGATATAGAAAATACAGCTATGAGGACTAATGATATGTCCTTTACATTAACTGTTAAATTAGAAGAACTTTATAATGGAACTAGAAAAAAATTAGCGATTAGGCGCCAAAAGATAGGAAACGACCGTTCATATTTTGAAGAAAAGAAAAAATTAGCCATTAAAATAGAACCAGGTATGCTCGAAGATCAAGTTATTAGATTCAATCATCTATCCGATGAAAAAATAGGTTACGAAACCGGTGATGTTGTCGTTACGTTAGATGTAGAGGAACACGCGTATTTTATGCGAGATGGTAATAATTTGTTAGTTGAAAAAGAAATTTCATTAGCAGAGGCATATAATCCAATTGTTTACATTGAACATCTAAACGGTAAAACTCTAAGGATAACGGGAGAAGCTTTAAACGTATTTACAGACGAGGATACGATGCTTAAAAAGGTGCCCGGATGTGGTATGCCTATATTAGGTGAAAAAAATAAGTTCGGAGACTTATTTATAAGATTTAAGTGTGTTAACAAAACTAAAATTACTCCTGAAATTATCGATGTGTTAAATAAAGTATTTCCACCCCTACTAGTAATTCCGGATGTAAAAGAATCGGATATTATCGATAAAAAACTTGAAACTGTAACTGAATCAGATCTAGAATTTTTGGAATCAGATTCAGATGAATACGATTCGGATGAAGAATTTACCGATTCAGATTGCGATTCTGATTGTGAATCCGAATAAAGTAATTTAAAAGAGTGGTGTATTTATTTTTAATCGTAGATGTTAAAACTCGGTTGGGAATTTTTAATTTTAAACCCTTTCGACGAAATCGTACTTCAATCTAGTCAAAAATTATATAATAAAAATTATAATGATTCTTATTATAAATTTATTGAAGAATTGTGTATTCCGGGGCCTAAAGAAATATTTGAAGACAAAAGTCTATTTACATTTTATATTTCTTGCTCTGGAAATAACGATAAGATAGAATTAGAAGAAAAATTTTATATAACGTTTCTAAAAAGTGTATTTCTAAAAACTAAATATAAACAAATTAAAAAGGACCTACAAAATTATTATAACGAGTACGATATTAATATAAGAAATTTATATAAATCCGGTGATTATATATTTTTAATTATTGAGAAAATAAGTGACTAAAAGTACTGCTAAACTTATTATTAGTTCTTTTGAATACATGAAGAAGTCTAAATCAAGGTACTTGGAAATATTTGAATCTAAAATTTTATATATTAGAATATCTAAAATTTTGGTTATAACAAAATTAATAATAAGTTGAATAGAAAAAAAGTCGAGTTTGGATTTCATTTTAATAATTATAAAAGATTTTAATTATTTAATAATTTAATAATTATCGTTGGTACCAATGAACAGCAACATAATCACAATTAATATTTTTATGGTCTAATCTAGACGCATTACACCAGTCTAATTCTCTAATAATAATTTTATCTCTATAAAATCTATAAACATACGTAAAGTATATTTCATACTCAGATGCTCCAGACATATTATAATCTTTAGAATCTATAACATTTAAAAATATTTTCCAAAATGGGATATTTTCATGTCTATTTTCTACAAAGAAAAACAGGGAATTTAAGATATCCGTGTTTACAATCATGTGGTGGGAAATACCTGAAAGTGGATGTACCTTTTCTAATAATGGATGTAATTTATTCATGTGGTTAAAATAGGGTACGTGATATTCGTTACCCGTTGTATATATATATCTTTCACTGGAGTCTATAAATTCAGTTGGTTTTAAAAAAAATACATCTGAATCTATAATTAAATAATTCTTAAGTATATCAGGTATTGTATTACCTGCGTATAATTTCAGCAATTGTTGTAAATACCATCCATTTCTTTCACATTTTCCAAATTTTGAATTTAAATCGTTCATATTAAATGGAAATATCGTTTCGTCTATTGTAATTGTCCCTTCTATAGTTATTGGAGTAGCACATATGAGATATATATTTCTATAACCAATTACATTTTTTTTAGTATAGTGAATGGTATCGTTTATTATATCGCAATCTTTTGGTCCCACGCATATAATTATATCAAATAAATTTAAATTTTTATTCATAATATTATTATATTATATTTATATAATAACAATATGTATCAAACGCTTTTATTGACAATTGCTTATTTACTAAATTACAATATAAACGTTATTAATTCGAAAATGGACTTAATTAAAAAAACAATTGTAAAACCGGAGTATAATTTTACTCAAAAATTAAAATTAGGTAGAGAATTATCTAAATTAAAAAAAGATCGTTACATTGCTATTATCACAGAGGATCTTGAATAATTTTAGGATTATACCAGTAAGGAATTTCAGTATTTCTCCATTTAGCAAAATGTGTCTTTTCTGTGTTATAATATTTATGATAAGCGGAAGTATCGCGTGTCTGTTTACACCTTTGTGGCATAGCCTGATGAAGTTTAGTTATGTTTCCTTTTGGGATATTTACCGGAATAAAAGATAAACATGCTTCTAATTTAATTTGACACATGTGTATCTTTCCGTATCTCCGGGTATATTCTTTACATAAATGTATAAACAAATCATATAGCCACGAATAATTACCAGAGGTAGTTCTAGCCCAAACTGTACACGGGTTGTTTTTAAAGGCAATTTTATACAATTTTGGATTTTTATAGTTTCCACACACATGATGAGCCGTACATAACATTTGAGCGTATTCTAATATCATCTTGATAACGTGAGAGTCGCAGTGCATCCTTGCGCAAACATACGGACATATCGATAAAAAGAATATATTCATTTGAGAATATTCATTAGATTTAATCTCAATTTCTTATACATCCATAAAAATAGCAATTACATTGTAATGTATTATATTATTTCTTGAGCAGCCTTGACATCTCTATAACGAATATTTGTAGCCGTAATACCATAATCATCTTCAATTACTTCAAATTCAAAACCTACGCGCCCTTTTCGTGAAACGTATCCTTCTTCGGTTCTAATTGTTCCATTTGTTGTATCGTAAAACATAATTTTATAAATGTGTCCAATTCTAAGAAAATAAGCAAAATCTTGCCATGTACGTGTTATAGCCATATTTAATTATAATTATAATTATGAAATATTTTAAATTTATAATATTTCTTGGGCAGCCCTTAAATCTCTATAACGAATAAATATAGTGTATTGCTCGTTTCCAATAACTTCAAATTCAAATCCTATGCGTACCTTTCTCCAAACCCAGCCTTCTTCAGTTCTAGTCGTTCCAATTTCTTCATCGTAAAACATTATTTTATAAAAGTGACCAGGTCTAAGAAAATAAGCAAAATCTTGCCATGTACGTGTTATAGCCATATTTAATTATAATTTATAAAATATTTTAATTGGGATTATATATCTGTACGGTGTGGGGTTCGAACCCACGAGGCTTTCGCCAGCAGATCTTAAGTCTGCCCCCTTAGACCACTCGGGCAACCGTACAGGTATATAATATATTCATTTTTTAATTTTATTGAATGTAATTCTTCATTATTGTAATTATAGATAAATCATTCCTTTATATCTTTTTAAAAAAAATTATTAGTTTATAGTTGTGTTTTTTATAGGTGTTTATTGTATAAATTTTATAACTCCAAAATTTTTCACTCAATTGAGAAGAATCAAAATTATTAGGAACTTTTAATGCCACAAATCTAGTAAAATGATAAATATTATCAATTATTTCCAATACATTAACACCGTCAAGATTTAAAACTACATTATCCTCGTTTTTATAGTTCGACCCACCCCACGGTGGATCTATAAATACCAAGTCTTGTTGAATTGTGTACATTATATCATTATATGAACAGTTATAGTTCACACTTTTTGTGGTATTATTTTTCAAAATTTTAAAGATGTCAGGGTCCTTTTCAATTGCTATTACGACCTTAAAATCTTTTTCAAAAAAAGTTGTATTTCCTCCTATACAGGCGGTAGCATCGGTTATAACACTATCGAAATTTATGTATTTCTTTATAATATCGTTAATTTGTAATGCCTGAGAAGGTGTTGTATATATATTTAGCAAGTTGTCCGGAACTGCTATAATTTTTTAATTATTTAATAATATATTTTATTTTTAAATTGGATTACTAATATTAATCTAAAACTGAAGCAGTTGTCCTCATTGCTTCCGGTAATAGTCCTTTAATTATATCAAATGTAACTTTTCCTATTCCCTTTAACTTTTTCAATTCATTTAAGTTTCCAGGTGTAATTTCGTAGTCTAAATCATAAATAACTTTTGCTGCAGTACGGTAAGCAAACCAACTTCTACTTTCCTCTTCTTTTTTTTCGGAAGCAATTTGATTTAGTACATTTGAGATATATCTATTAACGTTATATTTGCGCGTCGGAGGAGGTTTTCGAACTATTTCAGGAAGTGATTCCCAAGGTCTAAGTCTATCTATATCGTTGAAATGTTTATTTAATAATTGTGCGTAAATTGCTGAATCAGTTCCCATAGTTGGTACATAAACTGCAAATAGTGCTCTATTGACACGTCCTTCGTCTACTCTCTGTGGAAAATTCGTTGGAATTTTATATTGAGCCACGGCAGTTCGTATTCCAGGAGGTAAATAATTTGTAGCCGCGTCATCCCAAGGAAGAGCACCCCTAATACTCGGCCACTGTTGAGCTGGATAGTATTTCCAATGCGGATCTCTCCAAGATCCAACGATATACATTTCCCCATTAGTTTGGTTAGTCATATATACAGGCGTATCATGCTGTTTAGACTTTAAAATCGGATTAACAACTCGTGTTTCACCCATCCGAGGCATGCCAAAATCTAGTTTGTAATAAAATGTATATTTTGGGTTCATTAATATAATTTATAATATACTAATATTATAAAATTAATGAAAAGAAAAAATTATGATCAAGATGAAATATTCGACATTACAAATTATAAATTAAATACATTAGAAAATTTAATAGAAATGATAAACGATTATTCTCAGAAAACTTTGCCTTCTAAAAAATATAGAAGAAATTATCCTTCAAAAATGAAACTTTTACCAGATATATTAGACAATTTAATAGAATTAAATAATATGATAGGAATGAACAAATTAAAGTCGCAGATAATAGATCAGATTTTATTTTTTATTCATGGAATACAAGATGTTATAATGTTACATACTGTATTAGAAGGGCCACCTGGTACGGGTAAAACTACTGTTGCCGAACTTTTAGCAAAAATTTATTCTAAACTTGGAATATTCAAAAAAGTTAAATTTAATGTAGTTAAACGTTCCGATTTAATTTCAGAATATTTAGGAGGAACAACTGTAAAAACTTTAGAAACTTTAAATAGATGTAAAAACGGGGTGATGTTAATAGACGAGGCTTATTCTTTGGGTTCTAACGGGTCTGAAGACATTTATGCTAAAGAATGTCTAGATACAATAAATCAATATCTTTCAGAGAACGTAGATAAAATTATTTGTATAATAGCGGGATATAAACATGAATTGGATTCATGTTTTTTTTCGTTGAATCCGGGGCTAAGAAGAAGATTTCCTTGGACTTTTACAATAGAAAATTATAATGCAGAAGAACTTACCCAAATTTTTTATAAAATAATAAAAGAAAAAGAATGGGAAACAACATGTGAAAAAAAAGATATAATTAACGTAATAAATAAAAATTTACATTTATTCGATGGAAATGGTGGTGATATCAACTCGATTATAGAAAAATCGATAATAATAAATGTCAGAAATAATTTTGGAAAATGTAACTATTATACAATTCAATTGAGGGACGTTTTAGAAGCGATAGACATATATGTTACAACTAAAACCAATCAGCTAAATTTATCTCTGCCCCCGTTTGGTATGTATAATTAAGAATTGTTTCGTAAAATTATTATTGTTAATACTTAATTAATATAAATGTATTTAAGTATTAACATCTAAGTACTTTAACTATGACCTCTTGCTTAATATGTGGCTGTGTTAAAAATTGTGAGCGCTATTTGGATGATGTTTTTAAAAATATAGAAAAAATACAGTCTTTGTTTGAAAAATCTAAAATACTAATTAGTTTTGATATTTCAGACGATTATAGTCTAAAAAAGCTTGCTCAACTAAAATCAGGTTATAATATGGATATTATAATTAATAAAGATCCGTTAACAAATAGCAGAACAGTTAATATACAGCAAGCACGTAATAAAATGCTTAATAAAATTTATCAAGAATACAATGACTTTACTTATTTTATAATGATTGATATGGATGATGTATCTTCACAGCCTATTAATATAGATATATTGAAAGAAGGATTAGACAAACAAACTATGTGGGACGGTCTATTTTTCAATAATGAAAATTATTACGATTTTTGGGCGTTAAATTTTAAAGATTTTCAATATTCTTGTTGGCATTCAAGTGATGTTAAAAAATTAATAAATTTAATGAATAGTGAATTTAAAAAAGAATGTAAAAATAGTGAATTTATTGAATGTCAATCTGCGTTTGGCGGTTTTGGTATTTATAAAATTAACAAATTTATTAATTGTTATTATCGTAGTTTAATAGATTTGTCTTTATTTGATGCACGGGCGATTAAAAATATATTTAATAAATATAAAATTATTTATAATATAAATTCTCAAATATACGATTGTGAGCACAGATATTTTCATTTAAATGCTATTAGTAATAATAATGTTCGATTACGAATATATAACAAGAATTTATTTCCAGCTTATATTGGAGAGCATACAAAAATTTTGTCTTAATTTTCTATAGTATTCATTATTACATATTTCTCAAGTACTTGTTTATGTACGTTTGCCAAATTGTATGTAAAATTTCGTAACCTATTTAAATTGTTACTGAAAATATCTTGATTGTTTCCTGTAAACGCAACATCGTTGTTTATATTATATCTTGGTTGTCCTCCGTTGTTCCCTGCATAGTGATTTTTTAACGGGTATAAATAATCCGGGCTATAAACCATATTATACCAATCGTCGCAGCACCAATTTTTAATCTCTTCCGGAAAATACCATCCAAATATTTCCATATGTTTTCTCGATACAAAAGATTGAGTTAAAATGCGATTATTGTTATTGATTGGACCTGTTAATCCAATATTATTGTGAGTTTGTAACATTATAATGCAGTCATTTATCCAACCCTTTGTCTTAAAAACTATATCATCGCCACATTGATAAAAATAATCATAATCGTTGTCATACGCTTTTTTAAATAATATATTCCACATAATGGTACAGTGCCCTTTTGGAACGTTATTATTATCATATACTATAAATTCAAATTCTATGTTTGGAAATGCTTTTGTAAATTTTGTTATTTCTTCTTGTTCTTTAATATTATCAAAAATCCGATCATTTGCGTCAATGCCTATATAAAATTTGTATTTATGTTCTTTATCACAAGTAAGTAAAAATGTTTTTAATGTCATAATGTATAAATAACTCTCCTTAATATTTGTCCAGTTATCTCTCTTATTGCTCGTCGTAATAATTAGCATTGCTATTTTTAATCCTTGCTTTTCGCTAATAACATCAGCCATATTTTAAATATTACGTATATACTAAACTATAAATATATATGTTTAAGTCTTTTTATATGTTATAACTTATAATCTTTATTGATTGAAATTATCTCATTAATCACGTTATTTAGCTTTAATTATAATAAATTGTCATATTATAATATATTATAATCACCTAATGATTTCATATAAAAAAATAGACCTATTAAATTTACATATCAAAAATAACTCTATTTTTCATAATGATAGCAGTTTAATAATAAAATCGCCTATTATAAATTACGATCTTAAAGATGAAAAATTAGTTCTTAAAATTAACGGCGATTCTGACGCACACATTACGTTCATAACTATATGCTCTTACATCGAAAGATTATTTAAGAATTCAAATATTAAAACAGACATAATTAAAAATAGAAACGATATAGATAATAGAAGCGTTATTATTTTATTAAGCGAAAATTGTAAATTTTACGATATAGATAGAGAAGAGATCTTCAAAAACAATATTAAAAATTCTGGAAAAATAATTTGTTCATTTTTATGTGAAGAAGGAAAATTAAAATTATCTCAGCTACTACAAATCAAATAATTTTAATATACCTTTTAATTTACCTTTTAATTTCGTTACAATGTTTAAATTTAAAATATTATTTTAAAATAAATGAGCGAAATCGAACCCGGTATTAAAAAAGATTTATTAATTTACGATCCAATTAAGACCGCTAAAAACATATATTATTCTAGAATTATGCACGAGTCTGAGGAAATAAGTTTTCAAATAGCAAAAAATAATATAGTACTGGATAAAACTAAAGGTAAAGCTATGGTAAATTTGGACGATAAAAGTTTAGAGTGTATAAATAAAATTTCAGAGGCTGTTATACAATTTACTTGTGAAAAAAGTAAAATTTGGTTTGGTAAACAGTTGAATCTAGAAGAATCCAAAGCTATATTTAAAAATAATTTAATTGATAACAAATTAAATTGTTATTACGACGAAAATTCTATTTTCTACGATTCTGAAAACACTAACCTAGAAATTTCAGAATTAAAAGATGAGCTTCACGGAATATGCTTAGTAAAATGCGACGTAGTAGTATATACAAAAACTTATTTTTTTATCAAATGGGAGATAAGCCAGTTTAAAATTAAACCCGAAAAAACAGCAATGCTTAATATTTACTTAACTGAATATAAAATAAAGGATTTACCGGAACATTCTCAATCTTACAGAGATGAAGAAATAGTTAAAAAACTTGACGATATAACTCTTTTTTAATACATTTCACTTTACATTTCACTTTACATTACATTACGATTTAAAGCTAAAAGTTATTAAATATTCAAAGTTACATGCAAGATATAATCAGGTGTATTAAAAATGTTAACGAAACACTTGGAAACTACTATAAAGAAAATGTATATCAAGCTGCTCTATGTGTTGAATTAAATCTATTCGGAATTTTATTTCAAAGTGAAGTTGTATTACCAATAAAATATAAAGGAATATGTATCGGTTACGAACGAGCGGATATAGTTATTTATTCAAAAGATGGGATCCCAGAATATATAATTGAGTTAAAATCTCAAAATACTAAACTATCTTTGAAGGAAGTTAATCAACTGAGAAAATATATTAAAAATCTGAGTTGTAATAACGGTTTACTTGTAAATTTTTTTGATGATATAGAAATAATTTACGTTACGGATTTTGCTCAATCTAAAATAGACACTTAATTAAAACTATTAAAATGATGTTCGTGACACTTCCCGGATATAAAATTAGCATCGAATACAAGAGGTTTATTAAGTGGTATTTTAACAACATCGAATAATCTTCGGTTATCATTTGGAACCTTTAATTTTTTTTTAAAAATTTTATTATAAAGTAAGTACAATGTCTCATGTGATAAAAAATTTATTAGTTTGAGCCAGATGTCAACGGTCGTTTTTCCTTTAATTCCAAAATTTTTAGTAAAATTGTAGTGTTGTTCGTCTTGATCTCTTAATCTATATACATGTGTTTCTTTTAATAATTTTTCTAGCATATCTATATTTACATTATTTAATATAACGTTAGTTTTAATAATGTAAGAACCTTCTAGAGTAAAAACTATATGAACCAAAGTACCTCTTTTAGCGTACATCATATTAATTGCCATATCTTCTCCAGATGGCCATCCATATTTTGTACCTTCATCTATGTAACACTGTAATGGATGTGTATGATAGTTAATTAATCCATGTGGGGTTTTCACACTAGACGCCTCGCCTTTTACACGATAGTCTTTCAAAAAACGTTTATCACATGTATCTCCATTACAATTTACATCGCTAAATAAAATTGATCCAGCTATTTCGTTCTTGTCTTTCAATAAAGAATATTTTATGTTTTCTACAAAATTTTTATCAATAATCCACTTTACTTTTTTTTTAGATTTCGTACACTTCATTTATTATATAAGTTATTTTTTAAGTTTTAAAATAATTTATAAAATATATTAATAATTATAGCATGTCCGAAACTTTGAATGTTAACGTTCTGGTTGCGGCAAAAGAAGAATATACTAGACAATTAGTTAATACAATTCAAAATGACGTATATGACATACTTAAAAGTATATTTAACGATTCTCAGGAAAAAAATTTAAGACGCAAAATTTCTTATTCCAATTTTCAAGCTGAACTCAAAGCAGTTCCATTGTGGACTTCTTATAAACTGGATTCTAAAATTAAAGACGTTATTAATAAATATGCGTTTCTAATGGATCTGATAACAGCGATTTTTGTAAGTCATGTAAAAATTCTAGCATGCGTAAGATTAAAGAGTGATAATAAATCTATTAAAATTAAAGTACCAAATTTAAATACATTCTTACACAAATTGCTTATAAAATGTTGCGAAACGTTATATTACGAACCTCAAACTATTAATTTTGAAAAATCTAGAGTAATAGAAATAATATCTATAGCAATAGAAGATACAATAGCAAATCAAATTCCAATTGAATACATACTAAACGAATATTTAGCGGGTGCATTTGACGAGGAACCAGATGAACAGAATTTACAAATGAATGAATTGAAATTAGAAGAACCCGAAATGTTAGACGAAGAAGTTTCTGATCACGAATCAGCGGCCGATTCTGAAGAAGGCGAATATAAAAATATACCTATATTACCAATTAAAAATAGACCTGGCTTTCAAGAATCTTTAAATACTGACCATAACATTGGAAGTACAAATTCGGGTATCGATTTAGATAGGAACATAAGCCCTGAAAATGAAAATGAAAATGAAACACCTGAAATTAAAACTAAAAACGAACCGACCCTCAATAAATCTACTAAAATAGAGGATAATTCTGATGAAGAATATTCGGACGAAGATTTATCAGGAGAAGAACTTTCAGACGACGAAGATCCTAAAGTTAAAAAGAATAGAAGTTTATTTTAACAAACGTAATAATAATTTGCGCCCAAATAGAGAGCATAAATAGTTACTAGACTTCCTAAAATACCATTTGTATATAAAACTGTATTTCTTTTTTCTTCATCTAGTTTAAGAGATAATAAAGACACTCCACATATTACTGAAATAATTAAATAAGTGTAAAATGTGTTAATATTTAAATATTCACTATAAAATGTTACGATTAAATTAGGAACTATTATAATAGTACATATTAAAACACCGATAACCGCTATTCCCATATTTTCAGAAAGATTATATTCTGATAAAAATTTTTTGAATAAAGTGTCTACAATTTCGTTAATGTCTGGGATCGAATTTATTGCCGCGTTTGTAATAATATCCGGAACAGATTTTGATACCTCATTTAATAGACTAGAACTAACTTTATCAATGTCGGGAAGTGGTACATTAGGAATTTTAGGGAGCTTAAAATTCATTTTATTAATAGTTTAGATATTAAAAAAAAAATAATTTATTCTATTAGTATGTCTTCTTTAAAAGATGTTATAAATTTACAAAAAAGACAACTAGATAGGTATAATGAATTGAAAAAAGACGTACTCAAAAAAATAACTAATAAAATATCTCATTTAGCAAAACATAATGAACTAAGATGTATATATACAGTTCCTAGATATATTTTTGGATTTTCAACTTACAAGGTTGAGGACATTACGTCTTTCTTATTTTTACATCTTAAGAAAGAGGGATTTTGTGTTGTGTTATTGAGCAATGACAAAATATTCATTTCGTGGGATATAAAAGATATGACTACCAATAACAAAAGAAAAAGCAAGATAAAATACGATTTAAGTAATATAAAACCGTTACTAAATATTACTAAACATTACTAAATATTAAATAGATTATTTGTAATATCTCTTCAAATACTTATCATAGTCTGGTGGTAGATTTAAATTATCTTTTATTTCAATTTTTAAAAAATTATCACTAGATCTATTGTAGAGATCGCTACAATTTTTAATTTTTTCTTTAATTTTTTCTAAATCTGTAATTTCGGGCAAATTAAATTCAGAATGAGCAAAATTTTTAATTTTATTAGAAATAAAATGCTCATCCCCGAAGTAGGACATATGCCACCCAGCCGATAAAATAGATGTGTAATTTCCAAGTCTAATTTCTGTAAAATTTTTATTTAATTCTGTATATTTTTTATAGGTCATTATTTTACCCGAATTCCATTTTTCTTTATTAATCGTATTTAAATTGTAATAATAAAGATCCATTTCAAGAGAGTTTATGTCAACTGCTATATCACCTTCTTTAATTTTTAATAAAATTCTAGGATCACATATTTCGTCTAAATCTGATAAAATAATTATATCCAACGGAGATAAATTTTTCACATTGAGCAGACATTGTGAAATAACATTTCTTTGAAAATTTTCGTTAACCCATATTTCATTGTAGGTAATATTTGTGTTTTCGAATTTATAAGGTAAATCTACGACGTGATGTATTATTTTTTCGCTAAATTCTTCATATAAGTGTTTATTTTCTTTAAAAAATAATATTTTATCTTTACCCGCATGTGTTTGTCTAGCTTCTACAATTACAAAATAATCTACATAATCGTTTAGTAAATTTAGTCTATAAGTTAATAAATCTAGTTCATTATAGAATGAAAAGCAATCTATTATTTTCATTGATATATTGTAATGTAATATTACTTTATATCAAATAATATAAAACAGTAATATATAATATATAATATAATATGGGATGTCTTTTGGGGTGCTTTGAAAAAATTACACCAACCGAACTTAAAATATCAAATAAAAATTATAAATGTGTATATTCAGACTTTTATATAGATTATTATTTAGCTACTAGATTCGATTTATGGGATTAGATTCGATTTATGGGATTAGATTTGATTTATGGGATTAAAATAGCACTTAAAAACATTTTAAATAGTTAAAGCAATGTTGTTATTATCTTTTGATATCGGAATTAAAAATTTGGCATATTGTTTAATGGATACGTTAGATAATTCTATACTAGATTGGAATGTTTTAGATTGTAGCGGACCAAACGAAACGTTAAGAGTCATAGAGGAAATAGATTCACTTAGTTATCTAACCTCGGCTGATATTGTATTATTAGAAAAACAACCATCTTTTAATCCAAAGATGAGAAATATATCCACAGCCCTTTACGTTTATTTTATAATAAGAATACAACATGAACAGAATAAATCATGTAAGATTATGTTTTATTCTCCAAAATATAAGTTAAAATGTTCAGATATTGAAATTGTACATAAAAGTAAATCTAAGTATCGACAAAATAAAAATTTAGGTATAGTTCATACTAGAGCTTTACTTAAAACTCACAATATTTTTTTTGAAAATCACAAAAAAAAGGACGATTTGGCGGATTGTTTTTTACAGGGATTGTCTTATAATTTATTTTTTAACAAATCTCAATTTCATTCTCAAATTTAATTTTAATTTAAATAAAAATATTTTTAATATAATAAATGGATTATAATACTTTGATAAGAAAGGCGCGTGCGCGTAATATTCGCATCACGAAAAAAACAAGGAGTGGAAGAAGATATCTTACTGCATCTGAGCTTAGAAGAAGATTGAAGAGACGCAAAACAAGATCTAAGAAATTAACAATTAAGAAAACTGGATTTATAGGAGGTTTGATAGGGGGGTTATTTGGAAGATCTGTGCGTAAAACTGCTTTGCGTAGAAAGCTACGCAAAGGTAGAAAAGGTAGAAAAGGTAGATCCAGAAAGCTTTGCATATGTAACCGCAGAAAATGTAAATGCAGACGAAAGAGAAATCGTAAACTATACAGATCTGGAAGAGGCGGTGTAAGAGCCGGTGCTCTTTTCGCTCTCAAGACGATCGCTACAGGTGCCGCTATTCAGCTCGGTTCGGAGGCTGCTAAAAGAGTTCTTGTATAGTAAATAAATGTACAATGTACAATGTAAAATGTAATGTAATGTATGTAAACAATAAAGTATACGATTATTAATTAAATTTGTATAGTTTATTGGCTTAATAAAAATAATATTTTCCAAATTTAGATTTTAGTTTTACACTACCCGAAATATTTTTAGGGAATCTTCCAGTTTTATTGTAAATTCCTAGGCGGCGTTTGTAATCTCCTAAACTAGATCTGAGACTTGGTTTATTCCAAAGAATAAACATACTCAGATACCCGGGCTTTGTCGGATCATTTGTAGTTAAATCTTTTTTGTGTCTAGATATATATCTTTCTCTTCTAATTTTATCTTTATGAATCGTATAATCTGACATACCAGAAGCTCCAAATTTTCGCGTAATTTTTTTACCATTTTTATTGAATATAATTTCATATTTTTTATTACCTCCACGTAATTTTCTAAAAGAAACTATTTTAATCATTTGTATTATTAAAATATTTTTTTTTAAAATGAATAAATCATAAATAATCCTATATACGTTGTTATTTCATTTAATAAATCTAAATAAATTATTTAATTATTTAATTATTTCAAATTGTAAATCTAAATCATGGTTAATTTTAGTTAAAATATCCCCAATTTTTAGCAAACTTGAATGGCTAATATACTTACTTGTATAATTTACAGGAACCTTGGCTATTATTTCGAATGTATAATATATTTCATTCAATGTGTTTTTAATTATAGATAATGTGAACGCGTGACATCTTATGTTAAAAGAAGTTATATTTCGAATACCTAGAATGTTTGAATTTAAGTTCGGAGTTACCATTAAATCGTAAGATCCATTTGTACACAAGATTAAATTTTCATTTTCATTATCATTATCATTATCATTATCATTATCATTTTCATTTTCAGTGTGTATGTCATTATTTTCCCATAACACACAAGACTCTAAAAAGGTTTTAATTTCCTCGTATTTTTCTTTTTGAAAGATATGCGGTTCAAATCCAAAATGTTTAGAATATTTACCAAGAATAAATCTAAATTTAACTCTTGGTAAGTGCCTATTTTTATCTATAAAATTTTCTACGTGAGTTATAATTTTTTCATTTATGTCCATATTGTAATTTTAGTTATTATATGATTATAGTTATAAATAAGCTATGTCTTTTAATAGTTTTTATTTAGATTTATTTAGATTTATTTAGTTTTTAAAATGTATAATACGCCGCGATACGCACCGTAAATGTATATAAAGAAATATTTTATTTTATTTTAATAAATGGACGCCCTTAGCCGCGATGATAAACTCGAGCTAGTTATCAAGGATCTTGAAACTCTTATGGATGCGTCAAAAAGTCTAAGCGCTAGAATGAAAGTATTCCATAGGGAAGCTCTTAAATCGACGAAGAAGAAGTCCCGTAAGTCTGATGAAGTTGTAGATCCAGATGCCCCAAAGGTAATTGCGTCCATTAACAAGCCAGTAGTAATTTCTAACGAACTTTGCGAATTTCTTGGTTTTCCAAAAGACACGGAGCACTCTCGAAATGAAGTAACTACAACAATCAACAAGTATGTAAAGGAACACGATCTTCAGGATCCTCTAAATAAGAGATACATTCGTCTAGAAGGTTCTCCTAGTGCTGAAAAGTTGAAGGTTCTTTTGCGTAATCCAGATCAGCCGCTTACCTTTTTTAACATTCAGAGATATCTAAAGCCGCATTATCCAATGTCCGCTAAGGATAAGAAAGCTCTTTCGGAAACAACTGAAGTTCCTAAACATCCAGAACCACCTCCGCTTCAGAGAAGCGTAGCGGTTGTAGCAGATTCGGACGCTGTCGAAGAAACATCGCAAGACTTGGGAAAGTCGACGCCAAGAAAGAAGCCTGTTCGAAAAATTTAAATGGCCTTAAAAAAATTTGTAAGAAACATTATGGTAATAAATACAATTATATTATATTCATGTATTATATTTATAATATAAAACGTTTAGGAGAAAATAAAATAATTACATATTGTAATAAATTTATTAATAATCGTATATTTGGGTGTAAATATTCAAATCAGGAAGAAGTTAATAAATTAGCACCAAATGTAGAAGATATAATTCCTCAATATTTTCTAGATTTATTAAATAGTGAAATATTATAAATATAAATATAAACAGAATTAAGATGTAAAACACCAAAGAGCCCTCATGGCGCAATTGGATAGCGCGCAGGACTTCTAATCCTGAGGTTCGGGGTTCGATCCCCCGTGAGGGCTCTTTGTTGTTAATTTCTATTAAATTACTTAATTTTAGTTTAGCCTGATATTACCTTTTGCTATTTTTATAATCATCAAATACGTCTCTTTTATAATTTCGCTGATTATGTTTAAATTATATATTCTAGATTCACTGTTCATACTATACAGGTACTTAATAACTATAAATACAAAGGGGGAAAGTAAAAAAATTTTTAAATAGTCTTTGGATGTATCAATTATGTAATATTTGTAATAATCATAAGGCTTTTCAAAATTATTGGGTTTACGTTTATTAAAATTAGTAACTATAAGGTAAGAAATTAATAAAGATGGTAAGTATAATAAAAACATTTCAGATTTAATAAGGGTTTCTAAATTCATTTATATTATATTATACTATTAATTTTTTTTTATTTGTAAATGATATATCCTATAAAATAGATAAATAAAATAATAAGAAATACACTGTTAATAAAATTATTTATAATTGTAACAATGTAATCGGTCGTTTTGTAAGTCGAATTTACTACATCCCACGTGTTCCACTTGTCGGTTGTAAAATAATAATACATTTTCCATATTAAAATAATTACCAAAATTAGCTGCTGTACATCACTATTTAATAAAAATCTAAGTGGGTATGAGTAAAAAGGTTTGGAACTATATCTACTTTTAGAAAAAACATCCATTTATTAATATATTAATGTATTAAATTATACAATATATTAATAAATTGATTTTATTAATTTACAATTATTTACATTTACGAGGCTGCTACCCCATTTGTGATATACCATTTATTGATTCCGCTAAATTCACATAAAAGATGTATTAAAACCCCTGTTAAAATCAAGATTATCTCAGTTGCATATGTTGTATTAAGTCCATACATTCTTATAACTTCAGCGACTACTTTTGCTGTAACTTTACCAACTACTAAGGTCATTATACCAACGGCTAAAGCCTCTACTAAAAGCTTGCTTAAATTTTTATTTTTAAGAGATAAATTATAGACTGATGTAATCGCAAATACTGACATCGCTACATATAAAAAGGTGTTGATATTTGTATTTGCACTTGTATCAGAACCCGAATTGGTCATGTTGAAAAACAAAATCTGAGAAATAGCGCCAATAACTGCAGCGGTTATTAAATCGTTCATTTTTAATATTATATATATAAATTATTTTAATTTTTTAAAATAATCAATTTTAGAATTTAACGTGTATTTTGTACTTCCAATATAATGTGTAATAGTATTACATATAAATCCAAGTGGAGACTTTACATTTTCATAAACATTTTCAACAAAATTAATGTGATCGCTCATCTTTTTAGTATTTCGTGATATATCTTTCTTTAAAATATTTAAAATTTCATCAACTTTTACATTAAGTTGTTCGACTTTTACATTAAGTTGTTCAATTTTGAGATTCGTATTTAAATCAGAATCTATATCTAATTCAGACTCTAAATCTGAATAATAATCTTTATCAGACATTTAATAATACTATATAAATTTATTAAGAAATAATAGCGTAATTTGTACAATTAACCCAGATATACCGTCGTGATACATACCATTTATGTGTCCTAAATTTTTGTAATACGTCGCATCTAAATCTGGAAAAAGTTTGCTAAATTTCATTACAAAGCCGAATAAAGCACTTATTATAAAACTTATTATCAAAAAATACAAAGAATTACTAAAGTTCTTTGGTAATTTTACTAATTTTAATATTAAGTATTGTGTTACTGCTCCAACAAATCCAGCTATTAATGCCGCATCAAGTAAATTTAATTTTTCGAAATATGGTATTAAATACTCGATAAAAATAAATTTATTTTTAATAAAATCTGGTAATATATAATAATTTTCACTAAGTTTACGTAAAATCACGTCCCATATTGCTGTAATTATAAAAGTATTGACAATTACACTACAATTATACATTTTATATATTTGTATTTTATATAATAAGTATTTATTTTAAAAAAAATAAATTGATATTTATAAATGTCAAAAGATCTAACTGGATTATTATTAGCTCAAAAATTAAATGAAAAATTTAGAGGTAATAAAACTCTAATTTCTAAATTTTTAATAGATTGTATAAGATTTCATGGTTATATAAAAGAGGATTCAGAAATAATAGATAAAAAATCAGAACATTCTAGTACATTATGTAAACTGTGTAAATCTAGTAATTTTGTAATTAATAATTTTGAAAAATCGTGTCAAGAATGCGGAGCGGTAGAGCCTACAACAGGTATTAACCCATTTAAAACTTTTAATGTAGATTTAAATTTTAACCGTGGTATAATTATACCACCCGGGGAAGTTTTTGTTAAAATTATGAAAGACGGAAAACAATATAACGTAGATCTTTCAAAAATTAACACATGGTTAAATTCTGATCCCGAAGAACGTAAATTTTTTGAAAATTTAAATTTAATAAATAAATACCTAGATTCGCTCGAATCTAGGTATAACGCACCTGAATTAACTAAAGCATTTGAAGACGCAAGAAAAATAATATTAACAATGTGGTACAATGTAATTAATAACAAATCAGATATGCATGGTATGGAAAAAAAATCAGTGATGGTCTGGTGTATTTTTTACATATTTTCCTATTATAAATTAAATATAAATATTCCAATCCTGGCGAAACTATTCGACTTAACAACGGGTACTATATATTCTTTTAAATATATCCTCGATGAAATTTTCAAAAATAGCGCCTTTTTAAAATACATACCAAATCAAAAATTAGGAAATAATATGGTATTACCTAAAATAATAGAAGATAAATTAAAGCTTGTTTTACGAGATTTAAAATCAACATTAAGTAACCCACCGTCTGATAAGGAAATTTGTGGAATTATAGATTTTTTATCCAAAGAATTAAAAGATAAAACTATTACATTACAATATCTATCTGAAAAATCCGGTGCTAGCACTATATCTATAATTAAAATTTCACAGGGTGTAAAACAATTTTACAATGAAAATCCTCTACTTAAAAGAAACATCGGCTAAACATACATCTTTTTTAAAAGATTAGATCCAATTTTATGTAAGTAAATATCTTCTGGGTATAAATTATAAATTTCAAAATAAGTAGATTTAAATATATCCAACTGTTCGTTAGTTAGGACATCATTTGTAAATTTTACATTGTTAGATTCTTTAAAAACAGATAGTATAACAAATGAAGATAGCGAAAATATAGCATAAAATTCAGGTTCTTTCGAAATCACCTGTTTAAAACTAGAAATTATACTCAATCTTGTATCATGCTCTATTTCCTTGATTGTATATTCGTCAAATAGAGCATATGAGTCGGTTTTGTCGTCGGCATTGGTATTTATGTCGTAGTCATTTTCAAGAATAGACATTTACTATAATATAATTGTATTCTTAATATTCTTAATATGTTTTATTTTTAACAATATTAAGAATACAATTATAATACAATTATAATATAGTAAAATGATTAATAATTTATCAGAATGTTTAATTTGTTTAGAACAATGTAAAGACGTTATAACATTCGATTGCTGCGGAGAATATGTGATTCACAACAAATGCTACAATAAATGGAAGGAAACTAATAAAACATGTTTAATTTGTAGAAATCCAATTACAGAAAATACTAATTTCGTAATATATTATGTAAATCTGGCTAGAATCAAAATATTTTTATCATGTTATTGCTTAATAATGTGTTTTAGTATTTTATACATTATAATTATATGTGATTTCAATTTTAAGAAGGATTATTGCGATCTATTATAATTTAGTATAATAATAAACTGTATTTTTACCGTTAACATCTAAAATTTCTACTGAAAATTCTTTATTAATTTTATAAATTTTATTTTTTTTAGCCAAGTACAATTTATCAGTTTCTTTTATAAAAAAATTGAAATTTTCTTTCAAATAAACAAATCCAGCTGAGTGATTTATAATTTTATCTCCTTTAACAAAATATTCGTTATATTTTACCTGAATAAAATCTTGATTATCCAAAATTTTATCAGGTGTAAATTTAGTTTTAAATTTCGTTTTTGAACTTTTAAATGCGTGGTAAAACTCGATCAGGATTATTATAAGAGTAATTATAGCAATTATGCTATACATAGTTTCAAGTTCAGTTATAACTATTAAATAAATTTCGTTTTTTAAACTAACTTAAAGATTTGAGTGATTATATATTATAAGTATACAGAATGTCATTCACGCAGATCCTCCCCGGTGAATTTGAGAACTCTCGCATCAATTTTCTTCCACCCAAGCCAAACAAACTTGGAGGACAAAGTGTACTAATTAATTATCAACCGGGGGACGCTGAACGAAACGGACCTTTTGTACTCCAAACTGCTCGCATGCGGGTTCCTTTTGGTGTAGATCAATCTAAGCCGGTCAACGGTGAGCCAGTCAAGTACCACGTTTCACTTTCTATGGGCGAAGAAGCTTCTCAAAATGTTCCTTTGGTCGCATTTAGGAATAGTGTTCGGGCTATCGACGAGTGTGCTAAGAATACTGCAATGAATACTGATAAGTGGTTTGGAAAAAAGTTGAGCGCAGAGCTTGTTAACGAATTTTATAAGTCATCTGAGAAATTCCCAAAGGACAAGAAGTGGGATCCAACTCTCAAGGTGAAGCTTCCATTGGACATTAGGACTGGAAAGCCACAATTCGTTATTTACGATGAAAACAAGACCGAAATAAAGATCGTCGACGAAGAAGGCAATGTAGATCTAAGTGCGATTCCGCGCGGCAGTGAAATGGTGTGTCTTATCCAACCTACTGGAGTTTGGTTTGTAGGCAAAACCCAATTCGGTGTCGGCTATAAGCTTCTTCAGGCTAAGGTGTTCAAAACTAACAAACTATCTGGATATTCTATCGTAGATTCGGATGTTGAAGAAGAAGTAGAACATACTGAGTGAATTTGATATATACAAAATAGATTAAATACATAACACACTAAAAATAAATAAAACCTAAACACAATTGAAATTAAATTAAAATATTTATTTTACCATAAATGTACTTAAGTTTTGGTAAAATAAATATTAGCATCAAAAATGCTATTTTTATAGTTCTGGCATTAATTTTATCTATTTTTTTAGCATATTACTTAAATTCGGATGACGATGAAAATAAATTAGAAAATTTTGGAGATTATTTTAGTTATGTATACGGAAAATTTTATTTTATTTATATAGTCATTTTTATGACATTAGTATTTTATAATTTATTCAATTTTTTATCTAATAATAGAGAATCGATAATGTCTAGGGGGCAGTCTCTAGTAAACAAAACTTTTGGACCAAATTTCATAAACAGATCAATAAGAGGCGGAGTAGACGCTAGTAATAAAATTTACGATTATAGCGGTAGAACCTACAATTATTTAAGACCTAAGAGAGCACAAATTAATCCAGCTTACACTGTAGAACCTTTATATGCTCCAACTGAATATCCAAAAACATGGATGCCGTCTAATGTACAAAAAAGCTATAATCCATTCGATTAAATTTATTTTATTTATTAATTAATAATGAGTAACCTGTTTTATCCACTAATAATACCAGCAATAGCTGTTATAATCTATTATTACGCTTTCTTTTCGACAGAAAAAATTAAGAATTATAGCAACACGTTGTACTTTATTTTCATTTCTCATTTAATTATACTTTATATGTGGCTTTTTATAGAAATTAGTGAAATGTCTATAGGTTCGCCTTTCAATACTTCAACGTCATTAGTTACTAATATAATTTATTACATGTTGTCTATATTACAATTAACACAAATGTGAATTTACAAAAAAAAATAAAATATAATATAATGTATTTATTAAAATGAATCCGTTATTATCTTTAATCGCATTTGTTATTAGTTCCGTAATTATGATTATTTATTATTTTAGCGTTTTTTCACAAGACAAAATTAGAAATTACAGTAATATAGGTTATACATTGTTCTTAACGCATTTAATAGTAATTTATTTAATCGTCTTTATTGTGTTATATTTATTTATCCAGACGATAATTAATTCAAAAAATATATACCCAAGAAGAAGCAAATACCCAGCGAATCCAAATTATACTCGACCAGGAAATTCAAGTTTTAAAGATTTATACTTTAATCAGAATTTTAATAATTTATTTAGAAGACGAAATAGAATACAACCCAATGTTAATAGTTTTAAACCTAATTACATTGTAGGAGACGCTTCGTTAGGTATTCCGTATACAGAATGGGAATAAAAAGAAATTAAGAAGAATAATAAACTTTCCTGATAGGAAACCTGTTAATAAAATCCTGACAATTACAACAGGGTTTGGAATTTACGCATTTTCCAGAACTGTTAACTCTAATTATAATTAATTCACACTTTTTAAGATCATCGATATGCAATTTTTTGAGAGCGTCATTGATAGCACTCACTTCTGCATGCAATGAAATTTTTAGTTTACAATTATAATTAGAATTAATATAAGTATTAAATCCCTTTCCAACTATTTTTCCACGATATATTATTACCGCACCGTGATTAAAGTTCATATCAGACTTCAATGCTTGATTATAAGCTTCGTTTATAAACAGTCGCTTAATCATTAAACTATTTAAATTTAAATGTAAATTCTTTTTAAGTTAATAAACGTTATATAAACTCGATTAAATTCTTTGTGTAATTAATCCAGTAGGCTGTTTAAAGCGTAATCGGATTAAAATATAGGTCTTAACGGCATATATGGTTCTTTATCTCTCAACCAATCGAAGTACATTATTAAAAAAACTAAAAATAATACACATATTACTGTAATAACAACAATCCAAAGAGGATTCATTGGTTTTTTTTTATCTTCCATGTTTAATAATATCTTTAGATTTAAATTTAATTTTTAATAATCGTATTGCATAAAGGCGTCAAGGTCATCGTATAAATCTAATGTTAATCGTGGTAATAAATTTGTATTATTAGAACTCGATATAAAATACCTTACTATAAAAAAACCAATTAAAATTATTAATAATAAAATAATTGTAGTTGTGATTGCAATTGTAAATGTATTATTTGAATTTCTTTTATCTTCTTCCATATTTATTAATTAATAATATATTAATAAAATTATTACACTTTTGAAAATTTATTGCGTTTACTTATTTATATAATTATACAAAATTATATTGAAGACCATGTTATATTTGGATTTAGAACCATTTGAAAAAAGAATTTTTTCACAAAACGGGGAAGATGGTATTACTATGAAACTTGTTGAATTAATTTATAACGGAAATAATGATAATAAATTTTATGTTGAATTTGGTGCTGCCAACGGTATTGAATGTAATACAAGAATATTAAGAGAATCATATAATTGGAAGGGATTACAAATGGACGTAAATAATGAAAATAATAATTTTAATTTACGAAAAGAATTTATAACAAAAAACAATGTAGTAGACTTATTTAAAAAATATAATGTTCCTCAAAATATCAATTTGCTATCTGTAGATATTGATTTTAATGATTTTTATTGTTTAAAAGAAATATTAAAGAATTATGTATGTGATATAATTATTTGCGAATACAACGCAACACATTCGGTAGATGAAGATAAAATAGTAATTTATGACGAAAATGGATGTTGGGATGGAACAAACTATTTTGGGGCATCGTTATTATCTTTTGATAAATTAGCAAAAAAATACAATTATTCGTTAATATATTGTGAAAAAAAGGGAGTAAATTGTTTTTTAATTCATAAAGATTTATTAAAAGATAAGAACATACAATTTAAAAATTTAGGAGATATATCTAATATATATAAACCTCCAAAATATAATGTTGGTCCAAAAGGAGGTCATCCACCTGACGTATACAATAGACGTTATATTTCATTTGAAGAAGCTATAAATGTATAAATGTGTAAATGTGTAAATGTATAAAAATTAAAGATAAAAAAATTTAAATAGTTATTTTTTTATCTTTATAGTAGTCCATTTATTATAGTGTAGTATTAAATTTTTTACCTACGATTATTACGCCTTCTATTTTTACTTCTCCCAAAATCAACCGGTTTAAATTGCTGATCTAGATAATTTGGGGGAATTTGCTGATACATCATACTTGACGGGCTCGGTCCTCTTTGTAAATACATGTCATCTAAAGCATTTATATCTTGTAGAGGCGCGCCAGAAGATTCTCCTAGAAAAGACGGTTGTCTAGGTTGATATAAACTCACCGGTTCCGTTCTTCCCAGTACTATATCCCAATAACCCTGTAAATTTTGAACAGTTGGTTGAGCAAGCCCTTGGCCAGTTAGCCAGTTTTTTAAATATGATATAGTGTAACCACCAGTCTTAGCTGTTACAGCTTCCCTATCAGCTCTTTTTCTCTCTAAATTTACCTCGTTGGCTCTTAAAGTTTCTGATCTACGCTCTCTATAAATTCGTTCATTTATTGGACCAGTCCAGTTAGGAATTCTACCACTTCTTCTTGGAAGCGTTCTTTGCGAGCCATCGTCTATTTCTTGTGTGCTATTATTATTTCTCAAATAAATACCAGATGCTGCTGCAGCTATTCCCCTTTGTAAATTGTCGTCTTGAAAATTCTCTGGTTGTAAATTTTCTTGAAACTGACGTTCTGCCTCATCTAATAGTGGCTGGCGCTGTTCGTTAAGTCCTTGTTCTCTAAAATTTCTAAATCTTGCATTAATGTTTCTTAAAGGGCTCGAAAATCTAAGCCATCTATTTAAAATAGAAATGTACCTCCTAATTGTAGATCTATATTTATAAACATAATAAATAGATACCAGTAATATAATTATTTTAATACTAAGTTTAAAATAATATCCAAAATTATTATTTTTGTCTCGTTCATCTGCCATTATAATTATTTACAATATATAAATATAATTATTTATCAAAACTCGAGAGGAGGAAATTCGTTATCACCAAATGAAAATATAGGTAGATAATATGAAGAAATATTACCGAACGTATTCTCTCCTTTATTATAAAAAAATAAATAAAATATTAAACCTAAAAATAATATTAGAGTTATTGATATTGTAATTACATAATACATTTTACGATTGGTATCGTCTTTATTTTCCATTTTATATATAAATAAATATTTAAATTGTTAAAATTAATATGTATTAAAAATTTAAATTATTAACAGATAGATAATGTCTTACAGACGCGGTGTTTTTATTAAAAATGCGTGTAAATTTCTTTGTGTGTCTGAAGAAGATATAATAGTAATTAATATGGAAAAAGGTATTTTCAATTCTACTATCGAAATTTGTAAAAAAAATAAATTCGATCTGAAGTGGTCTGACTCTAATTTTTTAAAATTATACTCCAAAGAAGCTAGAAGAATATTAGCAAATATTTCTTATACGCCAAATAGTATGGATTTTAAAAGAAGAATACTCGACGGTGAAATTTTACCCTACGACGTTTGTAGAATAACAAAGGAGGGAATGTATCCAGAATTTTGGAAAGCAGTAAAAGACGCGTATGTTCCAGAAAATATAAAAAATCCTTCGGAAAAACCAGATGGGATGATCAAATGTAGAAAATGTAAGTCTATGAAAACTGATTATTATCAACTACAGACAAGAAGTGCCGATGAACCTATGACTACATATGTAACCTGTCATAATTGCGAGCATAGGTGGAAATTTTAATAATTATTAATACGCCAAATTAAATACTTTAATTATCTTAATAGATTATATATTATATTACATTATATATTATGACAAGCACCACAAATATATCAGGTGTATCAAATATCACTGGTTATATTACCCGGCAAAAAACGAGGGATGGATTTATATACAAAGGAGCAAATAATCAGGATTTAGAAAGAATTAAATCTTTAAGAATACCTCCAAATTGGAAAAATGTTAAAATAGATAAATTATCAAAATCTAAGATACAGGCAACAGGTTATGATTCTAAAGAAAGAAAACAGTATATATATAATAAGGATTTTGTAGAAAGAAATAAAAAAAATAAATTTAATAAAATGAATTCGTTTGATTATAGTAAATATTGTAGAGTTTTAAGGCATTATATTGGATCTAACAATCTTTCGCGAGATTGTGTGATAGCTAATGTAATAAAATTAATGGAAGAACTAAATATTAGAGTAGGAAACGAATCTTATAAAAAAGAAAACGGAACTTTTGGAATTTCAACTTTACTTAAAAAACATTATAAAAATGGAAAATTAACTTTTATAGGTAAAAAAGGAATTTTACACAACAAAACTATTAAAAATCCGAATAGTTTAAACTTTTTAAATAGAGTTTTAAAAATTAAAGGAGAATGTTTATTTTATGACGAAAATTGTAGTAAAATTACTTCCTCCGATTTAAATACTTTTCTTAAAGAAAAAGTTCAGACGAATATAACATGTAAGGACATTAGAACCTACTGTGCCAATAAAATTTTCAACGATTTTATGAAAGGTAAAAAAATTGGAGCTAGTGAAAACGAACGAAAGGCAAATGTTTTAGCCGGGATTAAGTACACAGCTCAGGAACTTGGAAATACACCTAAAATTTGTAGAGATGCTTATTTAAGTCCTCAAAATTTAAATAAATATCTAAATAAAATAAAATAGATTCTAAAACTCCTAAATTGATTCAAAGTTTAACAAGGGCACAGATTAAGTCTAGATGTGCTAGAAAAAAAAAAGAATTAATCGTTTATATAATAAATTTTAAATATAGCTAAATTAGATAAATTGCCTATTCATGTTAACGTCCGTCGTTGCTACAATAATTTTAACGACAACTGTTAATGTCCAGGACGTAACATATTTATATCAGGTAGATCCGAATTCTAGAATACAAGCTTATTTAAAATCTATTAAAAAATGGTTATATGAGACAGATTTAAACATTGTTTTAGTAGAAAATAGTGGATATAACTTCGAAGAATTAAATATTGAAAAAGAAAATTTCAAATCTAGATTTGAAATTATAAGCTTTGATGAAAAAAAAATACCAGAAGCTGAATATTTACACGCATGTAGATATGGTAAAGGGAGGCATGAAATATTTTCAATAAATTATGCCTATAAAGTTTCAAACTTATTAAAAACCTCTGGCTTTATTATTAAAATTACTGGAAGATTTTACATTCCAGAATTTGAAAGTTTTTTATCATGCTACAATCTTTATAATTATGATTGTTTAGTTCAAAATAACGGATCTAGATGTGAAATAATTGGAAGTCATTCTAAAAATTTTTTTGAAATTTTTAACCAGGATGATATATTCTCAGAACATATAGAAGAAGTATACACACATAGAACAAATGCTTACAAGAATATAATAAGATGTAAAATATTTAATATAGAAGAAACTCAGAGAGGTGGAGATTGTTCTAAATACAATACTATGTAATTTAAGTTAATGTAATTGTAAAATTTAAATTAACTTAAATATTATGTGTATTATATAATAAGAAACGGTCAATAATGTTCAAAACTTTCAATGAAATTAATAAATGTATTACTTCTAAAGATGTATTCGATATTACAGGATTTAATCCTATTAATTTAGAATATTATCAGAAAGCTTTTATTCATAAAAGTGTATTAAGATTTTTATCTAGTCAAAATCTTAATAATTCTTATGAAAGATTTGAATTTTTGGGTGATTCGATTTTAAATCTAGTTATAGCTAATTTTATTTTTAATAGATACAAAAATGAAGAAGAGGGACACCTAACACGCATAAGAACTAAATTAGTTAACGGAAAAACGTTGTCTTATTTAGCAAAAAAAATTAAATTAAATGAATTCATAATAATAAGTAAAAATGTAGAAACAATTGGTGGTAGAGACAACGATAGAATAATAGAAGATGTATTTGAAGCTTTTATATGTGCTATTTTTTTAGATCTTGGATTTAAATACGCTGAAATTTTTATTATTACAACTATGAATAAATATTTAAATTTTGATATAATAGAAGAAGATAACAATTTTAAGGATATACTTTTGCGACAGTGTCAAAAACAATTTCAGATAAGCCCAGAATATGAATTAATTACAACAACGGGGCCTCACCATACTAAAACATTTACATCTATAGTTATTATAAATGGAATACGGCACAAAACCGGTACCGGAAAAACAAAAAAAGAATCAGAACAGAACGCTTCTAAATTTACATTAGAAAGTTTAAACGATCAGTTTGCTCCTGTACTACCAAATCCGCCTATTCCTCGCTCAGTTTCTGTAGAAACTTCTCCGATCTGATATCCAGGAAGCTTACCGCAAAAACTAACAATTTGAAAATAACAACATCCTTCCTGTAACAAAACTTCATTATCAGAAACATTATCAATAATTACGGATACATCTCCTCTATAGTTTTTATCTACAATACCGATGCTATTAGCAAGTCTAATACCAGTCTTAGCGAGTGAACTGCGTGGAACTAGCATATAACCAAGACTTTGTTTTCCTCTATAATCCAAGTTAATTTTAAAAGATTTTACACCAGGTGGTATCAATATAGATGTTTGCATCGGAATATCAAGTCCGGAGTCTTCATTCTTTTTTGCTTTAGCGTATGTAGGATGATTAACCCAATAATGACTGTTCAGAGCTTGAATTGTAATAAAAAATTTCATGTTATTATGTATTTGTGTAATTTATTTTTTTAAGTAATTTAATTTAAAAAAATAAAATATAATTGTGTAAATGGAAAATAACGTAATAAACCTAGACGATAAAATAATTAATGTAGGAAACGCCGGATTTATTAAACTTGTAGATTGTATGCCAAGAGTTATACCACCAGAATGCGAAGCATTGATGTGTGATTTTGCTATCGTTCAAGCTGCGCGCGTATCTTTGGATCAGGGTGTTAAAAATGTTGAACAGGATTCAAAATTAATCGATTTTCTTGTTAAACACAAACACACAAGTCCTTTTGAAATGGTAAAATTAAAATTTCACGTAAAATGCCCTATATTTATTCAAAGACAATGGATTAGACATAGGACAGCAAATGTAAATGAAATTTCTGGGAGATATTCAGTTTTGAAACCCGAATTTTATGTACCAGACAAGATTTGTGTCCAAGGAGAATTCAATAAACAGATGTCTGGAGATGAAATCAAAGATCAGGCTGTGATTGATTTATTCGATAAATACATTGAAACTGCCAATAAACAGTATTCTTTGTATAATGAATTAATCGAAAGGGGTGTATCGAAAGAAATGGCTCGCATAGGTCTTCCTCTAAATATGTATACAGAATTTTATTGGTGTATAGATCTTCATAACCTTCTTAATTTTATAAGATTGCGCTCAGCCGCCAATGCACAACCAGAAATAAGACAGTACTCAGACGCAATTAAGGAACTTATTAGAAATCTGTGTCCACACACTATTAAATCTTTTGAAAAATATAATACATTATAATGTAATTTTTTTTTACAAATGGATAAGATTATTTATACATTAATAAATTATATTATACTTAAATCTTGCGTTACAAATAATGTTATTAATATCAAATCTATAAACTAAATGTATTATTCTCAATGTCAAGAAGATGTTTTTCTAAATGAAAATATATTTAAAAACAAACAAAACGGTGTTTATATTGAACTAGGAGCACTAGATGGTATTTTATATTCAAATACAAAATTTTTCGAAGATTCATTAAATTGGAAAGGAGTATTAATTGAACCACATCCGGAAAAATTTAAATTACTTCAACTAAACAGGCCAAATAATTTTTTGTTTAATAGTTTAGTAAGTTGCCACGAAGAACCGTTAATATTTAGATATTTTGAAAATATTCATGCTGCAGTTTCTGGTGTAGAAAATACATTGCCTCAATTTCTTCTAGAAAATTTTTTCGAATGTAATCCTTATTTGCCTCAAAATAAAATTTTAATTAAACCAATATCGCTTACCGAAATTGTTAAAGGCACAAATTTAACACACATAGATTTGTTATCATTAGATGTAGAAGGTCATGAATATGAAGTTTTGAAGTCTTGGGATTTTTCTATACCAATCGATGTAATATTAATTGAAACATTAGGGGTAGAACCTGAAAAAGAAGAACTATGTAGACAAATACTAATTAAAAATAATTTCAAATTTATGACAAAATACAAACACAATGAAATTTTTGTAAGCAAATCGAGTTTAATTTAATTTTATATAAAATTGTAATATTTTATCTTATTTAAAATTAAATTATATATTTTAAATAAGATGAATACTGTTGTAAAAAAAAATAAGCTCAAAGATTGTCTTATTAAATTATCTTTACAGTCTGGTTTCAATTCTTTTAATTCTTTTAAAATTCAAATGGAAGATAATTTACTATCGATTGTTAAAAAAGATAAACTTGAAAAATGTTTAATTAATTTAGCATTGAGCTCTGGATTTGACTCTTTCATTAAATTTAAAAATTATAAAGAAAATACAGATTGTTTTTCTGGATACAAAGCAGTATATCCAAAAATTCAAAATATTTCCAAAGTAGATGATAAAATTTATGTTAAAAATCTTAAAGTTATGACAGGGCAAAATTTATACGAACCAAAAACGGGATCTATAATTAAATTAACAGACAAATTATCCAAAGAACTTGGAATAAACGAACCGCCTATAAACTGGTGGGCATCTGAAAAATGGGACGGTATTAGAGCGCTATGGGATGGTGAAAAAATAATATCTAGGGGATCTGGATTGGGAAATCCAAAAGTTTATACTTATGTACCGACATGGTTTACACATATTCTTCCACCCGGAATTGCGTTAGATGGAGAAATATGGATTGGAAGAGGTATGTTTCAATCTACAGGAAAATTATCTAATATTAAACCCGGCTCGAGTTATTCACTAAAAGAAATTGACGACATCTGGTCTGGTAAAAACGGAAATCCTGTAATATTCAAAGTATTTGATGTTCCAAGTCAGGAAGGCCCGTTTGAAAAAAGAATGGCTTATTTACAAAATATAGTTTTAGATCGAAAAAGGTGTTGGGAGCAAATAGAATATCCTAATAAGAATATATATCCCCTACAGTTTACAGAACAGATAAAAATTAAATCCATGGAACAGCTAGTGGACCTTTATACAAATTTAACTTCTAATGGAGCAGAAGGAATTATGGTTAGGGCCCCGGGATCACCGTACGAAGAAAAAAGAAGTAAATACATGTTAAAATATAAAATTAAAGAAGATGCTGAGTGTATTGTTAGAGGATATTTACAAGGAGAAGGAAGATTACAGGGAATGCTTGGCGCTCTTCGTTGTGAAATGATAAAGGATGGAAAAGAAACCGGTGTTTTTTCTAATATTGGTACTGGATTTTCAGATTTTCAAAGAAAATATTATAATACACCATCTTCGTCTGAATATATTCCACTTGGCGCAATTGTATCTTTTAGTTATATGGAAATGACTAACGACGGAATACCGAGACATCCCGTTTATAGAGGACTTCGATTCGATTTTGAAAATCCAAAAAGAATAGATACTAAAAGAATAGATACTAAAAAAATAAATACTAAAAAAATAGATACTAAAAGAGTAAAATATGTTCTTTCACAGATTATTAATAAAATAGCTTCCACAAAGGAACCAAACTGGCAATTTAAAATTAAAAAATATAAAGAAGCTGTTGCTATTTTATTAGACGACATGGTATTGGATACGACAGAGGATTATATAAGAGCATTAAGAGACGGGGGCATGACATTACTAGATGAAGAAAAATACAAACAGAAAAACGGTACATGGAAAAGTTCAATAGTTCAAAAAATAGACGGCATACTTAAGACTGGGACATCGGATGGAATAGAAATTAATGAAGAAATGAGTGCAGTTGAAAATTTATCTAAGATAGCGGGAATAGGTCCAGCAACAGCTTCTAAATTATATAACGAATTGAATGTAACAACTGTAGAAGAATTGAGAGAAATTTATGATCTAAATAAAAATGTAATTAATTCAAAACAGGCTATAGGATTACGACACTACGATGATTTATTAAAAAGAATACCAAGAGTAGAAATGAATAATTGGAAAGATATACTAACATCTATATTTCAAGACACTTTAGATAGTTTAAACCTGGATGGTAATTTGGTTATTTCAGGATCGTATAGAAGAGAAAAAGAAGATTCGGGAGATGTTGATGTTCTTATAATTTCAAAATCTTACAATGAATTTTTAATGAATACATTTTATAAAAATTTAATTGAAGTTGGGATTTTCAAAGAAGAAAATGTTATGGCGAGTGGTGGTACTAAAATTATGGCAGTTGCTAAAATTTTAGATACATTTAGACACGTAGATATATTTTATTTTTCTTCAGATGTTTTTCCTTTTGCACTACTGTTCACTACGGGTTCGAAAGAATTTAATCTCAAAATGAGATCACATGCTCTTAAACTTGGATTTTCGTTAAACGAGAGAAATTTAACTAAGAAAAATGGAACTTTAGTTTCAGAAGAAGAATACATTACTAAAATTAAAAAAAGACTACCCGAAAATGAAGAAGACATCTTTAAATTTTTAGATTATAAATATATCGAGCCACAATTTAGATAATCTATGTAATTGTAAATGTAAATGTAATATAACGTAATTTAATTATTGTTAAAATTAATCTATATTAAAATATAATATATTTAATTATAATTAATATGGAGTTAATAAGAGACACCCAACTCATAAAACATTTCGAAAATTTTGTTAAAAACATGATAACAAGAAACAAAAATTTCGACCTCAAAAAATTTATAGGTGGTTTACCTATAACATTGGAGAAAAAAAATGTAAATTCTTTAGCCAGTATAGACCCATCTGGAAAAAGTTTTTATACAGTAACACAAAAAGTAGACGGCACAAGAGTCCTGATGTATATCGGACCGAGAATTGGGGAAACTCTTAAACGCGTGATTTGTTTCGTTGATAGAAATATGAATTTATATACTTTAAGAGACAAACTACGCGATGTTTTACCATATATAGACGTTAGAGAAGAAATGTTACTCGATGGCGAATTAGTTTTCTTCAATTCTGATGGAGACCCTTATAAAGAATTGAAATTTGGAGAAATTTCTGGTGTGTCTTTTATGGCATTCGATATTTTATATGGGCCCAGCAGTATAAATGTTGTTAACGGAGAAACTGTTATAGGTCAGTCTGTCTCTATGGTAATCCCGTTCGATAATGTACCACGTTCTACACCGTGGACATACATACAGAGATACGACATTCTATACAAACTTATAGAAACGCCTTCATACGCAACCGACATGGTACCAAAATTAACAGATGCTCTTAAAAATATTAATTGGTTTAATTTAGAACTGAAACCAATATATTTTTTAAGTCAGATACCCACAGAATATATGTTTAACGGAATATATAATGAAATTGGTTCGGCATTTCTTCAATATAGTCTTAAAACTTCAAGAAAAGCGCATTATAATACGTTAAAAGAAAAATATGGTAAAGGAAGTACAAAACTATTTGTATCAAAACGCTTAAAATTAGATGGACTAATTTTTACATCTTATACTACTTTATACACGATCGGTACATGGAATAAATTTAAAACTGAACAGTTTAAATGGAAACCACAAACAGAACAGACAATCGACTTAAAAATTAAAAAAATTTCTGACACTACTGCCCATGTTCTTGTTTCACTAAATAAAGAAGAGGTAATATTTCAGAGAAGCTACAAACCGGTTATAGTTAGAATAGATAAAACTATAAAAGACGGAGCTATAGTAGAATTTAAACTATCCGGTAACGGTGATTTCGAATACAAAGATGTTCGCACAGATAAAACTTATCCTAATGCACTAACTACGGTATTAAATGTAATTAATAGCTATAAAAATCCAGTTGTAATTAAAGACCTGTTTTATTTCTTCAATCAAACACATCGAGACTCAATTAAAAAAATGTTGGAATATTCAGATAAAAGCAAGCTATTAAATTGCATAGCAGTCAACGGTAAAATTTCTCTCGTTAATAAAGAACAGGCTTCACTTCTAAACGAAATGATTCGAACAGTGGATATAAAATCTGATAATGAGGTCGAGCTTAGACTTGGAATAATTGGTAAAAATTTCAATCCTCAGATTAGCCGTGAAGAATTTATCGCTTACTTAAATATAGTAAGAAACTTAAATTTTATATATCTAGTCGAAGATTACGTTGATATATATACTAATAATTCGGATGTAAAAATTAGAACTAGACATGAATTTTCGAAAGATTTTGGAAAATATATTCCTCTAGCTTCAATCAATAAACAAAGAATATCTAATATCGATGTAAACTTGAAAAATATCGCCGGTTTTGACGTACGATTTTCTAGATCTTTGGAGAAAGTATCCGATATTTTTAATTTAAGTGGAGATGGACAGAGAAAGTATCGCATGACATTTACACATCCAAGTAATACATATAGACTAGACTTTACGGCTGTAACAGATGTACTTTTTGAAGATAGAACTTTTACACAAAAAGCAGATTCGAAAGAAACATTTCAGATTGAGATAGAACTTTTGTCTAAAGATATACTCCTAGACGATATTTTTAAACTTTTATTAAATATCTTCAGTAAACGCTAATTTTTCTCCATCGTAAACCAATATGTTACCAAAGTAATACCATCTATCATTTTCATTAAAAAGCGTATAATTTATTGGATAAAATTTTACTAATAATAAATCGACTACATATTCATAATTTAAAGTTTTTACCGATTTTTTAACGATAGAAAGTTTTCTATTTGGAACTATATTTCCATTTATATCTCTATTTATTTTGAGTTTGAGGTATTCCCCCGATTTCAATCCAGATGGTAACTTTTCAAAAAAGGTGTATTTCCTAATTAAATCTATTCCAATTCCAATTGGAAATTCTTTATCGTCATAACCAAATTCAATTGTATAAGTTGTATAATTTATTAAAAGTATTTGTAGTTCTATTATATCTGGATATTTATCTTTATCGCTATACAAAATGTTATCGTTTATATCTTCAGTATTTATGAAAACGAGTTTATTAGCTGGATTATTTTCAATTATAACGTTAGAACCTTCTATTAGATCTATATAATTATCTGGATAAACAAATATTATGTCTGTTATTCCCGTAAATTTTGTTAGCAATTCGCGTAGTATTAACTCCCTGTCTGTAAATGTATAGTCTTCTAGACTCTCGTTGTAATATATTAAACTGATTATGGTGTATACATATTTAGATTCTTCCGAATTAAAAGACAAGAACCCATTTAATATAATTGTATCATCGAATATTTCTTCTACATCGGGTTCAATTGTATTAAATTTATAGTTTATAAAAAAGATACCGTCTCGTGAAAAAACTAAGAAAAAATGGTGTGACTCTGTTCCTATGTTTTTGAGTAAATATTTATTTTTAGTTAAATCTAAAATATTATTATAAGTTAAATCTCTCATTCTAATTTTTGTATTAGAAGCCATTAGACGCAGAAAGATGTTTTTACGTTTTAAACTATATTTTTCATTTAAACTTGAGGTCAGATCGTGTATTAATTCACCTCTAGAGTCAATTTTCAGATCAGAATTATAAAGATTAGTTCTAATACAGCGCAATAGCTCATCTTTCGTAAACGAATTCAATCCTCTAAAATATCTACTTTCTCTCTTAAAATCTTCCCCGTTGACTACTAAAGTTTCTCCGGTTCTAATATTTCTTACCTCATAGTCATTATTTTTTTTAGACAGTTTTTTGATAACAGTTACAGTTTCGAATTGGTCGTCTATTAAAATTTTGGCTGTAGCACCTTTAACATTACTACCAAATACTATTATACCAGATTGTGGGTCGTTTGCTTCTGTAACTGTATTTAGTAAACCATCTTCTAAAAATTTTGGATCAGCGCCAGCTGGGAATCCTTTAATTAAATATTCCTTCATTTTTTCAACAGATTTTTTACTCTTAGCCTCACAGCATGGATAAAAAATTCCGTCATCTTCTAATCCAAGTGGATCCAAAAATTGATAATTTGGGTCCGGGCATTGTCCCTTCCAAGAATAAGGAATTGGATGCATTTGTTCATAATAGCTAGTACCGTCTTTTAATTTTCTAGTTCTAATAGGTCTACAATTTGGAGGAGCATACCCAGATATTGTATTTCTTTCAGGTTTTAAATTATCCCCTGTTATAGTTTTTTTAAGAAGAAAAGTATTTTTTTCAAAAAATCTTACAAATACATCTCTTATAGGATTAAAAAAATCCGTTGAAAGCGGTGTAAAAGTATCGCCACATAAAGAATCTTTCATTAATTTTTCCCCACACCTCGACATGGTCAACATAATTACTCCGTATTTATTAATAATTCCTGTAATTTTAATACCAGGGGAAGGAATAGTTACAAATTTTATATATTCCTTTATCATTGTCTGGTTCCGTGATATTTTTCCAGATGAATATGACCACTCAATTATTTTAATGCCTTCAAACATTATAATACTGAAACCGTTCGAGTTTTTTTCAACTGTAGTGTATTCCGAATCAAGTAAATTACCATACGAATCGGTTGGAGCTATAAGTGTGTTCAAATTTTCAAAATCTATCTCCAAATCTCTAGACACGCTAAATTGAGCTGTTATAGAATGAATGTAAGATTTGTAAGGTAAATATGTAAACTGTGGCATTCCAGTAAGTTCTTCGAATTTTTCTAAATCTACTGCTCCTGATTTATTAATTTTATCTATTAACATTTTTATTAGAAAATTTAATTTTTCAGGTTCTTTTGGTACATTAATTAAATTTAATAATCCGTTTTTACTTACTCTTATCGATGTTTTATTTGTACCGTCTTTATAAAAAATTATTGCGCTATTTAAAAATTGTGTAGTTGCCGTTTTATTTGCTAATTTTTTAGGGCCTCTTTTTTTAATAACACCTGAAAATTGTATTTTAGAAAGTATCCCGGAGTATTTTTCTAAACTAAAGGTTGGATCTGATATTTTAATTTCGTCTAATATAAATAATAATTCATCGTTTAATTCATACTGAGTTATATCTCTATTTATTATTCGTTGTTTTAATCGATTGTAATCACCATCGTAAGTAGGATTTTTTACAACTAATTCATTAAAACCACCCAAAGTCAAATATAAACTCTTATCATCTGGATATGGACATTCTTCTGTATGAAACAATGGACCTTTTCTATAACAGTAGCTACAGTACATACCTTTGTTAATTGGTCCAACTGGAGGTCTATTATAATTTGAATTTATAGTACCAGCACCCATATTTTGTTTTTCGGCAAAATTTATTCTATAAAACCCACCATCTAGATCGTCTAATGGAAATTGAGTTTTAAGCAAGTTCATATTGATAATTTCTTCATAGGTTTCCAACTTATTTACAAAAAAATTTGTGCTGTTAATTTTAATATCCGAGCCCATTTTATATTATACTATTAATTAAATAAAATGATTTAAAAAAAAAATTACTAATTAATAATACAATACAATACAATACAATGAAAAGAGAAATAGAAACTTTTAATAATCTTTTCGATGAATTTTTAGAAAAAATTATTTCAAAATTCAATACTCCAAAACTAAAATCTTATAGAAGAGCCTTTTTAATGTTAAAAGAGGCGTATCCGGAAACTCCTGTAAATTTATTTATGGTTGGATGTGTTAATTATAAAAAAGAAATTCAAAATAGAAATGACTCCTTTTTTTTAAAAGATGAAAAAATTCAAGAAAATTTAAAAAATTTCGGTAATTTTACTCAGGATTGTGGGATAGATGTATACTGGAATACACTTACCCCTATTACAAAAAAGGCAATATGGGATTATATTCAATCCTTATTTGTACTTGGAGAAATAATAGTAAATGGTAATACAAGCATTTTCGATAAATATAATTCTTTGTACATGTCTGATTACAAAAAAGAGATTGAAAGTTTTCAAAATGAATTTTCAAAAAACTTTTTAAATAAATTAAATTCTTAATTATAGATTATAGTTAAATGACATCGTATTGGATAAGCGATATATGTGTACTGTTTAATTCATTTGAAATAAATCCATTCAGTGGTACGGATAGGAATTTTAAATACAATGCTCTTACTAGACTAATTATACTTACAACTATATTAGGCTGCGTTTTTTTCAAAAATGTTAACGAGATTGGAATAACAGGGGCAATTTCTTTATTAATATCGGTACTTATATATTTCGTCTCGTTTAATAGAGATATGAATTATAAAAAAATTGAACCATTGGAGTCTATTGAAAAGAATGATATCACCAATTCTTCAAATTTTGAAAAGGTTAAATTATTAGATGAGGATATTAATAAAAAAAATTTAAGCATAGTAAGATATAGACCAGGAATTAATACAGATAATATGTCTAAAGTTTTATTCGTAGACACTAAAGATAACGAAACAAATATTGAACGGGAAGACATTAATTCGGAAAAATATAACACCGCTCCTAGATCTAAAGTTGTATATGGATCTAAAGTTTATAACAATGTTACTAAAAATGATATGATGAATGAAATGAGAGTTTCAGATACAACTTTTACGATTTGATTTAATAATTTTTTTATTGTATAATATTAAATGTCATTTAATTCGTATAGATTGGATGATTATAATTCTAAATCGTATAGTAATACAGAATACATAGATTACGAGAGATACAAAAATTATAAAAAAATAAATATAGATTATACATTCGCATCAAATAACGATGTTATAACACGTGGACCTGTATTCAATTCTTCCAAAATAGTAGAAGGAAAAATAAGTACCGCTTATACAAACAGGCAAGAACCTTATACTAAAGAACCTTTTCAAAAAATTCGAGTATTAAAGGAGTATAATAGAATTAGATAATAAACTATTTAAAAAAATTTTTATATATAATAAATGGTATTTATGCGATCTAGTATAAGAAATTTGGGTTTATTTAATAACACGTTAATTGAGGTAAATTCAGATGAAATACCAGATGAATTCCGTGAAGAACGTACAAACGAAAATCAGGATGAATCACCCGAAGAACTTACGGACGAAGTTCTATATGAATTTTCGGATGAACTTCTCAATGAAATTTCTGATAATCCGGCAATATTACTTATAGTAAGCTTTAGAGGTAGAACTTTCTATTATTTTGATGAAGAAACTAGTCCAAAAAAATCGGTGATTTCAAAAAATCAGTTTGAAAGTTTTGAAAAAAACTGTAATAGCATAGCGTGTCCAATATGTATGGAAGACTCGGATGAAAATATTATTCTTCCATGTGATCATGTTTTTTGTTCTAAATGTATTGAAAAATGGTTATTAAAAAATAAAGATACGTGTCCAAATTGTAGAAAAAGTGTCGTGATCTAATTGTAATGTAATGTAAACTAAGATATTTTAATTTAATTATGCTTAAATAGTTAAATTAAAATATTTAATTATTACTAAAATACTAAATGAAAACACTAATCGTTATGTTGATATTTTGTATGGCTTTTATTGGTTTTCATATAAATGGTTACGGAATTAATTCTACAATTAATGAACCTGAAAGAAATGAACGTATAGAAAAATTTGAAAATGAAAATGAAAATGAAAATAATTTTGAAAATAATTTTGAAAATAATCTTGAAAATGGTGAACAGACATATCCTAAAATGTACAACGAAATGGGCGATCTTCTAAATCCGCGTGAAGAAATGTTTAAAAATATAAGTGTAATAGATAGTACAACTTTTAAAGGAGAAGGATTACCCTCGGCAAAACCTTTTGTTAATGCTTCTTCGAAAATAATAGATGATAATGGTCTTGGAATAGATTATGGCTCATATCAAGATAATTTTCCATACGAGTCTTCTTATCTAAAAACAATAAAATCTGAAGATAAAACAGCGGCTAGTAGAAATGTACCTATTATTAAAAATAAATATAAGTCGGGGCGTAGTAAAGTAATATTACCAGATGGAATAAAGGAGTACGTTGAAGATTTTAGTTATTTTAAAAAGGCTGTAAATATTACAAAAGACGCTATTGGCACACGAGATAAAATTCTATTAGTTCCAAATGAACGTATTATTTATCAGGCAGATAAAATTCGAAATGTTTTGCCCGATGAAATAGTTTTTAAAACCAAACCGGATACAGATGAATTTAGTAAAATTAGAAATTCTGTTTTAGTTTCTAGTGTAGATAGGGACGCTATATTTTACGAAACTGCTAAAAAAATTGATGAATCTAAAAATCTTTTTAATTTAAATTAATTTAATAATATATATTATATTATTAAATGTCCATTAATGAAATTTACAAACGTTCTGTTGAATCTAATGTCATAGATTTACAAACTAACGAAGCGAATGCTATGCAAGAACTTAAGACTAGAAATAAAGCTATAATTAGAATTGTTCCTAAAATAATAGATCCACCTCGCAAAATTAAATATTTTTATTCGGATTTAGAGTCTTATAACAGGAGACCGTCTCAAAAACCAAATTACGCATTCGAAAAAAATATGAATACAATAAAAGTAGATACTGCGCAATTACAAGACATATACATAACAAATGTACAAAAAATAGACAAAATGAGCGGTCCACGAGAATTTGAAGACGTATATGAAAAAAATATATTAAATATGCCCCCAATATTTGAAAGAGAATTTACTCCACAGATTATAAGAACATTTAACAAACTAGATAAAAATAACGAATTAAATTTTATTCAGAATAAAGTTACAAACAGGGAAATAGAACTTCCTATTACACCAGTTGCTTCTAGTAAAACTATAATTAAAAGAATGTAAATGTAAATGTAAATGTAAATGTAATAAATTTACAATAATTCTAAAATTTCCCTTTTATTCAATTTAAAAGTCTGTTCAAACACGTGTCTTAGTTTAATGAAGGATTTTTTATTGTCTATCGAGTAATTAATAGTGTCTAGAGATACCCATTTAATATCTGTCATTTCTAAAAATTTAGCGTCTGTTTTTATGTTCGATAAGAATTTTTTAGTTGTTAGAAACCTATCTCTGTAAGAAAAGCTGTATGGAATTTTTAGAAGATACATATAATAAGGATGACCACTAGGTGTTCTAGACGTTATAAACTTTATATTCCTCGATTTTAATAGTTGTTTTAAGCTTTCAAAATCGTTAACAGAACCTAAAGTTTCTTCCCATGCTTCTCGTGAAGCAGTTATTTCCGAATCAAATTTATCGTTAATTTCTCCACGGCCGCCGAAATTGGACCATTTATTTTCGTAATCCTTTCCCAATAAAAAAAAAGGGGTATTATCTAAACTCCTACTATAAAAAAGAATGCCGGACGCGTATAAAATATTATTATTAATCATTTAATATAAAAATAATAATTAGTTTTATATTACATTATTACATTATTACATTATTACATTAGTACAATACAATATTTTTATATTTATGCGTTATTAAATATAAAAATATTGTATTGTACTTATATTAAATGAGTGGTTCCGTGCCTAAAATTAAAGTAGAAACTGAACAATCTTACACACCCATTAAAGTTAAAAATTCTTTAAATGTAGAAGGTATTACACTTACCCACGACGATTCTGAAGACAGTCTAAGTACAATTGAGCAGGATGAAATTCCTGTTATTACACAGAATGAAAAATTTAACAAACCTAATAAATTTAATATATCTAACAAATCTGAAAAACAAAGCAGAACAAGCAAAACAGATAGATCTGCTAAATTCGAAGCCGAAGATTATCAGAATTTTATTAATAGCTCTAAAACACGTGGAGACAAACGTTATGAAGATGAAGACTACTCCGAAAGCGATGAAAATTCGGATACAGACGAATCGGGTAGTGATTGTTCAGACTATTCCAAAAGCGAGTCCAGTTCGACCGATAGCAAAAAACCAAATAAAAAAAATAAAATAGAAGAAAAACAGACTCTATTGCTAAAATTGTACGCATTAGAGAAAAAGGGTGTAGAATTAACTAAAAAATTTTCGATGAATTCGACTTTGTCTGAACTACGCTTTGAGTACGAACTACATAAAAATGAAATCGAAATCGAGATGAGTGTTAAATTTCAACAAAAACTTTTAGTTGCAGCTATAACTGGATTGGAATTTGTAAATAAAAAATTTGATCCCATCGGGGCAAAATTAGAAGGGTGGTCAGAATCTATAATGGATAATTTAGATGATTACGACTCTGTTTTTACTAAATTACACGAAAAATATAAACACCGCGCAGATTTACCCCCAGAGATACAATTACTAGTAACACTTGCTGGAAGTGCTTTTATGTTCCACATGACTAAAAGTTTATTCAGTTCTATGATGCCCGCAAATGAAAATCCAAAAACATCTGAAATAATTAAAAATATGGCTTATCAGAATTTAAATTCAAAGTCTGAAGATATGTCGGGTCCGTCTACTAATTATTCAAGTATTCTAAAAGATTCAGACTCGGAGTCTAGCGGATCTATAGAAACTTCTAAAGAAGTAACTATTAATCAAAAAGGAAAACGAGCAATTAATCTTTAAAAAATTTTTTTATAATAATATTATAATATTATAATATTATAATATTAAATGGTGTTATTTTATTCCGACATAAAAACTTTTTCAGATAATAATGAATCTGATGTAATCGAAAATACGAGTTTTTTACCGTCAAGTAATGTTTATGAAAGAGTTAGAAGTGAAATACCATCTAATCCTATGTACAACTATAGTAAAATTAGTAATCGTCTAGACAAATTGGAAAAATTAATGACTAAAATTTACACGTCTAATATAGATAACAAGGAATTGCGAACTTCTGCTTCGTATTTTCTTTCTGAATTTAATCTAGATGATGGTGAAAATAATTTAGAATATAATACCACAAATAAACTACTTTTTAAAATTAAAACATATCTATTTTATATTTTGATCGCCCTTGCGTTTATCTTGTATAAACTTTATAAGTTCAATTTAGTAATATAACCATTGATACAATATTACTTAATGTATAGTCTTTATTTTTATAAGAAAATTTTCTAAATTCTTCTATTGTAAGATCTCCGCCGTATTCTTTTAATTTTAAAAAGCAAGGCGCTGGAGAAAATTTAAAACTTGGACCAAAGAGTTCTCTATAAAATTTACATAATAAATAGGTTTTACTTTCTAATAATTTATCGGCAAGGCAATAAGATTTTGCGCAATTTGGTGAACAAAAATTACCAAAAAGTTTATACCTATCTAAACTCTCAGAATATTTTAATGGAATATAAAATGGTTTATTTTCAAATGAATGGTGACAGTAATAACATCTTAAATTAATGTCACGAGTTACTTCTCCTTCACCCTTATGTTTTATAGTTTTTTTAGTATCCAGTTTGTTCATAGTTTGATCTTCTTCGTCTGATATATATATATCGCAACTAGTTTTTTTTTCACTAGGTAAAAAAGAGATTGTACAATTTTGCGGTTCTTTCGCTTTTATTTTAATAGTTAAATTTCCAAAATTCAGATTGTCGAAGCCGGAAACTGTTACTGGATCCTTTTCAATATTCTCACACACACGTTTTTCTACGAAATTTAAAGGATCACATGTATTAGTAGTGTAGTTTTTAAAGTTAGTGTTGTCCCATTTTTTTTTTCTACCCCGTTTTGATTTAATTGGGATATTTTCTATTTCTTCCATTATCAAATTAATAAATTAATTTAAAGAAGCTTTATATTATTAACTAACAATGTGGCTTCTTTATTCTATTTCTGGTTTATTTGCTTCTAGTATTTTAATCGATAAGCTATATACACTGTATAATAAATTTTATCCTAGAAAATATAAAACTTTTGAAGACATTCCATCAAAAGACGATTATATTATTATATGTTATAGGATTAAACTCGAAGATAATTCTGAAATTACAAAGACGGAACTCGGTATAGAAGATATAGAGGAAATTGAAGAAAATTGTAAAATTGATTATATTATAATTGAATATATGTTTAATGGTCAGTTTATGAAATATCTTACACGCAAACAGGATATCAGGTTTCCTATTTACCCATTCAAAATTGAACCAGCGAGATTTCTCTATTATCCAGAAACGGTATTTTTGAATGATATAGATATTACAAATTATGTTACACCTTATCTAGGTCCATTGTGTAATTTCTATATAGATAGAGAGGAACCGATTGATCTGAAAGATATCCTTATTGGCCATCCAAATTTCGAAAATTTTAATTTTGATGATGGCGTTTTAATTATGATTTCAAATGATACACCACTTAACGGTAAAAAATGTATAGTTAAAAAATTGCCCACTAAGTTAATCTGGAAAAGACACGCAGCGGTCGATCCAAAAGATGATCATAAACTAAATTAAAATGTAATTAAAATCATATAAAAAAATAATCTAAATCTAAACAAATGACAGATAAATATTTGTTTAGATTTACAACCGTTCAAACAAATGCTATAAAAATCTTATTCGAAGCTCTTAAAAATATATTATGCGATGTAAATTTTACAGCTAATTCTTCTGGTATCAAATTGACAACAATAGATTCTACAAATTGTGCTATAGTAAATTTAGTTTTGTACGCAGAAAAATTTGAAGAATACATATGTGAAAACGAATTAAACATTGGACTAAATCTTGTATCTATTTTTAAGATCCTAAAAGGAAGCAAACACGCCGATACAATTTCATTTTATATAAATAAATGTGAACCTACCGTTTTAAATATTAAAACAGTGAATAGCAACAAAAAAACGAGTATTGAAAGTAAAGTAAAGATATTGGACATGGATGAAAAAATATATAGTATTCCTGATATATCGTTTAATTCTTATATCACTATGCCATCATCCGATTTTCAAAATTATGTATTAGAGTTATCTAATGTATCTGATATAATAGATTTTAAGTCTAATTCAAAAGAGCTTATACTTTCAGCAAAGGGTGATTTTGCCGAACAACAGATAAAAATTAACGAATCTAATGATTCACTTGAAGAAGGTGAAAACTACGAATGTGGAACTTTTAATGTTAAATATATTTTATTATTTTGTAAATCAACTAATTTATGTTCAACAATTGAAATATATTTAAAATCTGAATATCCTCTAACAATATTATACAATATTGCTAATTTGGGAAAAATTAAATATTGTTTAGCTCCCCGAAAAAAATAATAACGTTTAATTATTTTATAAAAAAAAATGTTTTATTATCTTAAATCATAAAATGAACAGGAATGCAATGTTGGGTCTAGCATTGGTATTATTAGTTATTGGAATACTTGTATATGTATTTGTGTTTTATGAAAAAAGAGATTACCCGAATAATACTGCAAGAGAAAATATAGATTTTGTAAGTGGTAGTTTTGATAATAACATGAGCATTACACAAAAAATTCAAGATTTTGACATTTTTAAATATAGCGGATTCGATCTTAAAAGCCCATTATCCACGTACACTAACTCTAAGTCATCCTCTAACCCATATAACAAAACAGCCGCTACAAATATAGACCCAAATTTATCTTTAAATTCTACAATTTCTCCAGGTGATTCAAATTTGTCGGACAATTTAATTTCACCAAGTGATTCAAATTTGCTAGACGATACACCAGTAGATTTTGTAGACGCTGTATTACCTATGAATAACATGGATAGTCAAGACCTAACACCTTCCTTATCCGGATTAAATGCTAATACTGAAGCAACCATAAGAGAAAGTATGGTTAAAAGTGAACTTAGAAGAATTAGAAGGTAAATATTTAATTAATCTATAATAGAATAAATATTTGTATTTGGTTGTTCATCGTTAATCGTATCGTTAACGTGTTTAATTTTAAAATTTCTAGATTTATAAAATGATTGTCTTTTTTTATTCCAGTTATTAAATATACTAATACAATCATTTAAGTCTATAACAACTGCTTCGTTTATATTTTTTTTTCTTAATATGCGTCCTATAGATTGCTCTACATTACATTTAGGTGATGCTAAAATAAGGGTATCAAGATCTGGATTGTCGTAACCCTCTGAAGCCATTTGATATGTCGCGACTATTATTCTACATTCGTTAGATTTTTTAAGTTCTTCCATTTTCATACCTCCATAATAAATACCAACTGAAAAATTAGTTAACGCGGCTTTTATATTGTCACAGTGGGCCTTCCTGTCAGTGAGAACAAGAATTTTACGATCGCATTTGTACATATCCTTTATTATTTTAATTATAATATCGGTTCGTTTTTTATTTTCCGTTATAGTGGTTAAACTTGCTGGAGAATTTATTTTTCCATTTACATTAAATTTTATAGTATTTTCTTCGTAGTCACAAAAATTATAAATGTGTATTTCAGGTTCTATTATTAACAGTTTAATATCAACCGCTATTCTTCCAAGAAACCACTCTAAAACATACTCTAATTTATCCGCGCGTTTAATAGTTGCCGTCAGGCCTAAATTATACTTGGTTCTTATTTTGAAAAATACATTTGAAAATACCTTTGAACAGTAATGATGAGTTTCGTCGTATATCGTAAATCCAAAATCTTTGAATACATCGGTGTAATCTTTCATCGATATACTTTGGATCATTCCTATACAAATATTTGGTTCTGTATTTATTTTAGTACCTTGAATTATTCCTGGTACTATGCCTGTAAATTTTATTATCTGTTCCCGCCATTGTTCTAAGAGAGATTCTTTATTTACTATAATTAAAGTTTTGACACCGAGTAAATGTGATATGTATAAACTCGCAAACGTTTTCCCCCATCCTGTATACAAACAGGCCATACACGAATCGTTTTTAAGAAGTTCTTTATGTATATCGTTTATAGCGGTTCCCTGATATTCTCTTGGATTAGCATTGATATCTATTTTAGCTAAGTTATGATTATTTTCCGATCCATTGTTATTTTCCGATTCATTATTATTTTGGTGTTTAAAATTAAAATATTTTGGAATATAAATATAATTTTCACAAATTTTATACATACAGTAATTAATAACAGTTGGTGATCCTGGTAGATAAGGTTGAACAGTTAACTTTTTTTTAAGTTCGGGTGTGGTATTATCTATAAGAACGCGTTTCATTATAATGTATAATGTATAATGAAATGTATTTTTATATTATTTGCGTTCTATTATTTTGCGATTAATTTTCAAAATAATATAGTTATTTAATAATAGATTATAATGGCGCCAGATCCCGATTTAACTAGAAAAGTTTTTAATCTTATGCATAAAAAAGGTATTACACTAAAACAAGCTTGGGCAAAAGTTAAAAGACCGAAGAAAAAAAAGGATGTGAAAGATAAAAAACCCAAAAAGGCAAAACCTAAAAAAACGAAGCCAAAAAAGAAATGTTAAAATTTAGAAATTGTGTAAAAATTAAAAAAGTGTAAAAATTAAAAAAGTGTAAAAATTAAAAAAGTGTAAATGTAAAATTACTTAAAGAAAAAATGTATATTTAATCAGGGTATTTAAATACTTATATGGAGGCGTAGCTCAGTTGGTTAGAGCGTAGGTCTTATGAGCCTATGGTCGTCGGTTCGAGTCCGACCGTCTCCATATAATTATTACTCATTACAATTACATTACAAACTTATTATTTATTACAAATTTATTGCTAAAAAATAATTTACTTAAAAAATAAATTTAATAATATATCGAAGACGATGGAGTGCGATATATGCTGCGAAACTTTCAACAATTCAACTTTTCTTAAAGTACCCTGCAAAGGTTGTACTGGCGACAGGTTTGCTTGTAGAACGTGTTGTAAAACTTACATTCTTAACTCTTTCGACGACCCACAATGCATTTTCTGTAAAACTACTTGGGATAGGGAATTTATGAATACAAATTTAACTAAAAAATTCGTTCAAAATGAGCTCAAAATACATACTGAAAATATTTTCTTGGAAAGACAGATGTCGCTGCTTCCCGCTACGCAAAAAAGAGCTTCTCAAATTAAAAAAGGCAGGGATTTAAACGATAAGCGTAACGAAATTTTTGATGAAATTAAAAAATTAAAAGAACAGGTTAGGTCCCTGACTGATATAGCAAATTCATATACATTAGAAATTGAAAGACTTTACAACGGTACTTCTACATCTGATACATCCACCAAAGAAAACTTTACATTTAAATGCCCAGGAGATTCCTGTAAAGGATTTTTGAATTCAAAATATTTTTGCGATTTATGCGATGTTCAGTATTGTAAAAGTTGTATGTGTGTAAAAAATGAAGACCACGAATGTGATGAAAGTACTAAAGAAACTGTTAGCATTATTAAAAAATCTTCGAAACCATGTCCCGGATGTGGAGAAATGATTTCAAAAATCGACGGATGCGATCAAATGTGGTGTATCAAATGCCACGTCCAATTTTCATGGAAAACTGGCTTTCAAATTACAGGATATAATCACAACCCCGAGTACTTTAGGTGGTTAAGAGAGACGCAGCAAGAGATACTTCCAAACCCGAATGCAATTGTGCAACGGGATTGCGGTGTTCATAACTTAAACGAGGTTGAACTTCTGAATTCTCTGAGAAGAATTTTTTTCAATAAAGACCGGATAGTAGATTATTTTATGTGTGTATACCGATTTTATCGCCACACTCAACTTGTTCGTGGCCCTTTTGAGAATGACGAAGAAATAGCTGAGCGCGAACTATTAGGAAATCGAGTAGGATATCTACTTGGAGATATATCTAAAGAAAGATGGAAGATTCTGACTCAACGCTTAGATAAGAAGAACAAGCTTAGAAAGAACAATAATAACATTTGGAATTTAATTGAAACCGTATTACTTAGCTTTTTGGAAAAACTCAAAATTTTACTAGAAACTTCAAATAATTTAACTGATTATAAAAATCTAACCATTGATATAAATAATTTTAGAGAATACGCAAACGAAAGTTTTATAAAGGTGTCAAACATTTTTAATTCCACTACATGTCCCGGAATAGACAAGGACTGGTATCAGATTTCAAATTATAAAGAATATCTCAAAAAAAAAGTAAATGTAAATGTAGAGGTAGAGCTATAATAAATTGGGTAACATTATCTATTCACACATTCATACACATAATAGCCATAGCAGAATAATTATGAAGATCCATGAGCGTATCTTTCAATGTTTCATCCGTGACATTAATTTCAATACCTTTCGTGGTAATATTAGTAAATCTAGAAAGTTTATCATTTATTCTAACTAAAACGCCTACTACACCATGTGTAGCAAAAGCATCTCCATAATCGGCATTCTTTTTCTCAAAAATTTTTAGACATTCTTCTTGTATACATTTCAATTGATCAACTCGGTTCATAATACTAAATTTAGTATAATTAGCTTTATAACAATTTATAAATGTAATTGTAAATGTAATTGTAAATGTAATTATTGTTAAAAAATTTAAAGATTAAGACACCAATTATAATATACCAGTGTAAATAACGATGAATTGTACGTGCGGTATTCCAGCTTTTTATTACGAAACTATCAAATCAGATAACTTAAAATATTCTGTATATAAATGTGGAACTTTGTCTTCAGAATCAAAAAGGGGTAAATGTGTTTTAAATGTAGAAACGTTAATAAGTGAAATTAAAATTCCATATCGTGAATTAATTTGTCAGGGAATCGAAATAGGTAAAATCGTTGACACAAAAAAAGAAGTTTACAAAAACTTAGAAAATTATATATATTTATTAGAAATATCTAAAAATAATTATGGAATGAGTAAAGACAATTACATTTCTAATATTAATTTTATTCTTAAAAAATTAAATCTTCCACTTTTTTTTGAAAAAAATGAAAAACTGATGTCTCTTAAATTTAGAATATACGATATTCCTGCTATAAAAATTCCTAAAAAAACGATATACCCGATTTCTATAATAGAAATTCCTGAAAATTTGAAAATAAAAAATAAAAAACTGATTCGTAAAACTAAAATAATAACTAATAAAAATTCCAATAAAATTATCGTTTCAAGATTAGTTCTAGAATCTAAAGATATTATAGATAGTATTAAAAAATTAGAAATCAGGTCGGACGCAGATTCTGGATCTGATTCCGGAAATGAAGACGATAATTCCTTTGATATCGACGTTTCGGATTCAGAAATTGAGGACAATTTTTGCGAAGATGGCGGTGAAATGAGTGATTAAATATCTTTTATAATTTTTAATAATGATTGAATCCTTTTTAAACGACGAAAATAAAAATAAAATTAGAAACGTTGTTAACGACTTTATTTGGCCGATTAAAGTATATTCTATTATTATTGTATTTATTCTTATGTTGAATACATTTTATATTTATAAAGTATACTGTTCTAATATTTATTTAAAAACGATTTAAAAAAATAATGTAATTTAATTTAAAGTTAATAAAATGTTGAATGTTAGTGATAACGAAATTCTTCTTTTTAAACACGAGGTAGAAGAATTTAATAAAATAGAGACAGAAATTAAAAATTTGAAATTAAAAATTAAACCTCTTCAAGATAAAATTAAAGAATTAATGAACATTAAAAAAGAAAAACAAAGTGACGTTTTGGCTTTTATGGAAAAGAATGAATTAGATATATGTAACACGAATACAGGTACTATAGAACTAAAACAAGGAACTACTGTAAAAGCCATTAAAAAGGCTGACGTTTACGATAGGATTCTCAAATTTTTTTCCTATGATTTTTCTAAAACTGATGGTATGAACAATGAAGAAAAGGCAAAATTTCTACATAATTACATATATGTAGAAGACCGAGAAAAAACGGAATCTAAGTCTTTGAAGTGTAAGTAAATGAAAATTGTAAATGTATTGTAATTAATACTCAAATGGTTCTTTAGTTAAGATTTTACCGTATATACTAAGATCTACATCTGAATCTAAATCCGAGTCGGATTGTGAATTTTTATTATTTTTTTGAGTTTCTTGTAGCTTCCTCGTCAATTTTTTAAAATATTCGTCGATAGATAAATTTTTAATTATATTATCACCCCCGATTTTAATTAATGCTATGTCTCCATTAAATCTATCCTCCGTAAAATAAAAAATAGTCCTATTTAGTTCCTTATTTAAATCGCTATCATGTAAAATAATATAGTTTTCGTATTTTACATAATTGCTAAATTTTAATTCAGGATCCAAATTAAATTCATTATAATCTGTAAAATTTTTACACTTCGTAGATTTTTTTTCAATTTCTCCATTAATTTTAAATAAAAGAAAATTTTTCATTTACCTGTACGGTATACTATAATATAGTAATATTTATAATATTAATTTTTAACGAGTTAAAAATTTTAAATTTATATAAAAGCAGTAGTTATATATAAGTATAAGCGATATGGCAGATCAGGGCGATAACCGCCAATGGTCTAATAAAATCAAAGAAAAGGTTAAAAATGCCGATTTAAATGAAATTATGTCATTTTACGAAGATTTAATTATCAAATGGACAATAGATCCAAAAGATATTGTAAGCGGAGCCTGTAAAAATTTTAACATCACAGATATAAATGCAATTGATACAAGTATACTACGCGATGAATTAGATCACGCAATGCTTGAAACTACTATTATTTATGGAAAATTTAAAAGCACAGTCCCTGAGTATGAAAAATACATGTCTAACTGGGACAAAATTTATGAAGTAATTTCTTATAGTGAAAAACTTATAAGGGTTATTTATCTTCTATCTAAAACAAATACAGAATCACACAATTCTCTTTCAAATGAAGATCCAGACATGCTGTCTAAATTTAGTAGATTTACAGATGAATCTAAAAAAACTCCGTATCAGATGTTTCTTTTATATTTTTTCGAAAAAATTCAAGAAGAAGGTTTTACTAGATATGGATCTAATCTTTATAAACCTATTATCAAAAACGGAAATAATACACACGCTTGGAAAAAACACTGTTCTATAAAAGAATATATTTATAAACAGAGTGATCATAAGGTAAATTTTAATCAATGGAAAAATGCTACGGCTAATGGAATTAGTAATATAAACAACGCGGAGAGATACTTTATGGAATATGTAGGACCTGAATTACCTGAACTTTTCAAAGATAGACATCTTTTTGCATTCAAAAATGGAAATTATATTACTAAATGCAATATTTCACCTCCGGGAGAAATTCCTGTGTACAAAGATATTTTTGTACCATACGGAGTGCCACATCCATATATTACAAGCTATGTAGTAGCTTGTAAGTATCACGATTCTGTATTCAATAATTTCGATGAATATGAAGATGATTGGTTTAAAATTATAGATAGCTGTCCAACTTTTAAAGAAGTATTGAATTATCAGGAATTTCCCGTAGAAATACAAAAATGGTTGTGTATTTTTATGGGAAGAATGTGTTTTGATATTGGCGAATTAGATAATTGGCAGGTACTATTATATCTACTCGGTCAGGCAGGGGCCGGTAAAAGCACGATCTTAATGAAAATTTTACAAAAGTTTTACGAAGAGGAAGATGTTGGTATCATTTCAAACAATATTGACGCTAAATATGGAATTAAACCTCATGTTAATAAATTCATGGTTATAGCGCCAGAAATTGCTGAAAATTTCAAGATGGAGCAGACAGATTGGCAATTGCTAGTTGAAGGTGGTAGAAATACGTATTCTGAGAAATATAAAAACGATGAAACTATAGATTGGAAAGTTCCGATGACTATGGGTGGAAACAAGATCATGCGTTATAAAAATAACTCAGAGAGTGTGTCGCGAAGAACTGCTGTAATTAGTTTTTGGAAAAAGGTTAAAAATACAGACACTGAAATTGAAAAAAAACTAACAAGAGAAATTCCTTTTATTTTAAAATTGTGTATCAGAGGATATTACGACGCATTATCGACTTATGGTAAAAAAGGAATTTGGAATATTTTACCAGCATATTTTCATGAAAATAAAGAAGATATGGAACAAACTACAAATTCTCTGCAACATTTCTTAAAATCTGGAAATGTTGTTTTTGATAAAAATTTATATATTCCAATGAAAGTATTTTCTCAGGCATTTAATGAACATTGCCGAGAAAATAATTTGCCGAGAGAACAATTCACAAAAGATTATTATATGTCTACATTTACTAATAACGACATAAAAGTCGTTTCACAGGGTACTAGAGAATACCCACAAAAATCTGGTACAATTCTCAAGAGAACCACTTTTATAGTCGGTATCGATATATCTAGCGACGAAAATTTATTAGATGATCCAGAATAATATTCGTTTTAAATACACGTTTTTAAATGTTTTAAATAATTAAAATGGATTTTGAATTAGGTAATCAGTATTTAATATATATTGCGATTTTGCTCTGTTTAAATATTATTTTATTTTACCTATTTTATAAACTATATTCAAAAACTAATGATAATTCGGATAAATTAGAAAAATTAGATAAACTTTTAGCCGAAATCTTTATAAATAAAGAGAAGCAATCCACAAAGACTAAGCGGGCAAAAATCGCAGCTGAAGAAAAAAAAGAAGTACCTGATACAGTTACTGAAAATGATATCGATATAGTAAATGATAATGTAAATGAAAATGTTGATGATTAAGATATTAAAAATGAATCGTTATCATTTATAATTTTTAAAAAATTCTTGTATATATTACAATATTCGAGAATATCATTTCCCCCTGTAATCATTACGCTTCCAGATCTGAATATTAAACAGGTGGTAGCCCCAATTCCGTTCGAATTATAAATCTTTAAATTTATAGCAGGGTATTTATTTGGATTAAAAGAATATCTCTTTATATAAGATAAACTCTTTTCATCAAAAAATTTACACAAACTCGACTGTTTTATATTTTTATCTATTCTAAAATCGGAATTAATCATACATATTTTAACGTTAGAAATATATGCTTCGCCTTCAAATGCTTGTAGGGTGGATAACCGTTTATATATTTTTCTAAAGCCATAAGCCATCGAACATACGTTTAAAACACCTGCCATCTGCATTTTACCATTTGCGAATATTTTTACAGATATTTTGGTCTTACTCTGATATTTCACACCTACATAACAATGTATACAGTTGTAAAATTTTTTTTTAGTTAAATTACAACCGTAAAAATCTGTATATTTTTTAACGTCTATTCTACTGTTGAAATTACATACAGCTGTAATTGTAGATATCGACCAAGGTTTTACTAATGAGAATTTCGGAGATTCAGAGGTTTCCGCGAAACTACGACACGTTTTATCGAATATTGAGAAACTTTCGTTACAAATACATTCTGTAAATTTACATTTAGGATCACAAATTTTACAATTTGCCATTATTCACACTCTTTATATCCCGGTGTCCTTTATATTGAAATTTTTAGCAATAATTTTTTTCTACAAAATTTATATATTCTAATAATGTATTGTTTTTAATAGATTCTTTACACGAGTTTAAAACTATTATAAATTCTTCTTTAGGATATCTTTTAATAAGATAATTTATATAATATATAAATCTTGGTAATACATTTTCATAAATTAAACTCAAACTTGAAGTATCTATATATTCGAGCTCTTTAATTATATCATAAAGACAGTACGCTATGATATTAAATTCAGCATTTTTAATCATACCTCTGGATATAAGGGTTTTATTTGTACATTTTCCATAGTAATAATTGATCAATGAATTTATTTCAACTATTTTTTTATCTGATATTACTTTTCTAGTACACGGATCTCTGAAATCCCCTGTCTTTTCAAAATATGAAACTATAGTTTTAAAATCGTAGTAAAAAAAATTATTATTAATTTTAAATGAAACGAATGGGTATATTAAAATTTCGCTACATATAGGACATTCTAAATTCAAAATAAGTTTATTTCTAAATTTTCTTTGTATTATTTTAATCGCGTTATAATTGTTTAACAAACTCAATAAATTTTTTTTATTGATTGTTGATATATATCTAATATTATATATTTTAGCTATTCTACGAAGTATTTTTAAAGTGAATATTTTAGAAAATTTTATTAGAAACATATAACTTTAATTTTATATAAATCAAAGTTATTAATTACTAAAATTAAACCGTTTAAAAAAAAAATATATTAATAAATTATTGAAATAAATGACATCGTTCAAAATTTCAAAAAAACCGATTCATACCGATTCTAGAACTTCTATTTTAGAAAAGCATGAAAAAAAAATAGTTGAAATTGAATCTAAAAAGGAAAAAATAAAAACCTACAAAGAAGAAATTGATGCCCTAAAACTATGTGTTACACCTTTAAATTTAGAAAAAATAAAACTTTTGGATGAAAAGATTAAAAAAATAGAGTCAAACGACGAACTAGCTGAATATTTATTTAAAGCACTAGATTTTATTAAAGATTTAGATAGTTCTGAACAGCAATTAACAGAAAATGAATGTTCAGGAGATATTTCTAAATATATACAATTAAACTCTAAAAACAATAAAGAATTATTATACAAAAATTATATACTCAAGTGTTTTCCAGAAGAAAGTTCTGGATATGTTAATGGGACGTATTATAATTATAGATGTATAGAATGCGGAGATAAATTAATAAATGATCAATCTGTCGGGGTAAATGTTTGTTATACATGTGGGTCTATAGAGAATTTTAACATATCGGATAGTCGAGAATGGAATCATTCTGAAACACATGAGTATAATAAACCGTATTGTTACAAACGAACTAATCATTTTAAAGAATGGATATCTCAAACTCAAGGACGCGAAGGTGTAAGTATTCCAGAAGAAATAATAAATAGTGTTATTTTAGAAATTAAAAAAGAAAGAATTACAGACAAAAATAAAATAACATACGATAAAGTCAAGGAATTTTTAAAAAAACTAAAGTTCAATAAATATTACGAACATATTCCAAATATAATTACACGAATAACTGGAGAAAAAAGAATTATTATAAATCAAGACTTAGAAACTAAACTTTTGAAAATGTTTAACGAAATTCAAGACCCGTTTAAGAAGCACTGCCCAGCGACTAGAAAAAATTTTTTGAGTTATTCGTATACACTTTATAAATTTTTTCAACTTTTAGAAAAGAACGAATATCTCAAATATTTTCCTCTTTTGAAGAGTCGCGACAAGATGTACGACCAAGATGAAATATGGAAAAATATATGTAAAGAATTAAATTGGAAATTTATTAGTTCTATATAATTAAATAAGTCATTTGTGATACAAAAATTACAAAAAATATAAAACCAGATACAGACAAAATTGATAAAAGGAGATAATATAAATATTTAGTAATTTCAGATATCATTTGAGATAACTAAATATTTATTTTACACATTTATTTACATTTACATTTACACATTTATTTACATTTACATTTACACATTTATTTACATTTACACATTTATTTACATTTACACATTTATTTACATTTACACATTTATTTACATTTACATTTATTTAATACATGGCTAATGTAGCAGCGCCGCCTTTATAAAGAACCGTAGTTTCACCTACACAAGTTACGGTAATACCAAAAGTAGTAAGCGATTGGGTTCTCCCAGTTGGCAATGTAGGCCTTGCACTAAATTTAAGTATTAATCTAATGCTATCAAATCTATTTAATGGTACAGAAGAACCAGAGAATGCAGTAGAGGCTAACGGAAAAACCAAGGGAGCTCTTTCGAAACGGCCCAAATTTTCCATGTATTTACCTCTCTGAACATGAGGATTTACTAGAGTTCTTCCCGAATAAAGATGTAGACTTTCTGCCATATCATTCCTTAGCAAAAGCGCAGGAATACTTCCGGAAAACGACGAAGAATTTAATTTAAGTTCTGCTGAGATAATATTCGCACCTACAAAATCTCCGCTAATTATTAGATGCGATGCATATAGTGAAAACGAGTCTAGGTCTATAGTTTTTTCATCACTTGTCGGTAATTCTGCCTTTATAGACTGGCTCATTTTAATTCTATATGGTAGACCATTAGGTACGGATCTAATTTGGTCTCTTTCTTCTTTACATAGCATAATCTGCTTTCCAAATAATCTTGCGCGTCCAATCGTTAATGCCGCTACATGTACTAGCGCAGCGACGGTGGCCTCTGCCGCATCGTTTTGGTGTCCTATAACTAGGCGTTTAAATGGGTAATAGTCGTAGGCATCGGCGTCTGCGGCAACGTTGACATCCGTAGGTATAGGCAAATCGAAAATGACACCACTAGCGTCTAGTACAGCAGTTGAAAGGGTAGTAGTATTAGTAGTGGGTATTGGATATATGTCTTTATTCTGCGCCGCTGTCACCGCCGTAACTTTGAATTTTCCAGTAGCCGAACCCGATGTAAACGTTACCTTGATTTTAACAGACTGTTGCGGAGCAGCGGCCATCATGTAGCCATTTTCAGTAATATTGTAAAATTTTCTAAGTGGAGCAGATAAATCAGCTGACATCGCAGGTAGCCACAATACACATTTTACTTCCTCGGCTGGAGAAGTACCTGTGCTGCCAGTTTTTTTGGTTTGTGTGAGTGAACTAGCATCCGCGGGGAAGACCTTGTTATCTTGGTCTCCTACAATCCATCTTTCACATGCAATTTGTTTACTTAATATGTCCGAACAACTTTCGGCTTTGGTTGTTTGAGTTATAACTTTAATATCATTCCCGGTTAGTGTGTGCCAAATTTGAGTACCTATCATAAATTCAACGCGATCAATTAATTTGTATTGAAAATTATGATCTAATTCAAAATCCATAAGGACTCGTTGTTCTGCTGATGCGGTACCAGAAGTTAAAGTAACGTTAAGAGTCAAATCTAAGAATAAATCTCCTAATACGTCTACGTCGTTATTAACTGTATAAATTCTAGAAGAACCGAACGCATTGCTCGTTCCAGAAGAACCTGAACTTACAATTTCTGTAATGCTGGATCCATGTAAAAGCTGTCTTGTAGTATCGTGCTTTGTCCAAAAAACAGACATAATATCTCCTGTATCGTTGATCTTATTAGTTACAGCAAGGCCCTGAGTTCCGGCACCGTTATAAGCAGCGTGGGCAGCGACGGCACCAGACATATTATATTATTTAATAATATAAAAGAAAATAATTTTAAATTAAATACGTATTAATTAATTTAAAATTATTTATTAATTTATTAATTTATTTATTACAATTAATTTATTTATTACAATTAATACATAGAAATAGATGCTGCACCATTTGCGTATAATGCGGTTGTACACCCAACCGCCGTAACGCTAGTTTTTCTAGTTACACCGGGTACATTGCCATTGACTTTTATGATTAATCTTATATTATCAAATCGGTTTAATGGTACCGATGAACCACTGTATGCAGTAGATGCTAGTGGAAAAATAAAATAGTTCTTAGCATCGCTTCCGATGCTGTTTTCTGAATAATTCGAAAAAAGTCCCATAGAAGGGCCTGTAACTCTCAATAATGAAAACGGAATTTCTCCAGAGTATGAAGACGAGTTTAATAGTAATTCAACCGTATCTAATCTATAAAAAGGGTGTTCAGTTACTATTACTAAATGGGAGGCATATATAGAAAAATGATCTAATGTAATAGTTATAGTTCTATCTGTAGCTAACGATTCGATAACAGCATTTTGAGTTACTTTAATTCTTTTAGCAATACGTGTAGATGATAATTGTTGACGTTCTGATTCACACATTACTATATTTTTAGAAAAAAGCCTAACCTTAAACGAATTACAGCTAGCATCTACATCAGTTGACGCATTTGTTGAAACGTTAATTCTTACCTGTTGGTTGGGTGCAGCTGCCATCAAGTATCCATCTTCCGTCTGTTCGGAAAAAAGTTCAAGATCAGACGCAATAGTTTTTGTGAGCATTTTAAGTGGAATATTTGCTACATAAGTTTCCGCCTCATCCTTAACTGCGTCTACCTCTGGAGTAAAACGTGCATTATCTGAGTCAGCGCCAGAATAATGTCCTCTAAGTTGAAAATGTACATTAGAATAATTACCTTCTGGCACCTCAGAATGGTATAAAGCCAAAATATCATCATTTTCCAAAGTCTGCCAAATTTGGGTACCCACAATAAATTCTATTCTAGAAATACCATTTAATAAATCATTACCACCAGCTTTGAAAGGCTGAGTATCGGCAGTGAGGGTGGTTGTCCTAGTTATAACAGCTGATACTTCTAGAATTAAGTCCCCTATACAATCTACGTCGTTATTAATATCGAAACTAATTATATTTCTAGACCCACCTCCGGATGTTCCCTGAGAAGGTACTTCCACAAAATTAGAGCCGTGAAGAAGCTGTCTTGTTGTATCATTTTTATTCCAAAAAACAGACATTACGTCTCCGGTGTCGTTAATTTTATTAGTTACAGCAAGACCCTGAGTTCCGGTACCGTTATAAGCAGCGTGGGCAGCGACGGCACCAGACATATTATATTATTTAATAATATAAAAGAAAATAATTTTAAATTAAATACGTATTAATTAATTTAAAATTATTTATTAATTTATTAATTTA